ATGCACCAACTTCTGTGCCTACTCATGCACATATTCCTGTGCCGACTCATGCACCAACTCCCGTGCCGACTCATGCACCTGTTCCCGTGCCGACTCATGCACCTATTCCCGTGCCAACTCGTGCACCTATTCCCGTGCCGACTCATGCACATATTCCTGTGCCGACTCATGCACCTATTCCAGTATCGACTCATGCACCAACTTCTGTGCCTACTCATGCACATATTCCTGTGCCGACTCATGCACCAACTCCCGTGCCGACTCATGCACCTATTCCTGTATCGACAACAATACACTCGACACCTTCATCATCTCATACCACAAATTACAACATCGTTATTTCACCCCATATCAAAATAATTATACAAAATATTAAATACTCTCAAAAACATTCATACACCCATATCAATAACTTATTAAGGAAATTAAAAATGTATCATGATGACTTCGCAATATACAGACAGTTATTACATACACGTTACCACCTTCACAAACATTATAATACAATATTACGCGATCTTCACCGCCTACTCGATGACGACAACGACCACGACAACGACAACGACAACGATCCCATTACTCCCCACACAAATCATAAGTATGTTAAAAAAACACCACACTTTATTCACTCCATGCACTTACTTGATAAGTCTATCAAACGTATCGAACATAGCTTACAATTTATTAAGGGAAATCATAAATTTATACTTCTTAACATTTTACATAAACTAAAATTACAATACCACACCGATACATCCCGTCTACTACATAAATGGAATAACAACTTTGTTTAGTTATTAACTATTAACTATTAACTATTAATTTATATTATAACCCTAGGTTATTATATTAATGCCGACTTATTTTTAATTTAATATATTTTATTTATATAAAATGAAAATATATTACGGAATTACCAACAACCACATCGATGTTACAGAAATTTGTTCTGAAAAACTAAAAACCAATAACATTATTTACATTCCCTCAGGTGACGTAACTAGAGCAAATTACTTTACGGACCCTTTATACGGTATTCACAAAAAAATTATTATCGATCATAATGACACTTTAACTGAATATGACGAATATTCAAACTTAAAAATAAATATGTTAACTAATAAAATAACTGCTATAAATGAAAAAGAAATAGATAATAAAACAAGAATCATACAATCTAAATTAAAAATAAATTATGGCAGTTTTAACGAAGAACTACCAGAACAAAAAATGGTAGTTAGATACTTGACGGGAAATGAAAAAGTTCTAGAAATTGGCGGCAATATAGGAAGAAACTCATTAATTATTGCTTCTATTTTAAAAAAAAATAATAATAATAACTTTGTTTCCTTAGAATGCGACCCAAATATAGCAAAACAACTAACAGAAAATAGAGATCTGAATAAATTTAATTTCCATATTGAACCTTCCGCACTATCATCAAGAACACTCATTCAAAAAGGATGGGATACTATGCCAAGCGATACTCTACTAGACGAATATACATGGGTTAACACCATTACACTAGAAAATTTAAAAAATAAATACAGTATCGAATTTGATACATTGGTATTAGACTGCGAAGGCGCCTTTTACTATATTTTATTGGATATGCCCGACATACTAAGTAACATAAATTTAATAATAATGGAAAATGACTATCATGATATATCCAAAAAAAATGAGATCGATGATATTTTAGTAAAAAATAACTTTACTAGGGATTATGTAGAAGGCGGTGGTTGGGGACCATGCGTTAATAACTTTTTTGAAGTATGGATAAAATAATTTTATAAAAAATATATCAGTTACTATATAGTAAATTTTTTGATATAATAAAAAATAAATAATGAGCAAGGCTTTAGGTGAAAAGGAACCATTACAAGAATCAGAACCATTAGTTATTTGTGATAAAAATCATCATCCAAGCGGACATTATGGATGTTTTCGTTGTATTGATGAAGAATTATTAGGTATGGTTGATAAAAATAAAGTTAAAGTTTTTTCTGTACCTGTTTTTCGTCCAACCCCAACCATGAAGTTGAGTGAAAGTGATCTTACTAGTTCCGAAGGTGACGAAGCAAACAGGCTGGATTCTAAAGAGTTTTTTAATTTTTTACATGATAATAATGTATGTTTTAAAATATTCTTTACTAAAAGTGCGTTTATTAAGGAATATGGCGTTGTTAAAATACTTGAAACTATACCTAGTGTAGTTAAAGAAGATGGAAGTAAACAAGCTGTTGCAGGGAAACAATCTGTTGTAGGGGAACAACCAAATTTTTTACAAAAATTTACAACTTATTATGAATATGAATATGAAACTACTGATGGTAGTCGGCAAAGTAGTTGCGCTTTTATGTTAGAGTTTACAGATAATGTTCAAATACTTCGAGGAGGAGTTAATCCACCAATATTTACTAAACGAATTTATATTATATTAAATAAATTCTGTAATAATAAAATAACTGAAGGTCAAATAATTAGTGAAAAATTTCATCATGATATAACCCATGCATTAAACGTTCTTAATTCACATTTATATGAACATAGTGATATAGATTTAGGTAATTTAGTTGACTGTGGAGAATCTTCAATACCTCAGTATATGGCAATTGACTTTGGTCGTATGAAAAAAACATCTAGAATTTCTACATATGATATACATAGAATTGATTCGATAATAGAAAAAGCACAAACGCCCTTGTTAACACTTGAAGACAAAGGAGGTGGGCAAACACGATATAAATTAAAAAGAAGTAGAAGTAGATGTAGGAAAATCAGAACAAAATCCAAATCAAAATCAAATAATAAGCACAGAACCAGAACCAAATCCAAATCAAAAAACAAACGCGAAACCATAAGAAAATAAAAACTATCATTGGTTTGATTGTCGATCACGTCAATCCATTTTAGTAAAAAATAACTTTACTAGGGACTATGTAGAAGGCGGTGGGTGGGGACCATGCGTTAATAACTTTTTTGAAGTATGGATAAAATAATTTTTTAATTCAAATATATTATCACTCTAATAATATAATATAAATATAAAATACATTATATACATTATATAACTTTCTATGCCAACTATTACTTCTAACTATAAAAAAACAACTCCTCTTGAAGAACGTCTACAAAAGTCAAATAAGATGACATCACTTTACCCTGACCGCGTTCCCATTATCGTTGAAATGTCATCTTCTTCTTCAAGCTATAACACTTATATCGCATCTTCACATAAAGTCAAATATCTCGTTCCTTATAATATCACCATGGGACAATTTATTAAAATTTTACGCGATAAAATTAAAATTGATCAAGCTACTGCTCTCTTTTTCTTTATAAAAAATAAAATTTTCCCAATCACATCACTAATTGGCGAGATTTATAAAGAAAATGCCGACGAAGATGGGTTCCTATATATAGAATTTTGCGAAGAATCAACCTTCGGATAACTTGATTTATTATATTTAGCGCAATGATATAAACATATTTGTATATATAACATATACAAATACGTCTACCTTCATAATACATATACAATTTATCCACACGAATCATACATTATGCAAAAATTAAAAGATACATCGATCGACAACTTATTATCATTTTTTAAAAATAATTTTTATATTTTTAAAAATAAACTATTCCCAAATATAGCACCACAAAATACTACCCCATTAGACAGTAATACTCAATCTTATGTCCCCATGTCTAATATATCCACATGTAATATATCAAACCCTGCTTGTAATATTAACATTAAACATACAAATAATATAGAAGTCCATAATATAGAAGTTCACGAAACAAAAATAAACTCTGATACTATTACAATTACTACCACAATGACAACCGTTACAACTATACACAATAAAACATCACCATTAAAACAACCACCAGAAGTAATAGTTAAAAATACTACACATGATAATTTAGAAACTATACCATTCATTAACTATTCCAAATATAATGATCACATTATTTCTTCTCTTATTGGCACTATAATTGACACCATTCAATATGAAGACTTTATGATCAATAAACACAGCAATAATACATATTTACAAAAATGTATAGACTTTTATAATAACCAACTTGACTATCAACACTTACATAAAATATTAGACCCAGTCGTCTATACAGAATTTGAAGAGATTGTTACCAATATTTTAAACCCCAATCCCGAATATTTGTATAACCTTTATCAACTAAAAACATATACTGATGATTTAGTAAACATGTATACACGATATGGCGTTTTTCAAACAAACAACTTTATTATTAAAATTGATGATGCGTCTGATATTTTTACATCAGAATTAGAGTTGATGCATAAGTTGGGTTCAGGTATTATATTACCACACAATATCGTTTTACCCTACTATGTATTTATTGTTAAAAAAAATAAAAATAAAAATAAAAATAAACAACATAATATGCACTTTAGCATTCAACCTCGTATTAAAAATGTATTGCCACTACATAAATGGTTACGATTATCTACAAGTCGTCATCATAATATCGAATATTATATTAAAATATGTATCACTATTTCAAAATCTATACTTTTTATGCATTCGCATGAATTAGTTCATGGAGACATAAAACCCGATAATATTTTAATTGAAACATATACAAATACACCATACATTATCGACTTCGGACTCTCTGGAATACACGAATTCTCACAGGGAACAGGTGGAACGCGACCATTCTGCTGCCCAGAAACAACAAATATTTCTACTACTCACGACGATGTATACACTTGGTCAAAAAATAGTAAACAATACGATTTATGGTCTATTGCATTCATATTTGCTTCCATTATTATTTTTAAAAACTCATATAACTACTACTCCGACTATCCACATAGTTATTTTAATAAAGATAAATATATTAACCCAACATACTTACTTCGCATCCCTATACATTTTAAAGAACCGTTTATGCTAGTCCTATGCAAAAAATCAGATATTAACCTCTCAAACTTTATTCGCTTACTAGAAGAAAGTCTCGTTGCTTCAGAAACATTCACGTCTTCCGTATAATTTATACCTCCGCATTATCATTCTGTTTATTAGATACATCCACTATCTCATTCACTACCTCCTTAGCTACATTATTCGCTACATTATTCGCTACATTATTCGATCCATTATCCACTATACCAACGACAACCTCCATCATGTCATGCTTAGTATCACTAGCCATACCATTCGCTTCTGTAACACCATTTAAGTCCATCCTCTTCGCAATTACACGCTTTGTATTTTGTCTTTGTAATGTCCTCATAATTAAATGATTACTTATTGATAATGCACTCATATACGTGTTATACTTGAATACACATAACGATGTATTAGATTTTACAAACTTTATACTATACCACCAATATGCAGGTATCTGTATCATTTGTCCAGGTATTAAAGTAACATCAATGCTTCTTAGTTTATCAAAATCTGCACGATAATTTGCCTGAACGTTCCACGGGTTCACGGGCGATATAAATTCGAAATTTTCATAATCATTCATCGAATATAAATACTTTGTAGCCTTGGGAGCAAACAATCTTATTATCACCTTTCCATGTGTTACAACTATATAGTTCCGATAATTTATCTCGTATCTTAGCGGTGATTCGGCATTTAATGATGCGAAAATTATATCATAAGAACATGATGAAACCATAGATGGTCTCAAAAACATGTCGTTGTTTTGATAATAAGCAATAAGCCCAGATTCCTCTAAAAAATCAGAGTTACGCTCGCTAATATATTTTGCATCCTTGTCTTTTTTAAATAACTCAACTGACTCACTTATCGCTAAAGGAACATATAACTCCGTTTCATCGTCATACTCTTTAGTATTTCTTATTTTTATATCAAATGCACCATAATTTGCTTTAACATTGTTGAAGTTACAATTACTAACCAACTTTTCATTCGTAAAATCTGTCACTACAGGTTGCCGTAAATCACATATCTCCTCTAACTTGTCTTTCGAAGGTTGCAATATTTCATATATTTCTAAATCATCCACCCTCTTCAAATGAAAACATACATGTAAATAAATAAATAATACAAAACAAAATACTATAATTGCTATAACTTCTTTCATTGAAATATATTTATTTTTACTATTTTATTTTTATACTAATATTTATCAATTTATACTCATTGACTTAACATGTATAAAATTTAAATAATATAAAAGTTGTTTTATATTATTTTTAGTTCTTTTTGAATTTACTATATTCTCTCGCATCTCATACGTCTCTTGTATATATAACTCCTTATATCTTACTCTCCATCCACCACTTCGTCACCCAGTTCTTCTTCATCCTCTCCCTCCTCTCCCTCCTCTCCCTCCTCCTCTTCGTCACCAAAACCCCCCACTGCTTCATCTATATTATCAAGTGATATACTACAAACACCGTTCACGTTACCGTTGTCATTTTCATTATTTACAAGATCTGTATTATTTTTTTGATTACTATTTTCATTTGAAACATACACACTTGACTCTATATCATTTGATATACTGTCGTATCCCTCATAACCTTCATAATTTTCAGAGTTACCATTATCTCTGTTATGCGACGGCAACCCATTCGAAATAAGCTTCATAACAAGTCCCGACAATTCATTCAAAGTAACCTGCTGTGAATTAAGTAAACTACGAAGAGACTCATTCTCCTTTTGAAGTGGCTCAATCTGGTTAATAATATCAGATAAATTCGTATTTGTTAATATATTATCTAATATTTTTGTTATAAAATCAGTATTGTTTACTAATTTATCATATGAAGACACCGAAACGTCTACCCCATTATCCGTTGTATTACTAGTGTTAATTACCGAAACACTACCACCTTTATCTAACCTATTTGCCAACATTTGTAACTTATTCGAATGCTCGTTCAAAATAGCATCCATATTCAATAACTCGTCATGGTGTAGCTTAAATAATACATTCGGTGGAAGAGCTGCACCCGAAGGTAAACATGGTAACCCAGCGGAACTAATAGGCAAATCTCTTATATGAATACCATTAACCTCCGCCATCGCCCTATTATGTATAACTGGGTTTACAGTATATGGCCCCACCACATTTATCGTATTGTTATTTCCACCACCACCACCTGCTGGGGTTGGAATTCTTGTTTGTAATGGAGCTGGTGGCATAGATCCGACAGGAGGCTGTGGTTGCGACGGGGTTGCCGCTTTTTGAGCATTCGCAGCAGCTGCACGTTGCTGTAGTTGTTGAAACAACTGTTGTTGAACTTGGGGCGGGAGTTGGCGAAAATTTGGAGGAAGTCCAGGGGGAAGATTCACAGCGCCGCCGCCACCACCACTACCACCCATCGGAGGAGGCATACCTCCACGTCTCTTCTTTGCTGCAGATATAGAAGCACTATTACTCATTTCAGTAATTGTATATATTTCTTATTAATAGTATTTTAAACCTTTTTATACGCAATCATTTATTATTTATTTATCATTTATTTATCATTATTATAACTTTATTTATATTCCCTAAACTTTACATACCATATATTAGGCAATCATTTTCATAGATATAGATTCATGGCTTTTATAACCATTTAGTTTAATATCTTCAATCTTGTAATTATCGATTTTCTCTCGGTTCTCTTGCGTCTCACATATTTCAATCTTAGCAAACTCATACGGCCTCCGCACCATTTGTTCCGTCAACGCGTCTATATGTTCTTCATATATATGCGCATTCCCTAAATGATACACAAACTCGTATGCGATCAGTCCCGTATGTTTAGCGATTATATGCGTGAGCGCCGAATAACTCGCTATATTAAATGGCACACCTAGTCCGACATCTCCGCTTCTCTGATACAATGCGCACGATAACTTATTTCCATCTGTCACGTTAAATTGCATCAATACATGACAGGGTGGAAGCGCCATCTCGTCTAGTTGACACGGATTCCATGCACTTAATAAAAGCCGTCTACTTGTTCTAGCAATAGGATCGGGATTCTTTAATACATCTATTATTTGTTGTAATTGGTCGACACCCTTCCCACTATAATCATTATTGCACCCAATATATGGCGCATTAAAATGCCTCCATTGATGCCCATATACAGGTCCCAAATCGCCCTCCTTGTTATTATATAATCCCCTACTATCTAAAAAATCGCGCGATCCATTACCATCCCAAATATGAACTCCTTGTTCTTGAAGATTCGCATTACTTGTATCTCCTTTGATAAACCACAACAACTCTTTAAAACACGTCTTCCATGCAGTTCGTTTTGTTGTTAAAATAGGAATTTTACCATCACATAGCGAGAATACCATAGAAGCCCCGAAAATAGATTTAGTAATTCCATTGCGACCCATTTCCGTAGCGCCATTCTCTATAATATCATGAATAAGATTTAGATACTGATTTTCTTCGTGTTCATCTTGTTCTTGGGGAGACAAATAATGACATTTCATATTAACTTTAGCAAGTCTTTTTAACATTTTTGATATATGTTATAATACTTAGTATAATTCATACTATATTTTTAAATATATTTAGTATCTTATTTAATGATTATTTATTATTGATTGTAATTATTTTTAATTGTTATGTAATTATTTATATTATATTATTTCATATTTTCTTTTATTTAATTTCTTAATATAATTCATATATAAAATGGATGATGACAGTATAAAACCTATTACTAATCAGGGATTTTTTACATATGTTTTCAGATTGTCTAAATTTAAGCAAGAAGATCTTTTGAATATTATTCAATATACCATTATATCTATTGCACCTGTTATGTTATTTATTTATTTTACCAAGAAGTATTTTCCTTCAGTTCATGAAGCAGATTCATCTATATATATATTTATTGTTACTTTTATCGAACTTATTTTTATGATTGTAGGCATATTTTTCATTGACAGAATCGTTAACTTTATTCCGACATATAGTGGAAAATATTATGAAACCATCAACTTAACAACTATCATTCTTATCTTTATTTTATTCATGCTTTTAACTCATGGAGGATTTAGACAAAGAACCGCTATTCTTCTACACAGATTTGACGAATGGTTTACAATTGACGATATAATCGCCAGAAAGTTGGGTGCTGTTCCGAAAGCATTCGACTTAACAATGGATGATATAGTTATAACACCCAAAAATGGTAAAGGAAATAATAAAAAAAAACCAGCGAATGGTGCAGCCAATGCTAACGGTCAGGCTGGTGGGCAACAAATGTCACAGCAATATGCCACACCAGCACCACTTCCAACCCAAGGACCTATGATGCCCAATCCTATGTCCAATTATGGGGGATCCGTCCCCGCGCAACAGGCTCCCAACTTTAACTCCATGTATTCAGGCCCTACTACCCCGATGGTGGGCGCCGCTACACCAGGTATGGATGATTCATATATTGAACCTATGGCAGCAAATAGTGCAGTGGGTGGTGCATGGTCTAATTGGTAATATGTGACACCTTGTCAGAGATAATAAATGACGCGTCCTAAATAAAATATATATTGTTGTTTTTAAGTAGTTTTCCAATAATAACTACACAACCCACACAAACAACAATATATCACCTACAACAAAACATCTCTCTCAAAAAAAATATCACACCATTCTCCTCCATCTCCTTCTTATCATTTAACATCTTGTGGTGCATTATTACTTCGTTATAAGCCATATATCCATCATATGTTCTTATCGTCGTATACGGCAACCGCGGACTATATACCGTATCATAATATAAATCACCACTATCTGTTCGCTTCATTACATTCGACGACTCCTGCATACGCTGATACACTACCTCGTCTACTGGTGTCTTACTAATATCCTCGAATATATTATAATACGTGAAACTCTCGAATACCATTTGGAATAAAAATGGGCGTTTATATAATTGTCTTTTACACTTTGTATATATTATTAATTTTACTTTTATATATTTTTATATATAACTACTCTGATACTTAACTTTTCTTATCTATCTGTATTTCCTTTCCAAGATTTTTTATTATTTTTCTTTCATAGTTGTTATAGTTCTCAATCGGTTCACATATTGATCGCACCATTGTCAAATATTCGATTTGTTTTCTTTCTGTCTCGGTCCAGTCTGGATTATCAACTGCCCATTGCTGTAACGCAGTTCTCTCCTTATCTGCTATTTTTACAATCGTGTTTTTCATCATATCGTGATTATCGTCCTTCTGCCACTTGTCTTCATTCTTTATATACATGATGTCACGTTTTATATCCGTGCAATGAATCGGTCGCTTATGAATATCCAATTCTTTTAACCCCTTTATCATAACATCCGTAATACCACGCGATATACCATTGGTTTTTGAAAATAATAAATCATCTAATGTTATTTTTAAAGAATCTATAAAATCTGATATGTTTAAAGCATCTTTGCACTGCTCATTCAAAAATACATTCAAATTGAAGTTATTAGTTGTATTATTATTGGTAGTGTTACCTATCTTCGGTATTATACTATTTATCGTATTCATCAGTTCACCATTCTGCTTTATTAAATCCTTAACTAAATCCTTCAACTCTTTGTCATTTGCTGAGTCCACTTTTTCTTTAATTTTAGTTTCTATAACAACATCATCGATGCTGTCCTTTTTATCATAATCTATACATGTCTTGCGATGCACAAAAAGTCCCTGTCTGTATTTAAAATTCTTACCACAAAAGCAGACATTTTTTTCTGAGTTTTTTTGCGACTTTTTGTCATCATTGTTGTGTTTGCGTGTCAATAGATGTTTTTTGTAATCACTTTTCTTGCTACATATAAAGTCACACTTTTCGCAGGTGAATTTTTCGGGGGTTTTTTGTGTCATCATTGTCATCATATATAATGATGACATAAAAAACTCCTAAACCATTTTCATATATATTTTATAAAATGTAAAAAAGTTATGGTAACAAAATTTTCAACTTGAAAAATAAATTTAGAGCATTATGATCTGAGTGACGTTTTCATCGTTTTTTTCAAATCTATACCTGGGTTTTAAAAAAAGGACATTTATAAATGTCCATTTTTCAAAAACGACCCCGAGAGTTGAAATTTTTATACATCGATGTATATATCTTTTATCAATTCTTAATTATCATATTTTCTCATCCTTCTCATCCTTCTCATGTATATTAATCCTTCTTATCTACGATTACCTCCCTACTTACCGCCCTGATTATCTTCCTACCATTCTTTAACTCATCCTCTATCGGTTCAGATATACTTCGCAACATTGTTAAATACTCTATCTGCTTACGCTCCGTCTCTATCCAATCAGGATTGTTATCTGTCCATATCTGTAACGCTGTTCGCTCCTTGTCCGCTATCTTCTCTATTGTATTTCTCATTATCTCATGCGTATCATCCTTCTCCCACTTTTCATGATCCTTTATATACATCGTCTCTCTCTTCCTATCCGTGCAATGTATTGGCCTCTTATATATATCCAACTCCTTCAACCCTCTTATCATAACATTGCTTATCCCCTCCACTAACCCATTCTTCTTCGAATATAATAAATCTTCAAAAGTTATCTTCAATGAATCCACAAACTCAGATATGTTCAACGCATCTTTGCACTGCTCGTTCAAAAATACATTCAAATTAAAATTGTTAGTAGTATTATTATTCGTAGTATTATTACTATTATTACTATTATTATTTATTATAGTATTGTTACCAATCTTTGGTAATACCTCTTTCAAGATTTGACGAATCTCCTCATTGTCTTTTAATAGCTTTAATATAAGACCGTCTTTGTCCATACTATTTATATCTTTTAACTCTGGTGATATTATTTCGTTAGTTTTATCATCCGAAAATTGACACCTTTGTTTATGTTTCCAAAGTCCCATACGAGTTGAGTATATTTTTGAACATTTACATACATGATCTTTTACAGGGGCGGCATTTTTTTGTAAACTTTTGTAAACTTCAGTAAACTTCATATGTTTTGGGGTTAAAAGATGGACTTTATAGTTAGACTCCTTATAGCATTTAAAATTACAAGATTCACAATAAAAAACTATGACATTTTTATTACGAGACGCTTCTAGGGTTGCTTTTTCCCCCGAAACCATTGCCTTATGCTTTTTGGTATCATTGTGTTTTTCCAATAATCCATGACTATTAAAATGTACTTTACACTGTTCGCAATAATATATTTTTTTTTCTTTACACTCCTTAATGTTTATGGTAACGTTATTTGGTTTTGGTGACGGTAATGGTTCAATACTGTTAAGCGTAGCTTTAAATAAAATAAAATAGTCTTGCTCTTTCTGTCTTGCTTCATACTGATCTTTACAATTAAAAAAATTAACTATTTCCATATTCCAATTATCCCACCCATTATGGTTTCTTATTACCTCATATAATTTTAATTTATATCCAGGAGACCTAGTATTTATACAGCCCTGTTTATGAGCATATTTTCTTTGAACAAAATTTGTTGTATGCCCTACATATACCTCATTAATAGCAGGGTCTTTACAAGTTATTTTATAAATAATGGTGTTTGAATAGTCGATATCTGTTTTGGGCATAATCTTATAATAATCTTATAATAATCTTATAAAAATCTTATTCTATAATATGTATACAAAAAAATTCCTAAATCCTTTTCATATAATATTTAAAAAATGTAAAAAAGTTATGGTAACAAAAAAATCAACTTGAAAAACGAATTTAGAGCATTATGCTCTGAGTGACGTTTTCATCGTTTTTTTTCAAATCTATACCTGGGTTTTTAAAAAAGGACATTTATAAATGTCCATTTTTGAAAAACGGCCCCAAGAGTTGAAATTTTTATACATCATCACTTATTTCGGCATCCGCCTTCCTAATCTTGCGATCTTACCTTTATGATCTTATTTACTTTTTTATTTTATTAGATTTTTAGAGCATTATGCAGTGAATATAAAGATCGCATACTTTTCGCAAAAGATGGGGCATAACTTGGCAAACGTCTTTTTATAAAACAAGTATGGTCGTTTTCGGGGGATGTTTAGAATATTCTCCGCAATGGAAATTCAATTTATGTCCCAAAAGTGGGGGGTTCTGTTTTGACCACTTTTTATCATTTTTATACTCACTTTTTTGGGGATCTTTTGTATTTTCGTTTTATAGAGTTTTATAAAGTTTAAAGATTATAATAGTTTAAATATTATTTAATATTCTATAATACATATATACGTATTGTAGAAAATACCATACCCACGATGAGCATAAATGTTGAAGTTTTACTTAATGCACTTGATAACGAAAACAATACAGGCGTTGCAGGATTAACCACCTCAAAAATTAAAAAAGAAAAAAATGATATTCTTCAAAAATTACAACTCTCTGGACAAGAATTGAAACTTTTTCATTCACGTCTCAAAGAATACAGATACATTAATGAACTGAAAGATCTACAAATAGGTCGATATATACGATGGATACCTTTAAATATAGAAACCGCAGATATTAAACTTACAAAAGGTGCAATTCTTGTAAATGTTTTTATAAATGAAGACGGCGCAGTTCTAGTATGCCGCAATACATACGGACAATCCATTGTTGTAAAATTCGATAAAGTCCTCATCTTTCAAAAATTATCCGAACAAGAAAAAATTCTTATCGCAGCTATCGACTTCCTAGATAAAAAATAATATTTATAATATATCATCGCCGCTATCAACTAATACCCATTCCTTTAATAATTACTATAGTTTATGGCGAAAAATTATGCAGCTTATCTGTTATTATATCCCACCAGTAGTCAATAGTTAATAACTGACGAAAATTTTTCCTATTTTCTCCTTGATAATATTCTTTCAATTCCTCATATTTTTCTTCTAGAAAGTCTTTGGATAATGCATCTTTCGTCAACTCATCTATAAATACTATAGGATACCTACAAAAGGCCTCATCTAGTGGAGAATGCTGAATAATAGGTATTACTCCGTATAGTATACACTCAAAAAACTTTGGACACGGATCATACCCTCCACCATGAATAATTAGACAAAATTTAGCCTTTTTTAATTCATTCATAAAATCATCATGAGATAACTCTTCTTCTATGCATGTCATAAAATCGCTCCATACTGTTTTTGATAACTCGTCAGCCCTTGCCCTATCCGCCCACTGATCTAAACCATCTCTAAGTCTATTGCGAATAATACATAAATTAGGCCTCTCTGAAAATTCTGAATCTTTAAATTTTATATCATCGATACTAATACCTGTTTCCAATATTCCAAGTGGTATTGGCGTCATCTTATAATGAGATATGTCCAAATTTTCAACAAAAATATGTATCAATAACGGAGATTCCACTATCCTTTTTATTAAATCCTGATTCTCATAATAAGGATTCCATCTTAACTCACCTATTCCCGTAGGAAATGTGCAGTCCTCGGAAGCAATAATAAGAATAAATGGATACTTTAAACGGGGAAGTATATCATCCGCAAATACACGTATACCATCACATGCTGTATATGCGGTTAAAAAAATAGTATCTAGTTTATGATAGTTTACTCGCAATATTTGATAACCATTAATAAATAAATCACACCTTTTTGCAATACCCGTTAAACTTTCACGCGTATATATATCTCTTTTTTCTAATCTAGTGTTCATTATTTCCATTTTATAATATAAAAATAATAATCTTTAATAATATTATTATTATTTTTTTATACTTATTTCTTATCTATATTAATATATTTTTATTAGGTCATTCAAAATATCTCACAATTTTTCAAACTCGTCATCATCTTCATCATCTTGCTGTTGCTCTTGCTCTTCTTCCTCCTCCATCTTTACCTCTACATTATTACCCATTTCATCACCACGTAGACCCTCGTTATCGTTTTCATTATAGTTCGCAAAATAATCATCCACCGTTTTCCACGCCTCTAGTCTATCTTCATCCTTGCCTCCCACAGCCTCCTCTATATACTCGTCACACGGTTTTGAATAATCTACAATATCACCCCCACATCCGCCCCCACATCCATACCTCACCATATACGTCAACGTTCTGTCACACTCCTCCGCCTGACCACACGCTTGTGTAATTATACTCCTAAGCTGTGATGGCGTTTCAAAATATTCGACAAATTCGGTATTAAAATCTTCTACTTTAGATATGCGCCTACGCAGGATACCAATCTCGGCGCATTTTTTGGCGTTGTCGCGCGATCTATGTTTAGCATGGCGGAGCTTCGAGCCGTGTTCTGTAAGAATATCTGATATTCTGTCTATCGCCTTTTCGTTATCAACGATGCGTTCATTCGCATACTTAATTGAGTCAAATGCATAGTCTAATTCTATATTCGTCGATGCTATTTTTGTATCGTTTTCATTATGACACGTTTTCAGGGCATCAATCCCTCGCTCAGCAATGATCATACGCTCAGATAACCCGAGATTTACCCAGTCATTGACGCGAGACTCTATGCGATCTAGTCGAGTTGAGAATTGTGTTATATGGGCTATTAAAAGCTCGACAGATGCAACGAGCTCTCCATGACTTGGAAGTCGGTTTGTCGTGGGAACATTTACCATCGGTGTGTAATGGTGAGGATAGTATTGCGAATTTTGGAAGTATTGATTGGTGCTTGAAGACATGACTGGTTTTGATTGGTGATATAATGTATGTATATAATTATATTTAATACTTTTCAATTTTATAGATATAAAATATAATATATTATTTATATACATATATATACATATATACACATATGCCTAGTTCGCGTTCGCGTTCGCGTTCGCGATCATCATCCAATAAACCAACTATATCATTTCTTGAATACAATTTTTCAAAAGTAATTGTAATAAACTGTCACGGGATTTCGACACAGACAACTTTTGATGATGTTGAATGCGGTATTATAACTACCGTTGACTATGCATGCATTTATTCATCTAATATAGCTACTGGTAATAGGTTTAATAAACCAGCATATAAAGGTGTTCTTCGCGCTACACAGTTTCGTAGAGGTGAAGAAAAAACAGGACGTGAAATTTTAACTAGTATGTGCGATGTGAGAGAAAAAGATTCATCCTTTTTATCTACAAATCCATCTAGTGTAGGCGAATTAAGTTCAAGATATATACCTGAAAGAAATCGAAGTATTACTAGTTCATGTAACTTTACTGGAAAACCACCAGGTTCTACTATTGATGACATGCAACTATTTTGTCAGGGTGGATATATTGAAGGTGAGGGATGTTGGCAGATGGTATATGATGAGCAACATGGCATATTTCTTCCAATAAATGTTTCTAGTATGTTTGGTCTGAAAACGGTGCCCGTTGAAGAAGTAGGTGAGATGGCGGCAAGTTCATATAACACATACCCCTTTTACGATCTTAAAAAAAAAGAATTAGAAAAATTAGCAAAACTTAACGAAGAGTTAGATCATGTTGATCCTGAGGATACTACAAGCGTAAGAAAACTCAAAAAAAAAATTTCAAGGATAGGGCAAAGAATAAAAAACTATATGCTTCGTATAGAAGCTAATAAAATAGTAACATCTCCTTATGTTTATGATAGTCATGAAATAGGAGGAGAAAGAGAACCAATATATTTGCAACAACTCATTGCTAATGCTAAAGATAAAGGATTTGTGGATGATAAAACAGTTATAATATTATTGGCATGTAGAAGTATTCCTGGCGTGTTTCTTGACTTTGGGGAACCAAGTCCGAGTAGGGAAATGAATGACCTGTTGGGTATTAGTATGGGTAGAATGGGGGGTAGATATGATAAAAAATCTAGAAAAAAGAAGTGTATAAAATCTCGTAAAATTGCTAGACATATCAGGCATAAAAATATAAAAAAAGTAAAAACAAGAAAATATAAAAAATAGGGAAATTTATTATACTATATCTATAATGTTGTATTACAATTTAACAGTGGGTGCAAATGAAGATTTTCCCGTCACCGCGACAATGTGCCGAGTTTGATATGTCGTTGGGATACAAGATTTCGTGTGTAGTCTGTCCGTGAATATGGAATTTTGTATAGACCTCCTCCAATTTTGGAAGCATGTCACGTTTTCCTGTGTTTATTAAGTCGTCCTCGATGTGTCGCTTCATTTGAAGGCATAGGAATTCTGAAAGCGTTTCAAATGCCTCCTCTTCGGTTCGGTTAGTATATTTTCGTGAAAATTGATTCCTGTCCACGGTGATAGGAAGTTCGTAATTCCAAAAAACGGTGCACGACATGCTCAATACGAGAGATACGGGATCTCTCTTATTTTTTTTATTTTTATCATTTGATTGACCTCCTGCAACGATTTGATTGTTGTTGGTATTGGTATTGGCGTTGGCGTGAGACATTTTTGTGATCTTGTTGTATATAAGAAGTTTTGTTGGGTTCTTATATACATTTTGTATGTATTATGTGACTTCAATTTTCTATTGTTCGGGGATTTGTGGGAAGTTAATAAAGGGCATAGGGGAAGAAGGAAGAAGTGTAAAGAAGTATGTATATATATATATGTAAAAGAGAAAATAAAAGGGAAAAGGTAAAAAGGGGTAAAAAGGGTAATAAGGGTAAAAATAGCCCTATAAGCGGCGCATAGCCTGCGATAAGGCGATAAGGCGCTATATACCCCAATAACCAGCGCATAGCCAGCGCATAGCCTCCGCATAGCCTCCGATTAGCCCATAACCCCCTATATACCCCTATATACCCCTATATACCCTATATACCCCCGCATAGCCTCCGCATAGCCTCCGATTAGCCAATAAGCCTCCATAAGCCCCTATATACCCGAATATACCCCCGCATAGCCTCTGATTAGCCAATAAGCCTCCATAAGCCCCCATAACCCCCTATATACCCGAATATACCCGAATATACCCGAATATACCCGAATATACCCCCGCATAGCCTCCGATTAGCCAATAAGCCGATAAGCCCTGGATCGGTATAGGTGAATACCGTATAAAGCCTCAAATAGCCTCCCTCATGGGTATAGGGTGGTTAATAGGGTGGTTAATAGTGAATATCCCCCCAAAAAGCCATAAAGAATGGCCGAAAAGGGTAAAAAGAGTATAAAAGGGTAATATAGTATATATAGACCTGTAAATACACTAGATGCCCCCATATCCCCGCCAAAGTGCAAAAAAGGGTAAAATGGCGGGTAAGTAAGGGGAAAAATTGAAATGCTAGGGGTGCGATTTAGGTGAAAATAGCCCGTAGGGGGCAAAACCGCCTATATACCCCCATATACCCCTATATACCCCCTAAAAGGCCTAAATACCCCCTAAATACCCCTAAAAGGCCTAAATACCCCTAAAAGGCCATTCTTAGGCACCCCAGTCAGGCACCCCAGGCAGGCACCCCAGTCAGGCACCCCAGGCAGGCACCCCAGGCAGGCACCCCAGTCAGGCACCCCAGTCAGGCCCCACCCTGGCCACAGGCCAAAAGCACCCCTGCCAGGCACCCCCACCCTGGCCACATGTCAAAAGCACCCCTGCCAGGCACCCCCACACTGGCCACAGGCCAAAAGCAGCAAAAATAGTGAAAAATGCGCGGATTTGGATTTTTCTCTATGGGGCGAGAAAATTGAAATGGATTTTGCGCTAGATTTTGGATGCAGTGCCCTCTGCTACGCAAAACACAACAACACACATCAACTATGGAAATCCTGACGAGAACTGCCAGTGGATACGACTTCGACGATACGGTGAGCAGCGCAAGCAGCTGCGTTGACGACGACGAACGTGCTTACGGCGGAAGAAGACGCTTCGACGACAGCGACAGCGACAGCGACAGCGAAGCCGACAGCGAAGCCGACAGCGAAGCCGACAACGAGATCGCCGACCCTCACAGCTACTGGACATCAACGGCAGCAGCAGTGACGCCAGCACCAGTGGCCGAAACGCAGAACGAAGAAAACACAGACGCTGTCAAGGACTGCGGCGACGAAGACGACCACAAGTTTGGGCTCTGCTTCAGGTGCGCCTGCGGACTTGACGACCGCGCTGATTTCGTCAACTGTAAATACGCCACGACCACGCGCCTCTTTTGCAACGACTGCTTCAGTAGAATGTATTGAGATTGATGCACAGCACAACACAGCACAACACAGCACAACACAATATAGTTTGGTGGTAGCGTTAGCTACGAAAACCACCTTTTTTTTTCCAGGGGGCTTCGCCCCACTACCATACCTTTTTCAAAACCCATTTCTTGATTTGTCACTCATTTCTTGATTTCCTATATATAGGGGTTTTCCCGCCATTCGGGGAAACTATTTGTCCGACAAGCGAAATATCCTCTTCCAATTTGACATGTGACACTGTGTTTTTTGCCCCGATTTGGATTTTGCACTATTTGAAAAAGAAATTGAAATAGATTTAGGGCAGATATGGTGAGACAGTTACAATGCCCGTATACACTCAAAGCAAAAGACACCAGGAACTTGCCAAGCTCTTCAAACAGTGCGCTGCACCTCGCACAGCACCCCAGCAGGAACAAACAGAAACCCAAGAACAGAAAGCGAAGCGTCAAGCATACGAAGCGAAAAAAGCAGCATCCAACGCTGCGATCATGGCATCACTCAGAGCTGCCAACCCGAAGCAAGAGATTGCGACAGGCTCGCCTTACCAAGCAGCACGCGAAGCATGGATCAATCCTTCATCAAGCACCCCTCTCGATCACTGGACTTCTCAAAAGGACTAAGCTTCTAACAACATGAGGCGCTACAGGTGCGTGAGATTAAGAGAAATTCAAGTAAGTAAATAGAAACTCCGAAACCATGTGTATACACTCTAATACTAACACTTTTTTCTATAACTCATTTCTTGATTTGTCACTCATTTCTTGATTCCCTGTTTTGGCGGTTTTTTGCCCCGATTTGGATTTTCAACTATTTGAAAAAGAAATTGAAATAGATTGCTGGCAGATATGGTGAGACAGTTACAAGACACACGACACACCCATCAACAATGACGACAACAAACTACTGGACAGCGACAGCCCTCGCAACGGCACCAGCAACGGTTCTAGAACACAGGCCGAGATACAGACTGTGCGACAACTGCAAAAGCACACGCGTGGACACACACTTCGTTACACTGGGACACTGCAGACAAGGCTACTGCAACTGCAAACTAGACGTAAACGTCGTCTGCAACGAATGCTTCATGAAGGTATGAACGGTGGACAAGACAAGAGACGCTACAGGTGCGTGAGATTAAGAGAAATTCAAGTAAGTAAATAGAAACTCCGAAACCTTCAAAAATACTAACACTTTTTTTACAGTAGATTTTGCCCCGATTTGGATTTCCCATTATTTGAAAAAGAAATTGAAATAGATTTCGGGCACAAACGGTAAGACAGTGTATAGAAGAATAGAAGTATGGAAATGAAGTCTTGTGGATGCTTGAGGAATGAGAAGGGTGAATTTGGATTGAGATTGAAAGAGATCTGGGATGAAGTGGTCGAGGTGTTTGAGGCTGGAAGTTGGGAAGAGTTGAAGGATGAGGTGAGTGATGTGATGTTTGGGTTTGGAAGGTTGTTTGGGTATATGTGTGGTCGTGTGTATGTGAAGATGTGGTTTGATGAGAGACATGTGAAGAAGATTGAAGGAAGAATGGAAGAGTATGGATGTGTCAGAAGCAAGAGACATTTGGTGGGTGGTGTGTGTCTAAGTTTGTAAGTGGTTGTGGATGGAGAATTAGATTGTCCGCCGTGGTGACAATATCCTCTTCCACTTTTTTTTGTGACATGTGACACGTGACTCCCGCCATCTGCAAAATTGTAACTCGCACCACAACGCCTCACACTTTTCTGTGTTTTTTGCGCCGTTTTCCATTTTCCACTATATGGCGAGAAAATTGAAATGGATTTTGCGCTGTGGATAGAATGCAGTGCCCTCTCAGACATCAATTACGAAACAATGAACTCAGGAAATACCCAGACTGCCATGACTCTTGCCGCGAACCCGATCGTGGAAAAGTGCCTCGCGAAAATGGCGAACGACGTGACTGCCCAAGTCCGTGACAAACTCGTCGACATCATCATTGCCGTGCTCGCGCGCGAATGTGAGGATTTCGATGGCGAAACTGTCCGTCGTCTCATCTTCGCTGAGCTCGAATCCACCCCGATCTCCTTCGCTCTCGAGAAACGTGCCGCCATCTCCAAGACCCCCGCCAAGACCACCAAGACTGTCGAACTCGACGCTGACGGCAACCCCGTCAAGAAGGTAAGAACCCTCAAAGAAAAGGCCCCCAAAGCCGCCAAAGAACCCAAAGCCCCCAAGGCGCCCAAAGTCGAACTGACCGAGGAAGAACGCGAAGCTCTCAAGGCTGCCAAACAAGCTGAAAGGGAAGCCGCCAAAGAAGCCCGCAAGGCTGAAAAGGCTGCCACCAAGGATGCTGACAAGGAAGCCGCCAAAGAAGCCGCCAAGGTTGCCAAACAAGCTGAAAGGGAAGCCGTCAAGGCTGCCAAACAAGCTGAAAGGGACGCCGCCAAAGAAGCCGCCAAGGCTGAAAGGGAGCTCGTCAAACTCGCAAAACCCGCCAAAGAACAACGCCTTCCCATCCCTTGGTGCGGCGTTCGCATCCCTGGCCGCTGCGAAGCTCTGCGCGCCTACCACGGCCTGTTCGCTCAATGCACCGCCGACTCCACCGAAATCAGCGCTTTCTGCACCTCGTGCGAGAAATCAGGCGCACCTTTCGGAACCGTCACCATGCGTCTCGCATGCGGCGTGTTTGACTACACTGCCCCCAACGGCAAGAAGTGCGTCAGGCTCGCAAACGTCCTCGAAAAGTTCGGTCACAAGACGGAACAATTCTTCCAAGAGGAGGCAGCCGAACTCGGCATCACCATCCCCTACGAACACCTCGAAAAGGAGGTGAAGCAGCGCGGACGCCCCAAATCTTCATCCCCCCGCGCTCGCCCCGCCACCAAGATCGCAACCAGCGACACTGGCAGCGGCAGCGAAACGGAGACTGACGATGAAGAATACCAGGCCAAGAAGCAGGAGAAGCAGCAGCAACGCAAGAAAGTCACCAAGACTGCCGCCGCCGCTGACGCAGATGCCGCTCCCAAAAAGCGCGGTCGTCCCGCCAAGGCCAAGGAGGTAGCTCCTGAACCCAAAGATGACCTGATCCAGGGACTTGTCGCTTCCGCAAAGAAGTCTGCCGCCGCCACCCCCAAAACCACTCCCAAAGCCGCCTCAGCACCCGCTTCCCCTGAACTCAGCGAAGATGAAGTGACACCCGCCGCTCCCGTTCGCGTTGCCACCGTCGCCGCTGCCGCCGCACCCAAACCCAAGAAACTCACACTCGCCAAACCCGCTCGCAAAGTCATTGAATGCGATGGCGACAAATACTGGGTCGAACAGTTCAACGGCGAACAGATCCTCGTGCGATGCAGCGACAACATCGTGTTCAACACCGACGGTGAAGGCCTCGGCACTTGGGACGACAAGGCAAAGACAATCATCGAATCCGACGAGAGCAGCGACGAGGAGTAAATGCACACACACAGCACAGCACAGCACAGCACAGTTTGGTGGTAGCGTAGCTACGAAAACCACCTTTTTTTTCATTACTCATTTCTTGATTTGTCACTCATTTCTCGATTCCCTATATATAGAGGGTTTCCCGCCATAGGAGGAACTAATTGTCCGACACACAAGTGCCTCTTCCAGTTTGCCCTGTGACATAGTGACACTATCGCTTTTTGCCCCAATTCACATTTTACACTATGTTGCCAGAAAATTGAAATGAGTTTAATCAGTAGGTAGGTATGTAGAGAACAGCAAAATCATCAAATCGTATAAAACAATGGAGGCATCATCAATCGTCAAGCAGCAGGAGCAGCGTCGTGTTGGATCAGCAAGGGATTACGTTTACGTCGTTCTTGAAAATGGCGAGCTATACCCGAAGCTCTACTCTACTTACGACGCTGCCCGTGCAGCAGCTCTACACAATCATGCGGATATACTGGAAGAGGAACGAGCAGAATGCGCTGAATGGGGTGGCACCATGTGTTCTAAGGTTGATGTCGAGGAGAACAGGGAAACAGACACGACCACCCTTTACGTGGAGAAGGGAATCTACATAATTATACAACGATACAAAGCAATCATGCCAAAGTAGGTGAAGCACATTCTATATGATGCGTGTGTGCGTGTCTGCGTGTGCGTGTGTTCAACTAACACTTTTTTACAAGACACGCCGTAGGCTGGGGATAACGAGGGGCTTCGCCCCCTGTGTTTTTTGCACGGCTTTCTATTTCACACTATGTTGCCAGAAAATTGAAATATATTTTGGCAACATATGGTGAGACAGTTCCCCGAAATCAACCATGACATCAACTATGCAGACAACCGACATGACACCCATGACGCCCATGACGCCAGCCACAGCTGAAATTTTCGCTTTGATGACAGGCACGTGGCACCTGGGATGGAAAGCCAACACCTGGACTCCGATCGCGAGCTTGGAAGAACAATGGGCACTCGCCCAGACAAGCAAAGCTCGCGCTCATTTGCTCGACACCTACTTCCCACTGGCATCAGAAACACTCACACACTACCAGCGCGGCATTCTCATGAGCGTTACTCTGCCAGCGACAAAGAGCAGCCACCCAGATGCAGAGCTCACATTCTGTGACGGAACCCTCCGTAAACGTGTCTGCGATTTCGCTTACTGCGTGCAAGACACCCCCGATGGCTCAGGCTACTGGTATTGCGACGAATGCCGCAACTTCGCCAACAAGCAGGAGGACGACGAAGAAAGCAAACACAAGTTCGGACTGTGTCACGACTGCGGCTATGGCCTGGACGACAAAAGCGAGTTCACGCTTCACACGACGAAAAAGGGCGATACAATCTTCGTGTGTCACGACTGCGTGTTCCAACCCTTACCCCCTTGGATGGTATAAGCGTGAAGCATGAGGCGTAAGAGGAGCGTGAGATTAAGGTAAATTCAAAAAGGTAAGCACTATATATGTGTATATGATTCTAACACTTTTTTTACCGCGCGAAAGGAGTAGACCCCTAAGTAGGTGGTTTTTTTATCACTCATTTCTTGATTTGTCACTCATTTCTCGATTCCTATATAATACACGATTTGGCGCGAAACTGGAGCACAGGATTTTGGCGGGAAAATTGGGGAAGGCGGCTAACCAGGGTGGCACAGTCGCACAGTCGCACAGTCTCATAGCCTTCGGCTCAATCATGGCCCAATCATGGCTCAATCTCGGTCACATGTCACACCCCAATCTCGGTCACATGTCACATCTAATCTCGGTCACATGTCACATCTAATCTCGGTCACATGTCACACCCCAATCTCGGTCACATGTCACACCCAATCTCGGTCACATGTCACACCCAATCTCGGTCACATGTCACACACCAAATCTCGGTCACATGTCACACACCAAATCTCGGTCACATGTCACATCCCACCAGCCCTCCCACAACCATGAAAATCCCCCCGCTTTCCATTTTCCACTATTCCGCCAGAAAATTGAAATGGATTTCCACACTCTCTCCAAATGCAGTTACGAGCTCAACGCAAGAAAACAAACAACACATCAACTATGGCTACCATCATGACACAAGCAACCGAAGCAATCAGAGCAGGAAAATGGTATACTGGCGACGTCGAACCCTCTTTCAAAGGTTTCTGGACCTGGACAACCAACACGAAATACGCCGACGGAAGCAGCTACACAGGCAACCTCGACAGATTCGGCAAACGCACAGGCCGCGGAACCTTTCGCACTCCAATCTACCTCTACGGCTCTTTCGACGTAGTCAACAAAGCCAGCGCAGCAACGATCGTGAACTGGATGGAATACTACGGCGAATGGCGTAACGATAAACCCAACGGCTGGGGCATCGTGAAATCATACCGCGGCAACGGACTGTCAACAACAAAATACGAAGGCATCTGGGCCAACGGAGAACCTGTCAACGATCCTTAAACAACAACACATGAGACGCTATAGATGCGTGAGATTAAGAGAAATTCAGGTAGGTAAATCATAAACAACTAAACTATGTATGTGTATATGATTCTAACACTAACACTTTTTTTTACAGGGGGCACAATATTCCTTGATTCCAGGTTCGCCACATTTTCATCGTTTTTTGCCCCGCTTTCCATTTTCCACTATTCCGCCAGAAAATTGAAATAGATTTCGGGCACAAATGGTAAGACAGGTTACATTCGTTACTACATATACAACAACATCATCATGGGAGCTCAACAATCGAAATGCAAGTGCCTCTATCTGCCCGCCCAGAGCGGAAAGACACGCAAAATGGAAGAACTGATCAAGGAACACAAACTAGGTGAGTTGTTTGATCCCGTCGACATTAACATCATTATTTCCGCCAACAGCAAACTTCTCGTGGAACAAACCAAGACCCGCATGACAACTGACCTCGCAACCGACAGCGAAGAAGGCGCCAACGACGCATGCATCAAAGGAAACGTTTTCAGCTGGACTTCGGGAACCAAAGAAAGCAACATCACGGCTGTCGATCTCGCGTTTCGCCTTCTGGGTGAAATTGAAATGGTCGTCATCTGTGCCCACGCCACCCGTCTTCGCTACCTGTTGCAAACCCTCGAACGTCTTGCGGCATGCCCCGTGTTCACAAAGAGAATCAACATCTGGATTGACGAGGCGGACAACAGCATCAACCTGTGGTCCAAATACGAACACATCCTGACAATGCGTATGATCAACCAAGTCACTCTCGTCAGCGCGACATTCGACTCTGTCGTGTCAAAATACAAGAGCCTCGGCGTTCTCCCCTACCTCCAAACACACCCCGAATGCTACCGCGGTCTGAGGAATGCAACCCGCCGCGAAATCAACTTCGTCGGGTCTGCTCCCGAATACGTGAAACGCGTCATCGAAACCAACTCCGACAAACTCGTCAAGCCAGGCATGCGTGCATTCATACCTGGATCTCTCGCAAAAGTCACCCACGATGCTATCGCCGATTTCCTTCACAAGGAGCACGGATTTGTCGTGATCATCATCAACGGCGAACGCAAAGAAATCCTCGTGCCCGAACACGAACCTATCGACTTGCGATGCTACCTCACTGTCGAAAACGGCCAGGTTCCAACAGAGTTCAACACACAACTCGCGAAACTCTACAAGGAAAACAACTGGGCTCGCTTTCCTCTCGCAATCACAGGATTCTACTGCGTCGAACGCGGTGTCACCTTTCAATGCGGCCCCGAAGAAGGAGTTCACGATGGCTTCATGTTTGACTACGGAATCATCCCGCCTATCGCATGTGCCGCAGAAGCATACCAAACAATGGCCCGCTTGTTTGGAAATGTCGGACACCTCGCTGGCTACAAACCCGTCGAAGTCTACACGAACGCAGTCACATTCTCCCGCGTTGAAAAGCAAGAGGAGATCGCCATCAACATCGCACGCATGGTTGCAGAACAAGGTCTCGACAGCGTCGACAAGAAAGACCTCAAAGCTGCACAGAATTTTGAACTCGAGGCTGGCTTTGAACTGCATACCGCCGAGTTCACAACTTTGGCGGGAGCTGCAAAATTCATGCGTGACTTGGGCGCACAGGGAAAAACTGAAAAATCACTCAAACAAAATGAGGAGGGGTTCATTCTCAGCTCAACGACCAAACAACTCGGTGTCATGAGTTACGACGCCGTCAAGAAGGAAATGAGCGGATGGTCAAAGAAGTCAAACTTCGACGTGAAGACGCCACCAGCGAAATCATCAGGTCGTTTGTATATCTGCTACAAGGATACAAGCGACAAATCAACCGCAGTCTTCATCCCTCGCGTTCTTGTTCACATTGGCGACAAGAAGTGAAACATGAGACGCTATAGATGCGTGAGATTAACAGAAAATCAGGTAGGTAATTCAAAACCATGTGACATGAATCATAAACAACTTAATCTATTTGTGCTTTGTATGTGTGTATGACTCTAACTCTTTTTTCTTTTTATTATAATAGTATAACTTTTTAAAAATGTTATGATATTATTTTGATACACTTTGTATTTACTAATCATCGTTTGCCGTATTACCAACAGCAGCAGCAGAAGCAGCAGCAGCAGCAGCCTTCTGTTCAGCTAATATATCATTAAACCATTTTGTATAAGATGCTGGTGTCTCACCATTCTGTAACTGAATCATTTCCGCACGGTTTAATGGCGGTAAAGGCACCCCACCCCTTCTAGTTCTACTATGAGTTCGCACCACCCTTTTTCTGCGCCCTCCTCCCACTATCTCTCTCGCACCACCCCTTTTAGTTCTCCTGTGCGTCCGCGCCCCTCTACGTTTTGAATACCGTTTCGCCATTTCTTTTCTTATATAGTAGTGAAATAAAATAATAAAATTCAATTAGTCTAAAGTTTGCAACTATTTAATATAAACTGTATGTTTCTTATTCAAACACTTCTTCGTCTTATTACTTCCCTTCCCCCTTTCCCTTATTCCATTATTCCCTTATTCCCTTTTTTACTTCTCCCTTTTATCACAACAAGAAATTGAAATGAAAAAATGACACTAAATCGAATGCAGTGGAGTTCAAAACCAATCAAAAAACAAATCAATATGGATCAATTCAGAAGAAACTACAACGAAGACATTCACGGACAATGGCGCGCCAATGCAGGAGAGAAGGTGGTCTACACCGAAGACTTCCCCGCCGCCCTTCTTACAGGAACCGAGTTTTCAGACAACTCTATCGCCAAAGGAAAAGCAACCAGGGTCCAGTGGACTTTTGACATTATTGATGCACACACAGGTATATTTACACTCAGCGACAATGGCGTCGGAATTGAAAAGGTCGCCGATCTCTCCCGTTTCCTCAAATTCGGAAGCACCACCTCGTCGGATGCTTACCACCAATACGCATGGGGAAGATTCCGCGCCATGACTGCATTCATGCCCGACTACGAATCCGCCGAATGGACCGCCACATTCAAGCTTTGCAAGAATCCAAACAATCTCAGCCAGGTTTCTCACCCCTGGAGCACACCCGAAAACATGCAGCGTTCAATCATCGACATCCCATTCGACGAAACGAACCGCAATGTAGGCTTTGAAATGAAGATGAAATTCAACATGTCCATTTTCGGAGCAGACCTCGCCAAAGTCTACTTCGCCAACCCCCAAAAGCTGTTCGACAAAACAAAGGAGCGCCTGACGACAAAATACGACGCAGCGGTCTTTCAGCAAACGGAATTCGTTCTTACCGTCAAGAAGGGCATACAAACCCCTATCACCCAAAGCTCCCGCACACACCAGTGGAAGACATTCGAGCAAATGCTCAAAGAATTGATACCGAGAGACAAATGCAGCGTCGTGTTCGACAAAACATTTCGCTGGAAAAGCATCACGGCCCAAATCACGGAATACAACCTGAAGCGCGACGACGACGCCTTGGCAAAGGCATTCCCGACTTTCGGAACACGATGCATACCAACACAACGCGTCTTCATCGGCAACGACGGCCGCCTGATCGAATCTCGCCACAAATCAAAAATGGACGGCCGTGACCCACACAACCAACAAAACGGCGAAATCGTCTTCCTGAAAACGTCCTCATCAAATGGAGGTTCATTCGCCGATCAACCTACGCCGTCCACTACAAAAGTGTCGATCAAAGACGAATGTGTAAACCTTCCTGGCATCTATAAAATGTATCAGGATGAAAAGAAACGCATCGAAGAAGTGAAAGCCGCGGAAAAGAAAATCAGAGACAAGGAGGCGAGAGAGAAGAGAAAGGAAGAAAAGGCGGCCAGAGAAAAAGCGGAGATGGAGGCCGCCGAAAAAGCCGCCAAAGAAATAGCCGCAAAAAAACTGGCCAGGTTGTCGTCGGGAAAACAAATGCAGCCATCGAAGAATGTCCAACCCGAGCCCACACCCACACCCACACCCGCATCCGCACCCGCACCCGCACCCGCACCCATCGCCTCCGCCGCACCAGCACCCGCATCAGCACCAACATCACCCTCAATGCCAAAGTTGGAAGACATAGCTACACCACAAAACTACATCATGCCCACATTCGCTTCGGTCGTCCCAGCCCCAGCCCTCCCAGCCCTCCCAGCCGCACAAATCCGCGAAATCACCCCCGAAGCATTGGCATTATGCTTGAAATATATTACGTCACCCGAAAATGTGGAAAGATACAAGGCGGATGTCAAAGAAACATACGGAGTCGACTTGTAACCAGCCCGATATGATCATCAACCCTCGCGACATGAGACGCTATAGATGCGTGAGATTAAGAGAAATTCAGGTAAAAATAAATCATAAACACAAATCATCTGTATGTATGTGTGTGTGTATATGATTATAATACTCATACCAATACCAATACTAATACTTTTTTACAGTATATGTGTATCATTATTGTATTTAATATAAAGCGAATATAGGTGCACAATTTAATAAATATTAACTAGAATCGATGCGCGGAAGCACTACCACGCACGGCACTACCACGTGCGGAAGCACTACCACGCACGGCACTATCACGCGCGGAAGCACTATCACGCACGGCACTATCACGCGCGGAAGCACTATCACGCACGGCACCACGATTGAATACACTAAGTGTATGCGCTATGGCTCTAGGAGCAGATTGCTGCCATTTCATATTTTCATCACAAATTAAAGTTACCATGCTACTCCCACGGAAGACACTTACCCGATCACCTATTCGTTTGCAAGGGTCGCCAATACTCTGCCCTCCTCTCCTACTCCTACTCCTACTTCTCCCATACCCACGCCGCCGAGTATGCCTCACGCGAACACGATAATGCCTTGAATGCTTTCTACTTCTTCTGACCATTTACTCTTATTATATATTAACTAAATAAAAAATAAGTATACAATAGCTTTAGAAAATAATTTACCATTCACCATTCCCCAAAACAGAAAATTGAAATAGATTTATTCCTATATTTGATATATAGGAATAAATAGGAATATATAGAAACAAGTCACCGCAAATCATCAATCAAAAAATGTCGTCATCATCCGCAGCATCATCCCATCATCTCGCCCTTGTCGAAAGTCTCATGGGACAAATCGACGCATTCCAATCAGGCACCGCAAACGAGATGACATACCTCTCAGCTGCGAATGCTCTCCGCGACCTACATGCATACATCAAGAAGACGGAGAAGATTCAAGAAGTCTCCAAAAAATCATCCGTCATCATCACGATCGATGGCGAAGAATTCTTCGTAGAAGACCACCAAGGCGCACGCATCGCAATCAGGTTCACGGACAACTACGCATACAGCTCGGATACAGGCGACTTCATCGGTGTCTGGAACGAAAGCACGCGCACCACGGAGGCACTTCCCTTCGATGAGTAGGTAAGTAGGTAGGCTTAAAAACAAGAGACGCAACAGATGCGTGAGATTAATCGAAATTCAAAAATATAAGGTAATAAATCAAAACCCACATAAATCACAATAATACCAATAATACCAATAATACCAATAATACCAATAATACTAATAATACTACTAATACTACTAATACTTTTTTGTAGTAATATTATTCTAAAAACGAACAGATGCACCGCGCCTAATATTCAAAGCTTTACAAGTTCCGCCCAGCATTTCAATGACTAGTTCCCCCTTTCCTGGATAACTCATACACTGTTCGCTACTACATGGAGGGCAGTTGTGATATATTTTTGTTATTTTACCATTATGAATAAAAATAACATCTAGTGGAACAATACAATTTTTCATCCAGAAAACGGATCCAGGCTTATTCATAACAAACAATAATGCCCCAAAATCACCATTGAATTTTCTACCCATCATTCCAAGCATTATCTCTCTTGGTTTGGTTAAAACTTTAGTCTTAAAAGTATGATGATTTATATGTGTTTGAATATACATATATGTATGTGTATATATATGTATATAGTCCAATATTATTATATGCCAATCATCCAATCATCTAAAATTTAGCACAAGCCTGCCCACCTCTACGATTCCGCGCCCGTCTAACACGTCGCATCGTAACCCGCCTTTTTTGAGTAGGTCTCTTAGTATGTCTCTTACGCATACTACGTCCACGCCCAGACCTCCGCCCGCCTCCACTGACATTTACAGATTTGGCAGGATGTTTACTGTTTTTTATTTCTTCCCACAAGCCGTCTAAATATTTATTGTCTTCTGTAGTTAACTCATCATCATCCGCATCCTCATCAAGAACCTTTAATGCCTCTTTTAATTCAGCTTCTGTAATGAACTCATCGGCTTGATTAACAACATCATTCAAACCGAGCTGAACAGCTGCATCTCTAGCTTCATTAAGAACCTTCTTGTAAGCAGTAAAACCATGACTAGAAGATTTTCTACTACTTTTTTTACCTTTTGCAGAATCAGCAGAAGCATGAGGACTAGAAGCAGCAGAAACATGAGGACTAGAACGTTTACCAGTTACTGCCCCCAAACCTCCTAGGTTACCACTACTACTACTGTTACTTTTTTTAACTTGTGCAGAAGGAGAAGGACCCGCGGCGGCACCAGGACTAGAATGTTTGCTACATTTTTTACCAAAACATTTCATAAACCCCCCACCACCCAATGGCATTTTATTCCTGTGAGAAATTACAAGATCAGGAAGTTGTTCTAATTCTTTTATTTTTTTTTCAGTTAAATTCGTTATTAGAGCAAGTTCTCTAGATTTATTAATTTTTTGCCTAGATTGTAAATATTTTAAAATAACACGCAAGTCATCCAAATGATCCTTCTTATCACTACTATCTAGTTTTTCCTTTAACAGTAGTTTTAATAATAGTATTTTTATTTCACTATTAATATAAATAAATACTTGTTTTAATTTAATTTTTCGAGCAGCAAGGTCTGGTTCTGTGCATGATGATGGTTCATTTTTACATTGTTTTACATTTACAAACAAACGCAATAACCCACCCATTTTATTCCCAAAATGCTGACTCATTTTTAATTCCTTTATTATATATTAAATATATATTAAATATATGTATATATATATGTATATGTATATATATATGTATATGTGTATGTATATGTGTATATATGTATGAATGTATATATAACATAGTAAATAAATATCAAGTATAATATTAACACTAAACTCCGCGCCAACCCACGCATTCCACCCACAAAAACATCAGTTTCCTATTTCTTATTTTCCATTTTCCCACCAGACCATAGTCAATCGCGTTTTTTGCGCCGCTCGGCGTTTTTCACTGTCCCTACAAAAAATTGAACTCATTTTATCCCATAAATATAAATGCAGACGACAATAACATCACAACCAAAAGATGTCGTCACACAAACATCATACCGGTGTGGCGCAGAGGAAGCGCGCAGGGCTCATAACCCTGAGGACACCTGATCGAAACGGGTCACCGGTATTATTACAATTCGTTAGCTTTAAAGAAGCGAACCGTCATAGCTCACGCGACGAAAACAAGAGCGCACTTCACCGGCGTGGCGCATCGGCAGCGCGCAAGGCTCATAACCTTGAGGTAACTGGATCAACACCAGTCGCGGGTATTTTACAATTTGCGCGTTTTACAGAAACGCGTAGGTCAAGCTGGACCTTAAACGGAGCATACGTCTAGTTAGAGACGTTAAACGTAACATCCGATGTCACCTGATCGAAACGGGTCGCGGGTATTCTACAATTCGTTAGCTTTAAAGAAGCAAACCGTCATAGCTCACGCGACGTAAAACAGGAGCGAAAGCCTTTACGGGGGTGGCGCAGCGGCAGCGCGGCAGGCTCATAACTTGCAGGACACTGGATCGAGACCAGTCCCCCGTATTATTACACTTCGGCAGCTTTAAAGAAGCTGTCACCCATTCACCGATGTGGCGCAGAGGGAGCGCGCGGGGCTCATAACCCTGAGGTCAGGTGTTCAAATCACCTCGTCGGTATTATTACACTTTGCACGTTTTACAGAAACGAACCGTCATAGCTCACGCGACGTAAAACATGAGCAAACACTTTACCGGGATGGCGCAGGGGAAGCGCGCGGGGCTGATAACCCCGAGGTCACTGGATCAAAACCAGTTCCCGGTATTTTACACTTTACACGTTTTACAGAAACGCGTGGTCAAGCTGGACCCTAAACGGAGCGAAACCTGTTACGGGGGTGGCGCAGAGGAAGCGCGCAGGGCTCATAACCCTGAGGTCACAGGATCAAAGCCTGTCCTCCGTATTATTACACTTTGTTCGTTTTACAGAAACGAATCGTCATAGCTTAAGCGACGCAAACAAGAGCACTCACATATTAACCAACCAGTATAGTGTAATTCGGCAACACGTGGTTCACCTTGGGTTCCAAAATACGAGATCAATGCTCGTTACTGGTATTTTACAATTTGGTTGTTTTAAAGAAGCAACTCATCTCGTCATAGCTAAGCGACGTTAAACACAGCACACACACACAAACACTCGCTGGTGTAGCTCAGCGGAAGAGCGCTTAACACCGTCCTCTACTACCTCGACTCGAAAGGGTCCGAATTGAGGATGGTTATCTGCTCATAACAGAGAGGTCGTTGGATCGAAACCAACCGCCGGCATTATTACACTTTCGGCTGCTTTACAGAAGCATCCAAACACGCTTTATCGGCGTGGCGCAGAGGTCAGCGCGCAGGGCTCATAACCCTGAGGTCAGGTGTTCGAATCACCTCGCCGATATCGTCCAGTTCCGACTATCTAAACTGAACCGTTGGCTACATATCGTTAATGTAGCAACCACACACACACACACACGCACACCAATCATCTATCCCCTGTAGCTCAGCGGCAGAGCGTCTAAAAACACCGTCCTCTACTCCCTCGACTCGCAAGGGTCCGATTTGGGGATGGTTATCGCCTTATAAGCGGAAGGTCACAGGATCGAAACCTGTCGGGGGAAAGAACCCACTTTTTTTCTTATACACCGCTGCACCACATCACACCACACCACATCACATCACATCACATCACATCACATCACATCACATCACAATCAAATATAGAAAATTCACAACCATAAATTTTCTATATTTTAAACACCAATCTATTTATCATGACCCTAGTTTAATTATCGGACGTGTAGTAGGCTTTTTATTTAACATTTTACGAGTTCTTTTATTCATATTCATATTCAATCTACCTTTATACGTTTTACTCTTACTCTTACTCTTAGTCTTAGTATTATTCTTACTATTATTATTAGTATTATTATCATGACCCGTCATTTTAACTTTGACACTCTTGTTGCCACCAGCACCCTTGCCACCAGCACCCTTTCCCTTATTGCGAGTTAATTTATTGTTCTTACGAGGAGTAATATTACGACTCTTTTTCAACCTTAAACGACGTTTACGTGTCATTTTAGAATTTCCTCCACGATTTAAATCAGTTATATTATCCTGATCGGTTTGTGGAGTGTATCCACTGGATCCAAATCTAGCAACCAATTTACGAAGACCAGCGGCAATTGGAGCAGCAGCAGTAGCAATTCCGCTACGAACCTTTTTAGCAGCAGCAGCAGCAGCAGCAACTGGAGCAGTAGCAGTAGCAGCAGCAAGTCCGTCAAATATAGAGACTATTTCTTTAACATTACCTGATGGGGGTTTAGTAGGAGCATCAGCATTAATGGGGGTAAATGATATTTGGGCGCCGCGATGATCGTTTGGTTGACTGGAAACCAAAATTCCTTGTTTTAAAGATAACATTCTATAAGACTGACCTTGGGTTTGAAGACCCACCATGGGATAAAGAGTATCAGAACTTTCGAAAGTAATATCACTACCGACACCATTACACATAACGTTGAGTATACATTTACTAGAATCATATCGTCGGAGAGTGACAGATACCACGTTTCCAGATTTTAAAACAAAATCAGAAAAATCAGAATTACTTCCAGTATTTTTCTGTTCACCATCAACGAATGGTTGAAAATTCTCAAAATACCACATATGTTCGGGTGTCGCATCTATGTCTATCGATGTATCGACTTCACTGGAAGCAACACCAACGCAAAAAGTAGACTTATCAGTTTCAGACAAATTTTGATCATGATAAAAGAAAGCCCAGCCTACCTGAAAGCTTCCACCAATCGCGCATTCACTGGGTATACCTGGAGTAGCAGTCACCCATATAGGGTTTCCAACTCTTGCATCATTATCACTTTTAAACATAACTTGACTAGTTTCAGGGAGAGATGTGGTAAATGGCGTAAATTCAATCATCTCATTATTAACTTTAGACTCCTCAAACTTAAACATATAGCCTGCATCGGTAATTTCGCTACAAAGACTAATTGCTTCAGCAGCAGCCTTTGCTTCAGCAGCAGCCTTTGCTTCAGCGGCAGCATTTGCTTCAGCGGCAGCCCTGGCAGCAACAACAGTTTTTTGGGTTTCCGATATACTACTAATATCAGTAAGAGCAGATAAACGAGCAGCCCTTTCAGCAGCAGCCCTTTCAGCAGCAGCAGCCCTTTCAGCAGCAGCAGCCCTTTCAGCAGCAGCCCCCTCATCAACCGCGGGAGCACCAGAAGCATCATCAGCAGCAGCCCCCTCATCAACCGCGGGAGCACCAGAAGCATCATCAGCAGCAGCCCTTTCAGCATCAGCTTGTTCAGCAGCAGCAGCATTTGGTTCAGCGGCAGCTTGTTCAGCAGCAGCCCTCCTGGCTTCATCATCCGCAGCAGGAGCAGGATCAGCATCAGCAGCAGCGACAACAGTTTCAACAGCATCAGCGGCAGCTTGTTCAGCAGCAGCTTGTTCGGCAGCAGCAGCTTGTTCGGCATCAGCAACCCTGGCTTCAGCAGCAGCCCTGGCTTCAGCAATAGCATTAGCCTCTTCAAAAGACATCATAGTATAACTCTGTTCAGCATCATTCCCGTGTAAACGCACAATAGGAAAAAGCGAGCCTTCTCCTTCATAATCAAAATCAAACGACGTTGGCTTACCGTCACCGCCAATAACTTCTACTGTTAATTTATATGAAGTATTAGGGTTTATTCTCTCGAGTGTAAGAGTAACTATATTTCCTGCACTAATAAAATTTAATGGTCCAGTAGAAGGTTCTGCTGCTTCACCATTTGCAAAAAAACCAGTGTTTGTAAAAAACCACGAATTTACAGGGGTTTCTACAGCGTAATCTTTAAATTCGTTTGATGCAACACCCACGGCAAAAACACTATCAGGATTAATAGATTTCAATTTCAAATTCCACATAGAACTAACATCTGGGCAATTTGGCGGTATGTCTGGAAAAGCACGCACCCATATAGGATTATCAAATGTCTTTACTGCGTGATCAACCTTAACCGTGAGGTTTTCATCAGTTAATTTGACAAATACTACATTTTTACCACGAGTATAACCAAATTTAAACACATGAGCTAGGTCAGCTACATCTGAACAATTTTTTACAACAGCAGCCTTTGCTTCAGCGGCAGCCCTGGCTTCCTCGGCAGTCCTGGCTTCAGCAGCAGCCTTTGCTTCAGCAGCAGCCCTTGCTTCATCGGCAGTCCTGGCTGTAGCAGCAGCTTGGACAATAGCAGCAGCCCTGGCATCTTTATCAGCAGCAGCAGCAGCAGCAGCTTTGGCTTTAACGGCAGCAAGGCTGGCTTGAGCGGCAGCTATGCGTTCATGCTGAGCATTGGCTTCAGCAGCAAGTCGGGTATCATAGGCAGCTTTGGCTTTATTTATATTAAAATCAGCTCTGGTTTGAAGCCCAGCAGCCTTTGCTTCAGCGGCAGCCTTTGCTTCAGCAGCCGCTTTTATATTGTAAGACATTAAGGCTTCAGCGGTAGCCTTGGCTTCAGCAGCAGCATTAGCTTGAGCATGAGCCTTCGCTTCAGCAGCAGCTTTGGCTTCAGCAGCAGCCTTTGCTTCAGCAGCAGCCTTTGCTTCAGCAGCAGCCTTAGCTTCAGCAGCCGCACGGATAGCACTTGGGCATTCTATAATAGTGTATTTCTGACCACGTCTAACAAACACAAAAGGGTAGTATTTCCCATCACCACCAAGACTCGGAGGCAAATAAATATAACCAAAATCAATTGGTTCACGACCATCATCACTCAATACATGTAAAGTTAGCACTTTATTGTTACCATCATCATAAAGTTTGAGCCTTAGAGAATCACCTTTATTAAACACTAAACCTTTCCCATTAATAGAGGGATTTATATTACCAACGCTCCTAAAATACCAAGTATTTTTAAATCTATCTTTTTGATCTTGTTGTAAAGTTATATCAACAGAAGGATCGACTGGTGGATTGACACCAAATAAAGAAGAAGCAACACCCACGCCAAATGGTAATCTGATTGGGTTAGAATTAGAATCATACTCACATTTTATACACCATGTATAAACTACATCATCACCTAATTTCTTATTATCAATTCCATCATCACTAAGTGCAAAACCAACTAAATTCGCGTCAGCAGATATACTTTTAACACTTTTTCCACTGGATTCACCCTCAACAACATCGTTTGTTAATTTACCTCCGAAGTTAACTTGAAACTGTGTAGGAAATACAGTTTGTGGTGGTCCTGGTGGCTGTGCTGCTTGCTGTATTTGTGCTACTGGCCGTGCTACCGCTGATGCTGCCGCTGGCCGTGCTACCGCTGATGATGATGCTTGTGCTGCCTTCAATAATCTTTCAACTGCCTGGATGCCAGATAAATTCCCCTGATCGGCTGCCAGTTTGTAGTAATGCAAAGCCTCTGCATAGTTCTGCGCAACGCCTTGACCAGCATCCAACATTTGGCCAAATTTATACTGAGCGTCTGCTACCCCCTGTTCTGCTGCCTTTTTGTAGTATTCCGCAGCCTGTGCATAGTCCTGCGCAACGCTTCGACCTTGCTCTAACATCTCGCCAAAGTTATACTGAGCGAATGCATTCCCCTGATCCGCTGCAAGGCGCCATAGTCGCGCAGCCTCAGCATAGTCCTGCACAACGCCTTCACCTTTATAGAACATGTCGCCCAATCTGGACTGAGCGTATGCATACCCCTGTGCCGCTGCCATTTTGTAGTATTTCGCAGCCTCTACTTTGTCCTCCACAACGCCTTGACCCGTATAATACATGTTGCCCATCATGGACTGAGCACCTGCATCATTCTGTGCCGCTGCAAGTTCGTATAATCGCACGGCCTCTGAATCGTCCTGCGCAACGCCTTCACCAGTATAATACATGTAGCCCAAGTTGACCTGAGCGGACACATCCCCCTTTTCTGCTGCAAGTTTGTAGTATTTCACAGCCTCGTCCATGTTCTGCTCAACGCTTTCACCCTGTTCATAATAAGCACCCAACTCGAACAGTTCATGTGGGGTGATACTTCCATCTTCTTGTTTTTGTAATAACACATCAAAATTTGCCGAATATTCTGATTCGTCCTTTTTTTTGCTTGTGGCCGATGATCGTGGTGATGATGATAATGATAATGGTAACGATCTTAATAGTGGTAGTGCTGCTGATGAGTTTTGTGCTGATGGTAACGATGATAACGATGATAACGATGATGATAATGGTATTACTGGTGGTGGTGGTAGTAGTGCTGCTGCTGCTACTGCCAATGGTGATGGTGGTGCATGTGCTGGTGATGCCGCTGCTGCTGCTGGTGATAGTTGTAGTCGTGATGGTGCAGGTGATACTGGATTTGCTGCTGCTCCTGATCCTGATCCCAATGATGATGATGGTGCTGATGATTTTGGTGGTAATGCGTGTGGTCCTGTTCCTGATGCCGCTGCTGCTGCTGCCGATGATGGTGGTGCTGCTGGCAACAGTGGTGCCACAAATGCTGGTTTTATGATGGTATATGTTTGACCTTGACTAACACCTACAAAAGGATAAAAATTAGTATTAGCGGTATTATCTAAGGTAATCATACCTAGATTCGACGCAACACCACCGTTTACAATACTACATGTTAGAACTGTTTTACCCATGTTATTATAGTTGCAATAAAGTGTCAGCGTTACAGTATCATTTGAATTAAATAATAATGCTACATTACTATAAGTACCATCATTTTTTGGATACACACCACGATCGCTCTTAAAAAACCACGCCTTATTTCGTAATATAGCTGCATCTTGACGATTCGTGTCTTGACGACCCAGACTCAAATTAATAGGCACACTAACATCAAATTTGTCATTAACAACACCAATTCTAAATGGTATACCTGCTGTGGTTTGTTGACAGCGTATATCCCAAGTATAAGAAGTAGAATTACCAGGACATGTTATTGGCATATTTCCACACGCAAAACCATATATATCGGGATTTGTGTTTATAGTAGAACTAGCTACCAGAGTGTTTGGCGCAATATCAACAAACGTTCGTGTAGCAACACTTGCATCAAAATTGAAATCGAATTGGGTTGGTTGTGGATTTGATACCGATGGTGGTGGTAGTGGTGCTGGTGCTGCTGCTGCCGATGCTGGTGATGGTGGTGGATGTGCTGCTGCTGCCGCCGCTGCTGCTGCCGCCGCTGCTGCTGCTGCTGCTGCTGCTGCTGGCAACGGTGGTGGTGGTAGTGGTGCTGGTGGTGGTCGCGCTTGGACGTTAAGAGTTGCAACTACGTTACGGTTTGTGCTAGTTTCAGTCAAAGTAAAAACATATGTCCCAGGTAATTTTAATATATTAATATTTTTAACACCAGATTGAATCAACGGAAAATCGACAGCATTACTAAAACTGTTTAATATGTAAGTTAACTTGGCTGGTCCAGTATAAGTCGCAGTTAAATTGAAAGGCTGTCCTGTAAATATAGGATTATTATCGAATATTAACGTTGGCGTTTGTGCTGCTGGTGATAGTGGTTGTGGTGATGGTGGTAGTGGTCGTGGTGGTGATGGTGGTGATGGTGGTGGTGGCGCTTGGACGTTAAGAGTGACTTCAGAAACACTCTGTTTACCTGTAATAGTATCGGTGACTGTCAGATAAAATTTTCTTGAGCCAAGCAACGTGGGAGTGTTATTGGCCTCAAATGATGTTCCAGGTTTATCAATCTTCTCCATTTGATTAGTGGTGCCGAATTTGATAGTTCCTTCTTTAAACTTTCCTTCAAACTTGACAGTATTTCCTTGAATGACTGGATTAGGATTTACATCGAATGAAGTTATGGGTGGTGCTTGTATCGGCAACAATTTATAACTACAACTTACAGATGTCAAACACACCATTGGAAAAAACTCATCCGCGGGTAGTGAGTCTATTACACTATTGGCTTCAGGAACTAAATTAACCGTATTAACACGTATTTCAAGTGATATTGTTCCCTTGCCAGCGCTTCTACGCAAGGTAAGTGTAAAAGTATTATTTTGGGGACTGGCGGTAGTAGGATCAAAACCTGTAATATCCAAGACTTTAATATTTCGGGTGGTATCACCAAGTTTTACATAAAGTTTTTGCTGCTCGGCAGGAGTCCGCTTTTGCCCGCTAATCCTAAACCCGTAAAATTTATTGTTAGTTACACATGTGCTTGATCTAATTAAAGGATTAAATTTTGTATTACTAAAACCATCAGAACACACACCCATCAAGAAATCATCATTATCATTACCAGTAATCGATAAACCCCATGAAACCACAAGATCAGTAGTAATAGGTTGTATAAATGGTATACCATCTTGTGTTCTAACCCATATACAACTATCGTCTTTTGTTGTTGAAACTTTAATATCACTCTCAGATAGGGTTACAGGAGATGTAGCTGAACGACTATCGAATTTGAACTGGTATGAACCCTCGTCAAACTTACCACGTATAGAACCTTCCGTTGGGCTTCTGTCATCATCATCTCCAAATATACCTAGAGCACCTTCGAATAACTCATTAATTCCTGAAGATATCATTTGTCCTCGCGACGGTATTGCAGGTCGCGGTGGTGCTGGTTTTGCTAATACTTTAGCTTTTGCTAAGTCACCAAAAACCATTATTATTGAAGGGTCAACATCCCATACCCACGATGACTTTTGTGGTGGTTGAATATTTTCAATATCGAATCCCCTAATATCTAATTTACCGTCTTTAAACCCCAAATTTCCAAGACCAAATTTTTTACTCACATCTTCAACGACGTGCCAGTTATTGAGTTCATCCGCTCCTAAAAGGCGAGGACCTCTCGCACCTCTCGCACCTCTCGCACCACTCGTGCGAACACTCTCGCATTCTTTCAATGATGTATCGCCGCGTATATATGCATAACATTTATCCGTGTTTCTTTCCGAAAAAAGCTTAACTTGCCAGCAACCATCATAGTGTTCAATGATTATTGGATTACCACCCTCCGCTGGGGTTTTTTCTCCATCCTTTATATATAATACACGACCATCATCGCTAATATACGCACCCCGCCATACAGTGAAATACCCATTGATTATAGCAGCATTAACACCAGTGGCTTCCGAAATAAAGACATTTTCTGCATCTTTATTTTGCTTTAAAATCAAATCCGAGATTTCAGTTTTGAAAACTTCTTTTTTTCCTTTAATTTCTTCCATCATTTTATTCCAATCATCTCTAGCTTTTGGTGTATTCCAAAATCTTTCACTAACGGGAACACTGGGATCACCATAAGAGTTATAATTTTTACTAAAAAAATCTCTTAGTTTTACTAATTTTGCAATATATTGCTCAAATGTTTTACCAGCCCTGTTTAAATAATATTCATTAAAAAGACCAAACTCATCGGCAACGCTTGGCTGTAAATTGGATCTTATCGAATCTCGTAAAGCATTAGTAACTATCCTTAAAACTACAACGTTAGCATTATCATTGGGCCCACTTCCACGTGAAAATAACATGTATAATTCATCCTTACTAATAAGTGGATAACTCTCTATAAGCAGACTTGGTATAATTTTTAAAGACTCCAAAGCCAACAATTTTTTGCGGTATATTTCATCTTTTTCTTTAAATTTGGCTTTACGTGCTTCGCTGATATTAACAGGCGTGGCACTAGAATTTTTTTGTATCTCATCTCTAGCATAATGTAACTCATCTCTAGCATCGGTCAACTTACTAGTATTTCGATCATAAAGGGATAAAAACCAACGACATCCATTAAAAATATATACAACGCGCACAGAATAAGTAAACTTTTCATACACAGCGTCGCGTTTCATAATAGCAATATTAAGTTCATATTTTGCTTTTTCGGCATCAGCATCCTTGCGCATTTTATCATTATCTTTCTTGAATATATCAGCTATACTAGTTTTCTTGGAAACAATTTCCGCTTCTCTATATTTTTCCTCAGCTTCACTTTTGGCTATTTGGGCATCAACAAGGTCAAGAATTAGAGCATCATCCTTAAAATACATTTTGGTATCGCCTTGGTAATAATTCAAAATTGGATCTGATAATTTTTGTATAGCATCCCATCCTGTGTTACCATTAGTTACCTCTTTTTGAATTAACCAAAAAGCATTGGCAAGTGCTTTATAACCACGAAGTAATTCTTCTCTTTGTTCCTTTATCGATGCCCTCATATTTTCCATACTTTCTTGCGATATATCAGAATTACTATCATGGCTTTCTTGAAGTTGTTTTTTTACATCACTGAATTTATTATTTTTCTGTTTAAACTCATCTAAATTTAAACCAACCGTTTCCATAAAAAATTTTTTAAAATCAGCTTTCTGAATATATAATATTGTATCGAAATGACTACTTAATTTATTACTATCATCCAATATTTTTTCACATAAATCTAGTAACTGTTTAAGTTCATCGCGACGTTCTTTCAATGCAGCACCGGGGTCATCATAAACATTTTTAAGCCATACGCCAGGCAGTTTATCTTTATTTCCTGTATTATCCTCAATTTCCATTACATACTCAACGCTTGCATCAGGACCAGCACCGACACCACCAACACCAACGCTAGCACTAGATTTCAAAAATGCCTCATACTGATCAGCTGTAATTTTAAAAACAACACTTCCAAAATATTTATGCACAGTGTCTTCTTTTTTTTCTACTGCTTTTGGTGCCGCTGTTGGTGGAAAACCCCAAGCTGATGGGGCTACCAAAGCCGCCGATGTTGGTGCCACTGCCGCCACCGCATCAGGTTTATCGAATTTCCAGTAACAAACTTCTTCACTGGATCCCACAAACTGTTTGAATGACCCCCCTTCAATAGACGTATTCATTAACTTTTCTAATTTGGTATACAAAGGATTAGTGTCAGTATCGAATTGATCATTGGGTATATTCACATCAACAATATATACCGCATCTTCCCCAGTTTTGGCTGTTGTTCTAAGCAATCTTCTTATATTATATTTATATATAACTCTTGCGGGAGTAGAATCATCTTTTTGCGTAACATAAAACCCCTGAGATACCACAGACAAACTTGCGATCAAATTCCGTCTATATACAGGAGACCTATTAGCAAATATATTTGCATCATGGACAAATACATCACGTTTTACTTTATTGGGTTTTTTATCAGATACAAATGAAAAAACTCTGTCACTTCTGGGTTCTCCCATCCCGATATATCTAAGAGAAATCGCACTTTCATATTTATCTGTAAAAAGACCAGAAAGCATACCCGCTGTAAAAATATTCGCATCATAATCGTAAATAGGGAAAACATTATTATTTTTACCTTGTTTCACTCCCATGGTTGTATCTAAACACGATGCACCTTCAACTGCTTCTTTTATACTAGTATAAAATGAATAACATCCAACACTTAATGCGAGGAAACCTTCTTTGCTATGTTTAAATGAATAACATTCTCCAATAGTTATTCCTTTAGTCACCAATTCCTTCTGTAACGCTTCAGTTTCAATCGCAGCTTGAGCCTTTGCCTCCTCTTGAGTTTTTTTGATCAAGGCCGCCTTAGCTTCAGCAGCTTTATCAACCTTTTCCTGTTCTGCAGTTTTGGCAGCAGCAGCAGCTGTGATTTTAGCGGCTCGCACAGGGGCATCGGTAATATATATCGCGGCAGCGGTAGCCTCGGCAGCTTTCTTCGCAGCAGCATCAGCCGCTTTCTTAACATCCTCTGCAGCTTTCTTCTCGGCAGCAGCGGCTTTCTTCTTATCAGCAGCTGTAGCTTTTGCATCGGCATTAGTGTTAGCTAAATCTATTTTAGCTTGAACCAGAGCTGCTTTGGCTTGAGTCGCTAGAGCATCAGCTTTCGCTTTGTCGGCTTCAGCTTGAACCAGAGCTGCTTTGGCTTGAGAATCAGATACGGCTGCAACAGGAGCGGGCGATACTGATGTGCCCTTAGGTGCTTCTGCAGGCCCAACCAATACAGGCTCAACCGATACAGGCTCAACCGATACAGGCTCAACCGATACAGACTCAACCGATACAGGCTCAAACGATACAGACTTAACCGATACAGGTGGTGCAATACTCGGTGGTTTTTTTGCCAATAGTTGCTGAAATGCTGCTGCATTTGGACCTACAGGTTTGGCAGCACCTTCAGATGGTGCAGGTAGTGTGAGTGATGCAATACTCGGTGGTTTTTTTGCCAATAGTTGCTGAAATGCCATTGAACGTGGACCTACGGGTTTGGCAGCACCTTCAGGTGGTGCAGGTAGTGTGAGTGATGCAATACTCGGTGATTTGTTTTTTTTTAATGAATCCATAAAATTCGCCACACTTGCCATTATACTTACTATTAATATATAAGTATATAAATATATATACTATTTATATAAAAATAACTAAAAATATAACGTTATAATGCTTACTAAATAATAACAAAATATATATAATATTACACTTACAGTTATATAAATCCAATAAATCTAATAAATGTCTACAGTAGCAACATAGATATTAAACCGCATAAGTATAAAAACAACAAAACAATAAATATATTTATTATTATTATTATTATTATTCCATAATCTTTTCAAAAAACAGAAAATTGAAATAGAAATATTCATCGATATATAATACAGTCCCCCCCAAAGCTATCAATTTCGAAATCAAATGTTTTCCCGTTCAGTTGCAGCATCCATCAAATCCCCCCAAGACATCGCCGAAGATATCGCTCGGCGGGCATACCCCACAAACCGAACGATTCGTCGTCCCTCGGCCACTAGTGGCGAACATCTTTACACCTACGAACATGAAGGATTTCGCGTATTTGCCGACGGTCAAGGCAACCATGCCGAAAATCTCGCCAAAGATTACAAGCAATTTATGGAAGGTAATGGCACACTCGACTACCACCACGCAATCACCGCACTTCATCACGCGCAGACTACACGATCTATGCAACATTTCAGAAACCAACTACACATCATTCAGCAACTCACCTCTACTCCAACCTCAACACCAAAACCCACCCCAAACCCCGCACCACAACTCGCTCCACAACCCGACTACACACTTTCGCGCCACCTGCTCGACAAAATGAAATACGCGCTCCCGCAACACCCGAAAACACTCGTCGTCGTTCGCCCCGACTGTTGTGAAGCCAATTTCGACCCTGCAAATGTCCCACCCGAGCGAACATTCATCAAAAAGTGTTGCGAAGAACCCTCCAGCGCCGACACTTGTTGCTGCCACGTCGGAACCAGCAACGAGTCTGTCCAGTATACCAATGCCCTCGGCGAATGCCTTACCGTGTGTTACTTCCATCGCAAGAACGAATTCTTCAACACCTCCTATCGAATATTCTACAATCCCTCTGATGACGACAGGGTGCCTCATTCTCCCAGCGACGAAGTGTCCGAAACCGAGATTTTCCCAGCTCGTTATGACCACGAGTTTCAAAGCGAAATGGTGGAAGCCGAGATTGCGGCAGCTGAAGGATTTACCCATGTGTGGAAAAACAAAAGCAACAAGCGCCGCTTCGAAAGACGCCAACGCCGTCGCCAACAACTCGCATCAGGCAAACTTCCCAAATACGGGCTCATTCTTGTCATTCTGGATACCGAAGAAACACGCGCATGTCGCCCTCACCCTATTGCGGGACACGACGACGAACGTCGCCAACTTTACAAGACCAGATACGAGAAAATCCGCGATACTATTCACAAACAAGCGATCGAACAAGGAGTCATCACCGAGCCCCTACCCAAGCCAGAACCCAAGCCCCAGCGCCGACATGTTCCCGACATCCTTCACCCATTCTTGCTGCGACGCAAACTTCAACACATTCAACAACAGCAATCCGTTACCCGTATCCAGCGACCACTATCCAACTACACTATCGCCGTCGCACACAGTGTAGCAAGGGCACAAGTCACGGCAATCAGCGCCCTTCAACAACACCAACGCCTTCGCACCGTCGCTGGCTCACTCATGGCTCTCCTTGCTATTCGCCTCTGTTGCGAACGAACTGGTATCCACGCCATCGTCAATCAGCACATAAACAATTACCGCGATCCGCACTATGTCCACAATCTCCACCATGACGGGATTCACCACATTTTGCGAAGGGCGTCAGGCTCGCATGCCCGAGTCAACCAAATCGCCGCACCATACGTGGAATACTCCACAAACCCAATGCATAATATTCCCGAGCAATTACAGATCACCCTGAAACAACTTATGGCTAATAGATTCAAAGCACCACTCGCCCCATATCCCGAGTTTCTATATGGCTCGCATTCATTTCACAAGGCGGAATACTATGCTGGCGAATGCCTGAAACTTATCGACACCCCCACAACCGACCCCGCATCAGAAGCCAGATGGGCCGATCTGAGCGCCAAAGTCCAAAGCGTCCGCCGCGGGGAGCGAACCTCATACGACGTGGTCTCCGATCCAGGCCCCGACAATGATTATTGGGTCTTCTTAGTTAAACACGCGTTTCATCAAGCGATCAAACATTACCTGGACGCAAATACAGAATGGTTGAATATGAACGACCGCGCAAATCGCCACGCCGAAGGCACCGCAACTATCCGCGTCGACAATGGTGCTAGTTTATTTTGGCCCCGTTCCAAGGAAACACAAATCCGCATTAACGCCCCGCGGGTTGTCCAGACCACGCAGATGGTTCACGCAATGTATCGCTTCATCGTAAGAGCATCACGTGTCATCTCCCCCGAATTTGCTGGCGTATTTGGATTCAACATGCGCTTCATCAAGACCATCATCGCTCGCACAAAATATCTCGCAACAAAAGACGGAGACGAAGCGTCCGCACTGATGTTTGGCCACTTCATGCCGTGCCTGATGACTCCCGACGTTCACCTGGATATTTTCGTGGGAGGGAATATATTTCAACACCCAGAGCTTTATGTGAAAATGAGCAACCCCATCTTGGGCGAACTGAAGAAAGAATTCCGAGATGTCATTCCATTGCGACACACGGGCACAATCGACCGCAGCACACTTGAGCACCCAGTGCAGATTCGACGCCGCGAGTAATTGCTCGCTCAGCACCCAGCACCCAGCACCCAGCCCTCCCAAAACAAGACAAAACAAGACAAAACAAGACAATAGTTTAGTGGTGTGTGTAGCTATAAACCACAAATCCACTTTTTTTCTAATGTTTTTCTAATGTAATATATACATATATATATATACATATACATATACATATACATATACATATACATATACATATACATGGGGAGACAAAAGTCAAAAAAGAACACTAGAAATGCTATAAACAAAAAAAGTAGGAAAACAAAAATTAAAATAGAAAAATACAAAGAAGATGCCAAAAATGGAAATGTCGATGCTCAATATAAATTGGGAAGAAGATTTCAGAAAGGTGAAGGTGTTAAAAAGAATATCAAAGAGGCCGTGCGACTTTTAGGCCTCGCCTCCGACCAGGGTAATGCGCGAGCTCAGAACAGATTAGGTATCATATTAGATAAAGGTCACGGTATTAAAAAGAACAAAAAAAAAGCCGCAAGACTTTTCCGCCTTTCAGCCAAACAAGGAAATATATATGCGCAATACAACTTGGGTGTAATGTTTGATAATGGCCATGGAGTTAGGCGCAGTTATAAGAAAGCCGCGAAACTTTATCGCCTTGCAGCAAAAAAAGGGGATACTGATTCTCAGGTTAACTTGGGTGTAATGTTTGATAACGGTAATGGAGTTAAGCGCAGTTATAAGAAAGCAGCAGAACTCTATCGCCTTGCAGCAAAAAAAGGTGACGCAAATGCCAAGTATAATTTGGGTATAATGTTCGAATACGGTAAAGGAGTTAAGCGCAGTTACAAAAAAGCATTGAAATTTTACCGCTTTTCGGCCAAAAAAGGTCTATCACGAGCTCAGCACAGGTTGGGTATCATGTATGAGAATGGGCACGGTGTTACGCAGAATAAAAAAGAAGCCAAACGATTATTTCGTCTCGCTGCAAAGACTTTGCGTAAAAATTCAACACATAAAACCAAAACAAAAAGGGGAGATGCAACCCTGTTTAAGTTAAATGAACCTATAAATAGTTTATTTAATAATATTATTTCATTAGAAAATTTATCATTAAGTGGTGACTTGGAAAAAATAAAAGTAGTAGAGGCGTTGCGGTTTTAGTGATCCCTTGGTCTCCTGATCCCCTCATTTCAACCCCAACTACCCCAACTACCCAAACCATCAAAGTCCAACATTTTTATATATATTTTTTATAACATATAATATATATATATACATATATATATACATATATATACGACATGTCAAATAAAACCCGTTCCAAACATACCCATAGTCGCAAACAACACAAACAAAAACACAAATGGACGCTCAAATATAAGCGAAGTATCGATTGTAAAAACCCGAAAGGTTTTTCACAACGGCAGCATTGTAAATATGGTCGCAAAAACTGGAGCAAAAAATAATCCAGTCCAGTCCAGTCCAGTCCAGTCCAGTCCAGTCCATTTCTATTTTTCCTTTTCCGCCATCAACTCGCATTTCAATTTCCATGAACAGAAAATTGAAATGTTTTTAATCATGTAAATAGGATGTAGCGCAAAACAGTCAAACGTTAAGCAACCGTCTCGAACTCCAACAAAGTCATCAACTTTCAAAAACAACAACAACAATGTCAGCCTCATCTCAGACTCACGTCGCCGCCGTCGCCCCAGGATTTCCCGTGGTAAGTGTTCTCACACTCAAAAAACAGAAGGATCTTCTCAAGAAACGCCGCGAAGCGCTCATTGCTGGAAAGGGAAGAAACTACCGCGGCATCGGCACTCATCGTCGCAGCATCACCAAGCACACCTGGACTTACGGCGAACTTGCCGAACTCTCTGCCACATTCATGATGCGCTACAACATGAGACCTATCTGGAAAATCGCCCAAGAAATTCATGCAAGTTTCGCTATCCAGCTCGAGCATCAGCAAGCCCTCGACGCCGCCGCCACTGCTGACCCCCAAGAAGAACAAGTCGCCCAACTTCGCGAACCTCGCATCCATTTGCCCACGGCGACGGCAATCGAGCTCAAACTCATGGATTGTGTATCTCTCCATCACAATGACACGCACAACTACATTTCCAAACCCTCACAAATGCATAACGAAGTATGGGCGCATCTCTTGCGTGCCCGCCAACACCGCGCCATGATCCGCGACATGGCTGGACAGCAGCAGCAGCAGCGAAGTGAAGAATGCGAAGATGTCAAACCAATCTGGAATGTCCACTCTCGCGAGTTCCTCTACGACACAGTTGCAGAATACGAGGCAGCATTCCCGCCAGCGAAGCGTCGCAAGCTGAACCTCGAAGACACTGCCACCACCACCATCGTCGGAGAAATTGAAATGGGGGACGAAACGGCAAGCAACGATGACAGCATGAACATGGGAGACGTTTGTGAGGCACTGGAGGAAATTGCGGTTCAAATCGATGAACGCGAACACAACCGCCAGCGCACACATGCTGCTGTGACCGTCTCATTGACCGCGATCCAAGCCCGTGACCAACAAATCAGTCAGCTTTTGGTAGCACTTCGCGACACGACAAGCGAAATCGAAGCACACCGTCAAGCAATTGCATGCGAGATGGAGCGAATCAGAGAAATTGTCGATCTTGCCCCGCCTGCTTATGCTGCCCCCAGCACCCCCAGCACCACGACAACCTCCCAATTTGATCCGAACCACTATGAGTGCCGCGAGTGCTCACACATGTTTGACCCTCTTGTGCTTGGCTACTGGTTGATTGGTCCCAATCGTGAAACAGGAGATACCTTCTACCTCTGCCGCGAATGCACGCGTTTCATGGAAGACACACCCCAAGCTTCTTCAAGCACACCAACGCAACGGATTGAGGAGGAGGAGGACTACAGCTACGACAGTGAAGACGACCAATACGATGACGAACCCCGACAGGGCGACTACGATCATAGCGAGGAGTGCAGCTAAGACGACAACCACGACAACAGCGACAACAGCGACATAGAAGGTAAGCGAGGTAAGCCAAGGTAAGTATTTTTCTTTACCATATTTCAGTAATATACAATATTTCAGTAATATTATTAAAGTAAATTAAAAAAATTCCAAAGTTAAAAAATGATGATGATGTATAAAAATTTCATATCTCTACCCCGATTTTGAAAAATGGACATTTATAAATGTCCAATTTTGAAAAACCCATCCTAGATTTAAAAAAAACAATGAAAACGTCACTCAGAGCATAATGCTCTAAATCCTAAAAAATCTTTTAAAAAAACGTGACGATAACTTTTCCCCAATTTTTATATAATATATGAAAAGGGTTTAGGCATTATTATATTACCATATATATATGAACAAAGGTAACCAAATCATGCCATCCAAAATGCCGAATTTTGTATGTGAAACATGTGACTTTAAATGCTCTAAAGAATCAAATTATAAAATACACATTGAGACCAACAAACACAAAATGGTAATCGATGGTAACCATAAAATGCCCAACAATGAACCTAAAATTTTTAGCTGCATTTGTGGTAACACTTACAAGTATCGTCCAGGACTAGCAAGGCATAAGCGAACATGTATCGCAATCAATACACCAGCGGATGCTCCCACAGACGCCCCGCTTGTTATAGAGGTAAAGGAGCAGCCGCAGCAACACCCCCAAGAAGAAGACTTCATATGTGCCGACGACAAAATCACGATAACAAAAGAGATGTTCATTACTCTTATTAAAAATAGTGAAGAGATGATGAAACTAATGAAGGAACAGCAGTTGATGGTTCCTAATCAAGTGATAAACAACACGACGAACAATAATACGAACAACAATATCAAAAACAATAACACCTTCAATCTGAATATATTCTTGAACGAGAAGTGCAAAGACGCGCTGAACATGTCGGAATTCATCGACACACTAAAAATAACACTCGAAGATTTACTATTTTCAAAGACAAATGGTATATCACGCGGAGTAACCGACGTTATGATAAAAGGTCTCAAACAATTGGATATATATAAACGCCCCATACATTGCACAGATTCAAAGCGCGATATCATGTATATTAAGGACGCAGACAAATGGAAGAAAGACGATAATCATGATATGATGAAGGACACGATTGTAAGAATCGCAGACAAAGAACGCACGGCGTTACAACAATGGGCAATAGATAATCCAGACTGGATGGAGACGGAAAGAAAGCAGATCGAATACCTCACAATGATGCGTTCGATATGTGAACCGATCGAAGACTATGAAAACTATGAGAGAAAAATAGTAAAAAATTTAGGGAAAGAAATATTGGTTGATAAATAGGTGTCCATGTCCATGTCCCTTATTCGCAAACACGCATTTCAATTTTTGACCCTTCACTTCGAAGAATAGAAAATTGAAATGTTTTTAATACACAAATTTAGAAGCAGTGAACCGAAAAGCAGACATCAATTACGAACAATGGAAGAAGATAACGGGCACGAGAACAACGTCTACCGCCTTGTGAACAACAATGGCTACAATCTGAATCGTCCAGGTAACGAAGGCTACTATACCCGATCAAACCATTTCCAGACCACAGATGAGTGGGACGCAATTTTCGACCATCTTACGGGACACCCGCACGCCTTATATGACACCTCTGGATTCATCTACGACCTCAGTTTTGGTGGAAGAGCGGCGAACCGCGAATCATTTCCCGAAATCGTCTACATCCCGCTTCCCTCGAATGAGCCAGGTTTCCAGCGATGTATCTTTCATGTGGAAGAGTTCGACACTGGAACCAATGCTCTGACGGGGCGATACATTCCAGTCGTCGTGAAGTATCATGTGAATCATCCTATTGCCCAAGCAGTTACACGCCTTTTCCAGGTTGAAACCCAGTCGCATGCATTCTATGAGACGAAGGAACAGCTTTTGATGCTGACATCACGTGGCGATGAATGGATCCACAAAATGTGCGAACAGTTTCGACCACCAGGCAACGATTTTAGGACATTCGAAGAAATGCTTTTCCCAGCGGCAGACCATATATTGCCAGACCCAGCGCTTGTCATTCGAGCAAATCGTGAAATCCGCATTCCCGACTACGATGTCGATCCCATTGAAGCACAGGCGGCATACGCGCGGTGGAGGAATATCGTGTATCCCCCCAACGCAACAGTGCAAGAGCGGCGCGAAATGTATGCGACATTTGCTGCGGAGCAGGTGAATATGCATCGAGTAGCGCGCCTTCAATGGGCGCGTGACTTTCCGAACCGCCCGAACCCGATTGAGTTGCCGCGGAATATCGAGCAGGATGGAAATGAGCGTGAACATCTGCGCGAAAACAATCCAGTGGACCGAAATGCGGCACGTGGAAACATGGCGAATGCATATATCCAGGCACTTTACAATGGGCAAAACAATGGCGAGAGAGCGAGGATAGCGATGATGGAAGTTGGACTTCAAGCACTCCAAATCCAGCCCCAGCCCGAACCAGCACACGAACCAGGAGTTATTCTTATCGTGAATCGTGTGCTGGAATTGGACGGATAAGGTGGGGTGTATCGAAAAGGATACAGGTATGTCAAATGCAACTCAAAAAACCAAAACAAACCAAACCAAAACAAACCAAAACAAAACAATAAAAAAGTTTACTGTCACATAGCACGCTTACCATTGCACACTAACCATCACATGCACAGCACAGCACTTCACTCTTTTTTTAGATGACTGTCATTGTCGTCATCCTCAGCCTCAGCCTCAGCGGGATCTGGAAACGCGTCTTTGAATTCGTAGATACAGATGCACGCAACAATAGGTGTCAGTCCAACACAAAACCCAATCAACATCATAATGGAAATGGCGATAATTTCGCCCAAGTGACGCAAGACTTCACACATGAAACTGAATATACCATACCCTAAACTATATGAACAAGCGTCTTTTCCAGCGCCGACATACCAGCGAAACCACATGAGAAACACAAGAATGGGTGCAACTACTGACCATTTGCTTACAACGGCATCGCGAACCTTGACGACACAGTCACGAAAATTTGAGCGATGATTGACCCAACTATTGAAATCAATCCACAACTCCTCGCACACAATCTGGAACTCTTCGCCAGTAAGGTCGCATGCATTCATGCGTGAATTTGAATATGCATTCGTATTTGAACTCTTTTTTTTTTCAACCACTCGACCACCAAAACCACCAGCCATCATGCGTCTGCGTGCATCTTGGATTTTTTTCATTTCCCTTCTGCGCAACTCATACTCCAAGTCTTTATCGCGGTCGGGATACTGAGGTTCAAATGAAAACTTAGACACGGTGGGGGATGAAGGCGAAGGTGACGACATTCTTGATATGAACGAATGAACGAATGAACGAATGAATAAACGAAACTGTTATTTTCTATATTCAATTAAATGCCAAATATTCATTTCAATTTTATGATTTTTGATAATCGGGAAATTGAAATGAATTTAATCATATAAATAGGTAACAGTCGAATTTCGCCCACTATCAGAACAATATATACAATGAATCTGTTTATCCTTTCGCTTGATCCAGCCAGAGCCGCCGAAGAAATGATGGACAAACATGTGAACAAAATCCTGCTTGAGGCGGTTCAAATGCTCTGCACGGCAATGCGCGTCCTTAATACGGAACTCCCTGAAAGTATCGCGAACTCCATCTACAAACTCGCCCACAAGAATCATCCCGTGACAATCTGGTGCCGCACATCCCGCGCGAATTTCATCTGGACACTTGATCTGGTCGACGCGCTTCATGCCGAATGGAAATACCGTTATGGTCACCCTGAAACGAAAATCCACAAGTCATACCAAGTTGCCCAAATACTTCGCGCCAATATTCCCGACGGTGACAAGTTCCTCCTACCTGAATCGTCACACACCGTCACACCATTTGCGCTTGCGATGCCCAACGAATACAAAGACCCCGAAGGTGATGCGGTGAAATCATATCGCGCATACTATATGTCACCCGAAAAGCGGCGCATCGCTACATGGGCAAAACGCCGCAGTGCTCCGAATTGGTGGCTTCCCGTCCCCGATGCCACCACCACCATCTCCACCGCTGTATAGAACTATATTTGCAATATTCGCAATAACGTGTAGCAAACAATGGACATAAGTTGAACCCCATAAGTCCTTTTTTTTATATAAATATATATTTGCGGGATAGCACCCTAAACTAAAAAGCATTAACAAATAATACCAGTAGCCCCATAACATGTAGTAAGCGCGATAGTTTTGGTATGTTAGAGCACAAGCGACATAACCCATATCTAAATTACGCCGCCATCCATACACAGGGCGTCGCCAGTAGTTAATAGATGTCAAAAATACTCCACCAGGCACAACGGCTAAGTCATAGTATCCGCAATATATCGCGTATATAGATGAAAAAAAAGAAAGAAAAGATACTCGCCAAATATACAAGTAATGTTCGCGCTGAATTATGCATACATTTTCTAAATTACTATCCATGCTATCCATGCTACCGTTCATTACTGATATCGGGGAAAAAAACAATCGAGAAATAACTAATCGAACTAATCGAACTAATTGAACTAATCGAACTAATCGAACTAATCGAACTAATCGAACTAATCGAAACAAATAAAAGTGTATATATTATTTACCTTCTCTTTTTTATAGCTTCCCACGATATCATAAGTCTCTGTAACAGTATTCAGTTGATAAACACAATCAGGCCAATAATCTTCAGGCACAATTTCCGATTTACAAATAAACCGTTTTACCCCATCGCTAAAATCGACACACATAAAGTCAAACTCATATTGGTCGGGACCTTCGTGTGGTTTATTAATCCAGCGTGTAGGCTTTGCGTGACCTAGTGTATCAAAACTATTCATTTACAACAATACATATTATCATTACGATGTATTTATATATTTTTTATATATTTTTTATGTATTTATACTTTTAAAATACAGTAAATTGAAAGAAACAGCTTAAAATAAATATATATACATAAGTAAATATTCGACAATGGAGGACCAATCACCACCTGCACCTGCACCTGCATCTGCACCTGCACCTGCACTAACACCACCTATAAGAATAAATCGTGGAGAACGAGACGAAACAAATTATAAACGAGATATATTCGACAATAAATCAAACATAGAATATTTGGAACAAAATTTTGGTAATGCGGACGATGTGTCGCTTGGTATTGAAATAATTAACCACGAAACAAATTTACCTTATATGTCGAGAGAAGAAATAAAAAAATCCCCATCGGGATATAAAGCGGATATAATTATTAAGTTCATACAAACAAACAGGGTGCGTTATGTATCTATTAAATCTTTGAGTGGGCAAAAACCGTCTATACTGAATCATACACCTAGAAGTGCAAGTGCGTTTCAAACGACACTACGTGCATGTCTTGATGATATTGACATATTAGCGCGAGAGTATATAGAAAAAAGATCGAGTGGAACAATCCGCGAAGATGTCAAGTTTTGTGACTTGGAATCGTCAAAAGATGAAAATATTAGAAGAAGTTTTGCAGACATGCTTATATATTTTGTATTCAAAGGGACGGGGTCTAAAATGTCACCAAAAGAGTGTGACTCTATTCTTATAATAAATAGGGACAAAACGCTAACATTTATAGACTGCGACACAGATGAAAAAAAACATAATTATGTAGCTTCGTTCATAGATAAGTGTGTGGTATCATTTCGAAATAAAGGAATGCCCTCTACAGTAACTGATGTTTGCATTCCTTGGATTTACACGAATAATATAAATGGTAAAAAATGTGGAAGTCTTCATGTAAGACTGTGAACCTATGAACCCATAAGCCTGTAAGCCTGTAAGCCTGTAAGCCTGTAAGCCTGTAAGCCTGTAAGCCTGTAAGCCTATAAATATTTCACAAGTTGTTTGCCAATTATTTCAGTGAATATAGTCGGGATTGTATTTCCTAGTTGTTTCCATTGGTCGTTACTGTTTCCGCAAAGTTTGAATTCGGAACCAAACCCTTGAATTTTTAAACAGTCCTCCTTTGTTAACCTGTATTCGCTACCGTCAACAATATATCCGTCCCAGTTATGTTTATCGTCAATTGGAGAGTTTTTCCCACCGCATCTAATAGTATATGCTATTTTTTTTTCAAATTTTCTACCGAGAAGTTCCGACAGTGTTTTTTCTTTTTTATATTCGTCCAGATCAAGTAACTTGCCAATATGTTTGACGATTTCTGTGTCGTTTCTAACACCAATAATGAATAATCTTTTTCTCATTTGAGGCAAACCATAATCGCTGCACTTTATAACTTTATATGTAATAGTATATTTCGCATTTTCAATTTCGGATTTTATTCTTTCAAAAGTTTTTCCACCATCGTGACTTAGTAACCCCTGAACATTTTCAAGAACAATAACTCTTGGTTTATGATACTCAACAAATTTCATAATGTTAAAGAATAATATTCCTCTTTTATCATCAAACCCTTTATGCTGTCCACATTGACTGAACGCTTGGCAAGGAAAGCCTGCACACAATACATCATAATTAGGAACATCTTTTGGTTCTATTTCGACAATATCGCCGCGAGGCGACAGTCCATAATTCTCTTTATATGTTTCTTTTGCAGCCTTATCAATGTCGCACGACATCACACATTCACACCCAAGTTTTTTCAGCGAGTAATGAAAACTGCCTATTCCACAAAATAAATCTATAAACTTAATATTTTCCTTTTTATCAGCATTATCAGCATTATTCGCATTATCCGCATTATCCAAATTCTCTGTTTCATGTTTTTTCTCTACTATTTCAAGCAAAGGTGGAGCGGCACCGACGGTCTGAATGATGCAAGATTTTTTTTTATTTAAGTGACTGGTATAATGCCCCTTTTGTTTGAATTCTTTTCCGCATTTTTCGCAACTATAATTGGCCATTTTGTTTTATAATATACATTATTATTTATTATTGAATCAATTTTTTATATAGTTAATAATTCCCATATAGAAAATTGAAATATTTTTATTCATTTAAATATAATATAGTGACAGATACAACAACAACAACAAAAACATCAACATGGCAACTCAAGAATTTAATAGTGCAAATCAAGCGGAAGAAGGAGCATACTGCGGAGTTTTCACAGAAAATGAACAAGCACAAGCACAAGCACAACGCGATGCGGATTTACTATACAGCTGTGATGTTATCAGCATAAGTGGTCGTGGAAGCGGCAGCGGCAGCGGCAGCGAATCCGAAGAAAGCAACGATTGGAGCGATCCTTTCAATAGTGTTATTCTAGCTGCAACCGCCACCGCTGCCGCCGCCGAAGAGTATCCCCGAATTGATCCCAATGACCCCCTCATGTATTTCCAGGAACGTGGCGAAGTCACACCCAATGAATACGAGAAATGGAAACTCGTGAATGAAGAACGCCGTCCCCAAATACAACCTCAACCGATCAAATACAAACGCAAGACGCCCGATTTTGGTCCTGGATACAACAGCGACAGCGATCCCGATAGCGGCGACGAAGACGAAGGGCCTACTATCGAATTTGGACACGGGTATTCGGTTTGGGCAGATGAACACACCGACCCCTTCGATCCATGGAATCCGAACCCAGACCCGACATCTGACGGGCGATATACCAAGGTCGCAACTGACTGCACATTCATGCTGAAGCGTCTCACTCAGCCCGAAACAAGACGAGGAAACAAGCACAATCTCAAACTCAGCAACTCATTTGAACTGAAACTCATGTGGGAACGATTCACCTTGGCGGCATCATCCATGCAAGAATTCTGGCAAACCAGTGCGCTTCCGATTTACGAGGCGTTGCAAGACTTGAGAGCAGACCATGCAAGAGTCCGCAGAAGTCGTTCGGAGGAATGGTGCAAAAACACCCAGATGCCTGCTTGTCCCGAATGTCACACGACGCCAGTTGAAGTTCTTGAGAACACTTTTGAAACGATTGGCAGAATGTGCCGCTGCATCGCGGAGGATTTCAACACGCCGTCAGTTGTCGCCTATGTCGAAGAGTTCATCGTCACGCTCTACCGAGAAATCGAATTCAATGCGTTTGTCGAAGAATATGAGGACAGAATCTACAAAGCCGAATGGGACAGACAACAAGAACAGCGACAGCCATTCTCGTCGGTTTTCAGCAAGGAACAACTGCAGCAGTTTATCGATATTCAAATGCAAAAAGCGGTCGACCCGACTTACCGAGCGGAGCTAATGACAACCGACGAATGGCTTGCCAGGAAGAAGCAAGGACAGTAAACATTCTGACCACTATCTCGGGGTATCATATTATAGGTAAGTATAATATGGTAAGTATCTGATGTGCTAGTGCTAGTGCTAGTGCTAACACTTTTTTATTTATTATTTATTATTTATTATTTTTAATAACGACCCTTTCGATGTTTGAGACGAAGTGACTTGCGAACCTTGCGACCTTTCCTTGATTTCTTATTGGTGCGACGCCGATGACTACGACGCCTTGATTTGCCGCTATGGGAACGGGTATTCATTCTTTTTAATGCCTCAGTCGCACCTTTTCCGCGCCCCCCTTTACCACCCTCGAGATTAGGATTTGACATACTATTCAATCTCTGCTGAGCTCTTGCAAGCCCCTGTTTCGCTGCAAGTTCGTAGTATTTCGCAGCTTCTTTAAGATTCATCGCAACGCCTTCACCTGTCTCTAACATGCGACCCAATCTATACTGAGCGTCTGCAACCCCTTGTGCAGCTGCAAGGCGGAATAATCGCTCGGCCTCTGCATAGTCCTGCGCAACGCCTAAACCATTAGCAAACATTTCGCCCAATCTTAACCGAGCCACTGCATGCCCCTGTTCCGCTGCAAGGCGCTATAGTCGCGCAGCCTCTGCATAGTTCTGCACAACGCCTAAACCAGAAGCAAACATGTCGCCCAATCTTAACTGAGCGTCTGCATTCCCCTGTGCCACCGCAAGTTCGTAGTAGTGCGCAGCCTGTGCTCTGTCCGCCACAACACCCTCGTGTTTATCACCTTCATATAACATCTGGCCCAATTTTAACTGAGCGTGTGCATGCCCCTGGTCCGCTGCCATTCTGAAGTATTTCGCAGCCTCTGTATTGTTATGAAATATGCTTCGACCTTGATCTAACATCTGGCCCAATTTGAACTGAGCGGCTACATCCCCCCGATTCGCTGCAAAGCGGTAGTATTCCTTAGCTTGTGCTTTGTCATGCGGAACGCCTTCACCTTTCTGGTACATCCAGTCCAAGCTACGCACTGCGTCTTCATTCCCCTTTTCCGCTGCCATTCCGAAGTATTTCGCAGCTTCTTCAAGATTCTTCGTAACGCCTCGACCATCATATAACATTTCAGCATATTGTAACTGAGCAGGTGCATACCCCTCATCCGCTGATTTTTTAAAGTATTCCGCAGCCTTTTCCCTATCCGTGATCTTATGAGGTATATCTGTTCCGTCAGAATTCTTCGCATAATAGTACATATTACCCTGATCGAACAATTCTTCTGAATTCATTGCATCTGTATTAATAGACATTTCACAACAGTCTGAGTAATATCAGTATATATTATTAAGTATAAAAAATATAATTTTTAATGTACATTATCGCTAATTTTTTGTGTAATTTGTGGCAGAAGAATACTAGCATCTCCATTACCTTTACTAGCGCTATTACGTAAAAGATCAACAATTTTGTTATACGCACTCTCATTAAAAGATTTACTATTTGCTTGTTTCAAAAGAGTTTCTGCTTGTCTTAACTCAGTAATTCCATTGTCGGATAACATTTGAGTTAACATTTGAGCAGCAGTTGATTTAATTTTATCATCAGAATTGTTATCACTTAAAATTTTAAGAAGAACATAAAGGTAAAAAGCTGTTCCTTCGCCTGTTTCAATTTTTATTTGGTCTAGTAAACTATTAAAACCATCTGGTGAAAGACTTAGACAATATTGTCTTAATAGAGAATCAGATGTAATACTTGGACTACTATCAATACTTTGCATAGTAGAAGAATCAAGATTTGGTTGACCACTTGATTTAAAAGTTTCTAATAACTCACTAAGAGAACTTTCTTTCAGTGCCTTTTTGTAGTCTGTTAATAATTCAGATTGAAATAGGCTCCAACGTCCTCCTCTCTTAATACGTAAACGACGGCGCATAGTGTGTGAATGACCCTTATGATGTTTGCGACGATGTGACTTGTGAACCTTGCGAACCTTGTGACCTTTCCTTGATTTATTATTTGCACGACGCCGATTTCTTCTACTTCTTCCTCCATGAGGTGCTCTTTCTAAATGAAGATTATTCAATGGCGAACGAGGAGTATCTTTTTTTGTATCAGGGTGAGAATGACCAAATAGCTCTTTATATTCTTTTGGCGTTAAATAATAAGCATTTGTTCTACCGAGTGAACCTGATAAAAGTTTTCTTCTTCTTTCCTCATCCTTAGCTTTTTTATAATATTGAAGAAATAATAATTCTGCTTCTTCTTCTTTTTTTTTATTTTTTCTGCTTGAAGCTCGTGAAGCACTATGTGACATTTGTGTATTCTAACTATACATTATATAAATAAAAAATATTATACAAATAATAAATAGTCCCTAAATATAAAACCGCATCAAATACCCGAAGTTCTCATTATAAAAAGTCCGCCCATCTTCGAATTCAAGAACGATATCAGGATCATAAACGCGTCCGACAAGCTGATACCCCGAAACCACCCCTTCCATAATACAATCCCGTGAACATTTATCGACAATTTCAACCCGATGTTTTTTAAAAATAACTTCTTCAACAGTTGAAGTATTGATAGTCATTTCTAGTTCACGAAATTCAACCCTTATACCAGCTGTCAATGGTTTTTCATTTTCCCCCGAATTTCGATTAATCTCATGCTTCTCTTGCATCTCATACTCTTCATGTTCGTGTTCATCACATCCTACTAAATCTAAATCTAAAGTATCAAGTAATTCTACCTCACTTAAGTCGTTCATTTCACTCATACTCATACCCATACCCATACCCATACCCATACCCATAGACATATTTTCTCCTTCAATAATATTATCAACAATTTCAACACTGTCTAAAATCTCCATATCATGTTCTTCAATGATACAATATTTATCTGTGTCTTTATTGGGATAGTCTAAGAAATTCATTTAAGTTAAACCGTGTATATATTTTCTGTATATGTGATTATAACAAATAGTATTTATGTATTTATAATATTTGTATATATGTTATAATGTTATTAACCTTGACGCGAGTTAAAGCAGTTGAACCATCCAAAACACCCATCCCTGCTTGTTTGTGAAGTGCTACCACCACCACCAACACCACCACCACCTCCGCTATCCCATGAAACAGTAGGGGAAACTGGTTTAGATTTTGAATCAACATCCCCACCATCGGCTACATAGTTGACCATAGTATTTATAACAAGTTTCCGCAGTTCTTCTGAAACACGACATCGCATCATAATGCCACGTTTTTTTACATGAAAAACGTCTTCATTTTCCATTTCAACAAATATGTCGTAGTTTTTTATAGATCCGTTGAGACGATACTTGCGTAATTTCCCAGAACATAGAATATTATTTTTTGTTTCTAGGCTACTATTATCTACGATTTCAATATAAGTGTCATTCATTATCATCATATCCATAAGACAGATATAAAAGGGAATAACAATAGTTTTATAAACAGCTTCACCTGGAATAAAAGATGCAGGATTATTAACTTGAATAATATTTTCAGTTGTATATAAGTTATGATTTCCAATTAACCCTTCTGATTTTCGATTAATCTCACGACTCTCTAGCGTCTCTAGTGTTTCTAGTGCATCATGTTTACCCACTCTTTTAAAAGCGGTATTGTCTCCCCACCCGCATAACCCTCCCAACCCTCCCAGGCCGCCCAGACCTCCCAAACCACCTGATACTTTGTTTCCATCCGTATTGTTGTTATTATTTTTAAACAAAACGTAATCGCCCATTTTGTATTATGTATTTAAATACTAAAGATATGTAATAGGTATATTTATATATTATTAAGCGATAATATTGTTTAATAATTTATTTATATAGATATATTTGTAAACATAGAATGAATTTTCCTCCCGAGTTTGACATCAATGTGTATTACAGAAGCAACCCACATTTAAGTAAGATGAATCCCCAATCATTGGTAAATCATTATAATTTTTATGGACAACATGAAGGATTAATTTCGACATCAATAAAAAATAGAGATGATTTTATAAATCTGCCACCAAATGATGATAGGTTAATACTCGAAATAGGGCCTCTTTGTAGTCCATGTATGGTAGGGAAACGTCGTAATGTTTTCGCTGTTGACTACTTTTCTAAAGAAGAACTAAAAAATAATTACAAAAATGATCCAAATGTAGACAAAAGTAAAATATGCAATGTTGACTATGTGATAAAAGATAAATTAAAGTATTCGGAAGTAATAACTGATAAGAAATTCGACGTTTGCTTTAGTTCGCATAATATAGAACATGTGCCTTGTTTAATTACATTTTTAAATAATGTATCGAGTGTATTAAAACCCAACTCTTATTTTTTTCTTTGTATACCAGATTATAGGTATTGTTTTGATCATTTTCGAAAGCCGTCAAATATTTTCGAAGTATTAAATAGTTACTATAATAATCAGGATAAACCGTCAGCTTTATCTCATTTAGAAAACAAGTATATTAATACACATAATGATTCTGGCAAACATTGGCAAGTATCAGATAGTGCAATAAGAAATAGTTTTGTTTCCACAAACGAAGAAATATCATTTGCGATTCAGTCACGAGACAAAATAATAAAAGAAATAGAGTATGTTAAGAACGCATATATAGAGTGTAAGGAAAAATATATAGACACGCATTGTTGGAAATTTAATTCATTTGTTTTTAAAAATATAATAGAAATACTGTTTGCTACAAAATTTATAGACCTAAAAGTAGTAAGAGTATACAAAACATTGAAAGGGTGTAACGAGTTTTTTGCTATATTGCAGAAAACAGAATCGTGATAAGTATATTCCTATTTCACATTTCCATTTTCCAGAAACAGAAAATTGAAATGAAAGTAATCCTTAAAATAGAATGCAGCGATCAAGCAACCAACAACAACGAACGAATCATCAATGTCTGGAACTACTACCAACCACCACGCAGCGACCTCTGCCAAATACATCGCCGCCATCGAATACGGATCCCACATCTTCAGTGGCGAAAGAGGTGACTATGGGCTTTACAAATTTGCTGACCCCCACAGACAGGCAACCTACGAATACCATGAGACCGAATACAAGAAGAAATACGCGCTCAAGCATGCCTACGACAAGCAAGAATTCCTGCGCAAGATGCACGCCGACATCAGGCGCGAATACCTGACGCGCAAGAAACAAGTCAAGCGGCTTCAGATGGATGCCGCTGTCGACTTTCGAAACGCGGAATTGTCACTCCAAGAACACTACGCATCTAAAGCCGCCGACCATCCCTACATCCACGGAGTCGACATCCATGCTCCCCTCGTCTCGCAAATCCGACTCCCCAATGACGAACTTCTCGACTTGAAGAAGTTCGACGAAGAGGGCGAATTCACGAAAGTGCGCCAAGTCCACGCGGACCTTCTCGCCGACCAACAGGAGTCAATCCGCCTGTTCGAGCAGGAGGAGCAACGCCAGTCTGAGTATCACACCATTTGGCAACGATGGATGGAACGTGAATACCAGCAGCGACGCCCCTATGCACCCTGTGGTGAAGAGCAGCAGCAGCAGCCTGAGCAACCTCAGCAGCCTGAGCAACAGCAACCTCAGCAGCAGGAGGAGGAACAACCAGGTCGCTATGGCGACGGAGGATACTGCGGGTGTGGCGATTTGGGGTGTAGCGACTGCTACAGCTACGGCAGTCAGAATGACGACCAAAGCAGCTACGACAGCGAATACGACTACCCACGCGAATGCAACTATGAGCGCGAACGTCGTGAAGCAGAAGAAGCAGCAGCAGCACAAGCAGAAGCAGCAGAGCAACAACGCTGGGAGGAAAACACGCGCGACAGCGATGGCGAAACCTGGGACGAAGAAGCGATAGCGAATGAAGCCGAGCACAGACGCGAAGTTGCGCTGATGAAACTCAACAACGACATGACCTACACATGCGATGACCACCCCGATGTCCAGCAGCTTGAAGTCGTCGCAATCACAGAGCCGAAGGCGCGAATCACGGCGTCAGCGGCATCCAGTGGAGGAATCAGTGCTCAGAAGAAAGCAGCGGCGGGAGCAGCAAAGAAAGCGGCAAAAGTAAGACAGGCCAAGCAAGATCTCAAAAAGAAGGCGAAGTTCGTCCCGATCAAGATCACCATGAACACCAACCGTGTGCCTGTGCCTGTGCGCAAAGAATGCAGCGATGTGGAAGAAGGGAGCGACGTGGAACAACAAGAACAAACCACAACGACAACGCTGCTTTACCAAGGCAGAGCTCAAGTCAACTTTCCCAAGAAGAACCTGCAAAATGTGTCGCGCAAAGGCAAGCAGCGCCACATCGCTATATGGAGGCGCATCGAGACGGAACAAAAACACGCCAGTGCACGCGGAACCAGGATCGCAAACATCCCGCAGCCGAGGGCGTGGTATGACGAACCAAGTGACTACGAAGTCTAAATCGTCGTGAGGTAAGTAAGTAAAGAGAATCAGGTAAGTGCGCGCGCATTGTGTTTATGTAACTAACACTTTTTTTACAACGCATAGAAAACTGAAGTTATTTTATGTGGTTAATACGAATATAGATATAAACATCTGCGTCAACATCAGTATCAACATCAACATGCCATTCTTTCTAGCTGAAGCTTTTACGATGGCTGGAGCATTTGTGGTAATATTTGGAATTTTAATTTGTTGTATTAACAATGATAATAGCAGTGATTCATATTCGCGCCAAGTGAGGAGACTTCGCAAACACAAATGCGAGTGCCGAAAGTGTAAGAAGTAAGCAGCATTGTCGCGACATCCTCGTTGAATATCAACGAATGGAAAATTGAAATGAATTTAATCCTTTAATTCAGATGTAGCGAACAAGTGAACAAGCAAAGAAACTAAAACATGGCCTCAAAAATGAACTTATCGGAGTATACAATCAAGGAAGCGACGCGTTCTTGGGCGGAGATGATGAAGATGACGGAAGGTATTCAACTGATGTATGAGGAGGAAATAGGTAGGTTGCGCAGACGCGTGACGGAGCTTGAAGCCGAAGCCAAGCGAGCTCAAATTCCAAAAACGTGGATTAAAGAGAATCTCGAAGAGGCGCAACAAGTGATTGACAACATTGTGGGAATAAAAGGCATTACGGAAGATCCAACCAAGGCGGCAATTGAGGCTGGTATTTCATATGCCGACCCTGCCCCTGCCCCTGTTCCCAAAAAGAAATACGAACAGCCGCGTGTTTCTATTTCCAGCTCCATTGTGCCGTCGAATGAAGAGTTGTATGGATATTGAACATGTAGTCTAGCCGCAAACAAACAAACCAACAACCCAGGTAAGTATAGTGCGTATGAATTTATATTACTAACACTTTTTTATACGTTTTACAAAATTGAAATAGATTTATTCGCATAAATCGGATATAGCGAAAAAAGCAAGAACGAAAAAATATCAATGTCTCAACAGAATGTGTCATCATCGGGATTCGAAGGAGTGAAGGTAAGCAAGGGATTTGTGAAAGGGCTACAGGGACAGGTATTTAAGTTGGAGCAAAACATGCAAGGTCTGATTACGCAATTGGAGCACGCGAATGCTCTTGCGACGGAGTTTCACGAGACGAGTGTCATGTATCAGAGAAAATACGGCGAAGTTTTACACCAGATGGAAGAAATGAGACGCGAACATGGATACGAGAAAGCAATACTGAACTACAATCTTGAAGCCGCGCAGGAGGAAGCAGCCAACGAAAGAGAACAGAATCAAGCCCGTTCCGAGCAAATCGCGATACTGATGCAGCAAATTGCTAATCAATGCGACATGACACTGATGCAGCAAAGCTGGGCTACAACTACAATCATGGACGCTGACATGGACGGGGATATGGGTGGCGATGGTCGTGGTTCTCGCGAAGAACTGTCGCCTGTTTCTATATCATCTCCATCACCGATGAGGACGCCTACAACACCGATGGCGAGACGTAGGCAGACACCGACACTTGATCCCGAGACGCCCGACCCCGTGACACCCGACCGAAAGTCATTTCATTTTCAATGCTCTGCCGCGATGGCGAGTTGTGATGGACTATATGCACCTGTGTAGAATCTGATCTGTGGCTGGGTTTAATAAACCCTTTTTTATATAACTCTAAAAATATGTCAAGAAGGTAATATGCGAAGCTCTGCATAATATTGTTTAACTTTATTTCTAACAATGTAGATAGCAGACAAAGTAAGTAAAGAAATCTCAACTGAACTGCGAACAATCATGGGTGTATCATTTGACTGAACGCTATAGTAAATCCACATCCCAGATGAAAAAATACTAAGAATACAAAAAAGCAGAGATAAACTATTAGTGCTTTTATTTTTATAAAGCAAAAACATAAATATAAACCTTCCAACCACCGATAAAGATGTTGCAGTATAAGGAATGATTCGCAACTCTTCGCTATTTTTATTCATGAATCTGATCTTATTTAAAATTATTAAGAATTAAAACTAAACTAATATATTATATAAAATTGATTGTAAATATTTTTATATATTAATTTATATAACCAACACCAAATGTATACCGAAGTATTCAACGCAAACTATCATATAAGGTTAGGAAAAACCCAACAAGAAAACGATGACATAGTCCGAACATCATCTCAATCTGCGCTCTGGTTTCATCTCAAAGATTTTCCAAGCGCACACGCAGTAGTTACAAATATATTGAAACCAGGCAAATATGATAATGCAGTAGTCATCCGCGCGGCAACTCTAGTAAAAGACCATGCAAAACAGGGAGTGAATAATTTACAAAAAGTGAGCATAAATTATTTACCAATTAAGAATGTGAAACGAACGGAAGTGCCTGGGCAAGTAATACTGACAAAAAGTCCCAAAACGATTCATGTGTAATTACATAGGCATCATTAAACGCACATCGGCGGAACCCAAGCCCTTGGGGCATACATTTACGCCAGATTTGTTGCCGCTAAACCAGTTGTCGAGCAGTTTAGTAGACGGCTGTGTGGGCGTGGTTGTGGGGAAACCGATTTTGGGACGGGTAGTATTTCCACCACTGAAATTGGTGCTGTTACCATTGAAGCTGCCGTCCAAAAATTTGGGAAACATGGTGGAAGCCTGGTGGTGGAAGAAGGAAGGCGCAGGCGAAGGTGAGGGGTTCAAAGACATTTTTATAATATTGTATAATATTTTTTATTTAATATTTTTTATTTAATATTAAATATTAAATATTTTTAGTTAATACCGTCCCTATCTCTAATGCCTTAATATATTAAAACAGATCTTTGTTAACTTTTGTAGGCATACCGTGTCCAAACATTACCATGTATATCAATACAATGGCGGCTAAAACGATACTTCTATTTTCGGCTACAGCCTGTCTTTGTTTTAACACGTAAACCATAAAAATGTATAGAATAATTCCGATTATTGCAGAGTGTAACAACATAGTCAATCCACTTTCCATTTTACTTTATATATAAATATAAATATAAATATTAAAATAATATTTTATATAATAGTTATAAGTATAATAAAATAATAACAGTATATATAATTATAATGATACTAGAAGTAATTGGTGCTATATTGGGTATAGGGATAGCAGGTGCTTGTTATGGAAGTAGAAAATGAATATAAATTATAACTACTGGTGAATAAACCAATGGTTATAATTTTCAGTTTTGTTTTTGTTTTTGTTTTTGTTTTTGTTTTGTAAGCAAGCAAGTCAGAAAAGCAAAGAAATGTAAAGCAAAATTACCGACGTCCACCGAGAGGCAGACCCATACTAGAAGCCTCTGCGCGAGTAAGAGCGCCAGCATTGTTGGCGGCGACCTGTGCAGCGTGTGTAGGGTTGGCCAAGTAGCCCATGTTGTTCATGGTGTAACCATTAGAAACGTAGTTCTTGGCATGAGGATTTGCACCATTAGAGGAGAAGGAACCCCTAGCGGACATGTTAGCATGAAGTGCGGGGAGCTTTGCGGAAGCGGCAAATTGGAGGTTCAAAGACATTTTATAACATAATAGTATATTTTATTTTTATATATGTTTAACTTATATATTTCTAAATTTTTGTAAAATTGAAAACTTTTTTATAATAAAAAGTAATGTAAATACAGAGTAACAAAAATGGACACCAAAACAGATATAAATGGCTTACCTGCAAAATACGTTATTACAAAAAATCCCAGTGATCGCACTGGAGCATCATATATTGTTGCAAAGGTTCTGGATATTCCCGATATTCACGATGTGTCGGAAACGATACACCCTAATACAATTCGCGTGCCATCCTCATATATCTCATACAACTTCAGTGAAACCCCGCTTCATTTATGTGATCCTGCAAACCTCGTCACCCAACATCGTCAAAGTGATCCAAATTTACCGCATCGTGTGATCGATATATCAAAACAGGCATACACACACGAAGAGATGCAATGGTATACCGACCCCCAGTCCGTGATCCCTGCTCCGAAACGCCTGGTGATGATTCCAATGTTGCGATGTTATTTGTGCGGCGATTTCCAAAAAACTGACGATGATATTCATTATGAGGGTGTCGGCGAACATACTTTTGGCTACAGATATTGCACCGAATGTCGGCCTTACTTTATGGGTTCGCTATATAAAGCTATTAAGCAGATTATAGAGTTTCGTCGCCGATATGAGGCGTGGGTAGCTTCGACTGACATGACAATTCCGAAACCGTTTATTTGGGTTGCGCGAACGCGTCGTGACGAAAATGGGAAACGGATTGTAGGTGGAAACACGCGACACAGATACACGAAATGGAATATATTAAATTGGGTGGCTCGCAAACTTGAAACCCAGCGGATTTCATCGGAAGATAATGAGACGGTTATTCAGCAAGAAGAGGATAGTCTACTTTGCGAACAGATCGAGGAAAAAGAGGTGGTTGGTTTTGAGTGTATGTCAATTACAAAGTCAGTTCCATTGATAGATATCTATATTACCAATCTTGGATTACTTGATAATCCCGAATATGATCCAAATATTGATGACCCGCTCAACAAGTATAGTTATAAAGAACAGCGCATGATGTTTAAAGATGCATATATTTGAAGAAACATGCTGCACCTTATCGTGGCAAGGTAAGTAATATTTTTATTTAATTTTCATTTTTATTTTCTTTTCCTTCTATTTCGTGGAACAGAAAATTGAAGTGATTTTAATGCATATATTTGAATGCAGTGAATCAGAAACGAATCAAAAACCGCATCAAATGTCCGCCAAAGTTGCTTCTCCCAAGTCTCCCTCATCCGAAGGTTTGACGTTCGAAGTCCGTGATTATGACGGTGATCACGTCTACACCCCAGGTTCTCCTGTGTCTCCTGCTTCTCCTCTTCAGCATGATGATGACAATTTTGGTCTTCTCCAGCGCAGCGAGTCGTCTGCCGAGACCGATCCCGCCCTTGTTCCCGAGGCCCCGAAAGACCCCAACATCAGTCGCGTCCAGATGGGCGACAATCCCGAAACAATTGCCCTCTTACACTTCCTCGCAGGACAAGGCATCGACACAACCAAATTTGTCACAGAGCATCTGATGAAATACGGAAGTCGTATCCGTGTTGCTCAAACCGACGAAGGCAAAATCGTTGGCTGCCTCATCTTCGACAACGAGACCGACCAGTCCGAACTCCGAGGCATGTCGCCTGAAGAAGTCAAGAAACAGGTCGGTCCGTTCATCTACATGCAGCTGCTGATTGTTGCGCCTGAGCACGCGATGGATGCCGACAAACACTGGAAGGAGCGTCTGCTTCTATCATTCTTGGCGTGCGTCGTCAAAAACGGCAAGATCGCAATCGTTCGCGCGGATGCCGACAACCACGAGGACATCGAGATCTACAGGTCATGCGAATTCTACACGATGGAGGACATGGGAATTCCATCCTACTCGTCGATGAAGGACAAGATGAAAATCCTTGCCTACACGCCGATGGGTCTCGAGGGCACGACGCAGCTCTTCAAGAAGTTCTACGACATGGGGGCGAGGTTCTAAGCGGGTGTGTCGCAAACGATACACGCACACACGCACGCACACGATAGGTAAGTAGTCTGCGCGCAGCATGTGTTCTAATACTAACACTTTTTTTAGTATGTAGTTATATTTTTTTATACAAAAATCAAAAATGATACAAAATAATATAGGTATATATTATAAATAGTATAGGTAAAATGAAAAAAACATATCGCCATTCTCGTAGACCAAATAAGCCGCGCAATAGTCGAGTTAAAAAAAGACATACGCTTCGTAGAAGAATGCAAAAAGGTGGAGCCTTTCATTATGAACTCGATGTTTCTACAGATTTGAATGTTGTTTTTGTTACATATAAAACCAGACCCCGCGTTATATATAAAATAGATCTCCCCTCTAAAACATTTAGTATATTTACTGGAGGACCAACTGATGAGTCCTACCCTTTAGACAAAAAATATGACATGAACTTATTAAAAATATTGAATCATGCAAAAATAAATGACTATAGATTTGAGGATTTACTAATAGATAAAGGAATTGATAATATAGAATACTATCCCGATGATGGTAAACTTGTTAGACATATACAAAAACCACAGAAAAAAGCATTACTTCAAATAGAAGAATATTTACCTGAACCTCCACTCCCCGCTATCATTGAAGAAGTGGATGTTTTACAAGCACAACCAGTTGCTGTATCGCCTCGTTCCCCGCCCAAGTCCCCACTCAAGTCCCCACTCAAGTCCCCACTCAAGTCCCCGCCCAAGTCCCCACTCAAGTCCCCGCCCAAGTCCCCACTCAAGTCCCCGCCCAAGTCCCCACCCAAGTCCCCGTCTCATTCTAAAACCGTAAAAAATGTATCACTTTCAGGTGCCACAAAAGAAAGACTACGTAAGGCAATGCAACTTGCTTCTGGAATAACGGATGATACTATAGCTGAAATCAGAAGAGGTAATATAAGAGTAAAACCATCTTCTAATGCAGATAAAGGTAAAAAAAATATATCAGAATCCATGCGTTTGCCCAATAAGGATCGCCCAGTATTTAAACCCTAATACCCCTTTTCAGTATTATACTAAAAGTCATAATAATATTATCTATAATATTATTAAAGTTAATACTATAGATAACATATACATGTATGTAATTGATATACCTGAAGAACATAAAATTGAAGTCGAAATAAATGATAAAAATAAAAGCAGCGATAAACCAAGATCAAATCAACAACCAAATATGTCATCAGCATCCGTTCACGAAAATCAAATAATTTCAGTATCCAATCCTATATCAGTTCCATCACAAAAAAAGGAATGCCGTATATGTTTTGAACTATACAATAAGTCCACACGTGTTTGTGTCACATGTCAATCATGTGGATTCGAGGCGTGTCGCCAGTGTCATGCGACATTTATTTTGGATCCGACCAATACTCTACCCAACTGTATGAACTGTCACAAGGAAATGCAGCGCGAATTTCTCGTAGATAATTTCACGCTCAAATTTGTATCAAAAGATTGGAAAGAACATCGTGAGAACGTTATGCTTCAAAAAGAACGTGCACTTCTTCCTACGCGCCAACCCGTGGCCGAAATGGTAAAACGAAAAAATGATTTGACTACCGAATGTAATACACTTCTTGAACAAATCAATGCTCTTCGCGCACAACATTATGCACGCTCAACGGAAAAAAATCGTCTCGAATATCGTATACGTGTGGGGCCTGCGGCCGATGCAGCTATACCAGGACAAGCCGCCGCACAACGTGAACATGCCGCATTTGTTAGACCGTGTCCAAATACCGAAGCAAATTGTCGCGGTTTTCTCAGCACTCAATGGAAATGTAATTTGTGTAGTATGTGGACATGTAAGGACTGTCACGAAATGAAAGGACCTACCCAAGATACACCGCATGTATGTAATCCCGATAATCTAGCATCGGCAAAATTAATTGACGCTGATACACGTGGTTGCCCAAAATGTGGTGCTCGTGTATATAAAATTAGCGGATGCAACCAGATGTTCTGCACTGCTTGCAATGACTGTGCTTTCGACTGGGTTACAGGACGCATCGAGACAGTTATTCATAACCCGCACTATTATGCATTTCAGCGTCAGCTAAATGGTGGACATGTTCCTCGTGTAGTTGGTGATATTTTATGTGGACGCGAAATTGACCAGACGACGTCTACAGTGGTGACAAATCTATTCCCCACCGAAACCATTACACGAAATATTACTGTTTGGAGAAATAGTAACAAAGACTACGCCAATGAAAGACATGTTTCGGCGGTTCCATATAGACACGCTGGCTCGGCTTCGGCTGCTCCACCTGCACCAGTTAGTGCAGAAGAGAAATGGGGTAGATTTTATGACGACTGTATTAAAAATACTATGAATATTATGGATAACGAACATGCTGATAGTAGAAGTAACAGACTTAACAAAAATACCAATACCAATACCAATACCAATACCAACCAAAACTTGTGCCCATTGCCACAGTCGGATGTTAACCGACTTCGCGAAAGAATGCGTATGGAGCGTATTATTCTATTTCGCAAACTACAGTTCCAGGAAATCTGTCGCATTATCATCGATATTCGCCTTGTCATTTTGCCCCAGTATCGTGTAGATCCTTTGCGCTACAATGAAGAATTAGGTGTGAAATATCTACTTGGTGAACTATCGGAGCGCGACTTTGCTGTAGCATTACAACGCTCAGATAAAAGGATGCAAAAATCGCGTGATATCCAGAATATTCTAACAATGGTTCTCGCTACATCTACGGATATTATATTTCGATTTGCCGACTACCTGAGACATATCGATGCTAACAAAAGGCGCTATGATGAAGTAACTGATCAAGATTTCAAAATCTTGGACGAAATCCGCGAACTCTTTAACTATGCGAATAGATGCTTGAATGTCGTCGCGCGAACATACCAGTCGAAAGTTACCGTGATACTTGGTCATACACTTGAACCGAAATATTGGGAAGATGATGGGAAAGTCATTCACTCCAAAATGAATGAATACCATCGCGCTGTCGGAGGAGGAGGAGGAGTCGCATATGTCCACGCAAATCGAAACCAATAAACCTATAGGTCTGCATATTAAACTATTTAAAACTATTTAAAACTATTCTAAAAAATATATATAGTTGTAATATTTCTTTTACCTTCACTCATAATAATCACATTATAATAATCATGAAACCATTACAAGTTTCGGTTTCATTTTTTTCCACAATAGTAGTAACCTGTTATTATACACACAACCCCTTCTATCATCACCTATATATGCTAATGATTATATTTGGTATATTTAATCATGAATTAGATAGAAAAAAAGATAACAGTAAAAATATTATACATATTATTGATACGTTTTTAGCACATTTGGCGTTTGTATGCATTCTTTGGGACAGTTATAAGTATTTGTTTATGAATATTAGTTTATTTAATACGTTTATGTTTTTTGCATTAGAATATATATACCCCGAATATGATCAGATATTGCACATGCTAATTCATATGCATACCGTATTTTCGATGAATATTTATTTTATTTATTTGAATGAATGAATTGAATGAATTTTTCTTCTATTTTGTTCAATATTTGTTCAATATTTAATTTTTATTTAAATATTGAATTTCGATTAATCTCACGCATCTGTATCATCTCATGTTTTTATAGGTCTTGTAATCTTACAATCTTATAGTCTTTAGAGATTTATTCCATCATAATAAGGTTGAGGTGTAAACATGCCTCCTTTTGAGCTATCAAATGGCGATGGGAACGAGTAGTCAATGCCGTTACCACATCCAAGTTGTCCCGAACAGTCACGATTAACATCATCTCCAAAAAATATATTAATTGCGGGAGCCATCATGGACCCCAGACCTGATAAAAAGCCTGAGGATGCTTCGGAATATGAATTTCTATATTGTTTACTTAAGTCATCTATTTTATTTTTAAGAGTATTCAATTCATTTACAGATTTCATATATTTGTCTTTAAGACTGCCGTAATTATCGCAGATCTCTTTTGCTTTCTGTTTTATAGTATACATCATTGTATTTGCTGCTTCAGTGTTTTTCTTCTCTTTTAAAGTAGCACCGACTTTTATCGACTTAGACTCAGCGAAAGAGTATTCATTAATGGCTTTTTTAAGTTTTGTATTCATATCGTAACAGTCCTTTTCGGCTTTATCCATTTGCATTTTATTCCATTTTACACTTTCTGCTAATTCATTATAATCTCTATTCATTTTATCAAGTTGCATCTTTAAAGCAGCAGCATTTGCAGTTTGTGTTTGTCGTTTAGCATTTTGCGATGCAGAACTAATAGAAATCGATTTTGTATTATTAATAGATTGTATTTTACCCATTTCTCTCGAATCTCTTGCACCTCTTGTGTTTCCATCTTCTGTATATTCAGATGGCGTTGAACCTGCAAGGTTCATTTTGCTACCAGCTCCTACGCCACCTCCACCACCTCCACCTCTGGCACCACTTCCACCACCGCCACCTCCGCCACCACCTCCGCCACCACCGCCACCACCTCCGCCACCACCGCCACCACCTCCGCCACCACCGCCACCACCTCTGCCACCACCGCCACCACCTCTGGCACCATCGCCTCTGCCACCGCCGCCACCACTACCAGCCCCTTCCCCATCACCGTCACCCATTCCACCACCTTCAAACCAACTCATAGGCGGGTTTGTAACCTCCTTTATATTAACAAAATCCCATTGTTTTGTTACAGTATTCCATTGTTTTTTATATTCAAAATATCCATATAGTCCTGTGTTTGTTTTGCAAACATTACATCCATCATATCCCGCTATTAACCCATTGGGTGTAACTCTAGAAATAGGTTTACATATAACTTTATTATCGTTTACACCGACTTTTCGGCATTTGCTCTCCAAATACCCACCACTTTGTTCCAGTTGCAAAAAGTTGAGACATGTTGCCGTTGTAGGTTTTTGGCATTTTTCCTTACACTGATCCGCATTATATATCTGCTCTATTGATCTAGTCGCCGTAGGTGTCCATCCAACAGGGAAGCGAGTTATATACTCGTCGCCTCCACAATTACCACAATCTGAATTCTTTTTACACTCGGAGCCTGCTGCAAAGTCACAAACAGGTCCGCATGTATATCCCTTTATCTTGTCGAATTTACACGCCGAACTGTTTCTTCTAGTAGTTGGGTCATCAACTTTTATACAACCGATGGGGCATCCTTCTGCTTTGCTCTTAGCATCTTTCTTACCATAGTTGGGGTCAGGTGGTTTGCAATACTTTGGACGAACACCACCTGCATCTTGTGGTGGACATGGCTTAGAACAGTCTGTTCCTGGTCCTACAAATGTTTGAGAAGGATCCATGGGGAAATATTGTAAACTACCGTCGCTCTTAATACCTTTTACTGGTGTATACTCATAGTAATTAGCCACCCATTGATTACTGCTACTAACAATTCTATTAGGAATGGTTGTTCCTTCTTTGTATATTATATTACCCAAATCATCAGTGGGAATACAAACACGTTTACAGTTCGCGGATGTTTTTGGATCAGTGCATATGTTTTTTACAGTAGATGAAGCAGACGATGGTGCTTGTGTAACGACTTGTATTTCGCTGGTTCTAATAAAAATATCCTGCCCATCTTTAATATTGACCTTTGTAAAACCAGAAGTTGCACCAACTTTTTCAACATTAAATTTAAAATATGTATCCCCGTTTGTTTTTTCCATAGAAAGGATCTTATATTGAATATTCCTGTCTTTTGTTGCATTATTATACATAATCAGAAATTTACCGACCTTTCCACAGTATGTTAATGCGTCGGTATTATTGCCCCCTGATTTATCAACACCAGGTATAAGAATAAATTCTTTATTAATTCCCGAGATATCCCCAAGCCAGTATACATTAGGTGCCACAGGTCCTGTTGTTGGTATAGCAGCACCTGCACCTATTTTTGCAGTAAATTTCATTAATACGGGTGTCTTGCATTTTGCTTCGGCGGCGGCAATATTTGCTGCCTTTGCAGCATCTGCTTTTGTTTTAGCATCAGTTGCTTTTGTTTTAGCATCAGTTGCTTTCGCTTTTGCTTCGGATGCCACAGGAATAGTCATACCTGGAACTGATGCAGCCGCCTTTGCACCATCCGCGGCAGTTATTGCAATTCCAGCATCAGTCTTTGCGGTTTGTGCCGCCGCGAGCGATGGACCCTTTATTGCGATTGCTTCATCCGCGACAGTAATAGCGCTGGTTGCAATTGTTTTTGCTTCAGTTGCAATCGAAATAGCGGATGTTTTTGTATCATCAATAAACTTGGCTTCTGCTGCTGCTTTAGCTTCAAGAGCGGCGGCTTTCGCTTTATTAGCTGCAATGATAGCGTTATCTGCCATTAACTTAGCAGCATTTGCATTTACTGTAGTTGAAGCGACACTTGCAGCCGATCGTGCATTAATAGCACTTGTTTTTGCTTGAGTTGCAGAATTTTTTGCGGTTACTGCCGCAGGACCTCCGCCTGCAGCTTCCACTTCGGTTGTAATTTTTATTGCATCATCCGCGGTGGCAATTGCCTCATTTGCTGCTGTCTTTGCTGCAGCGATAGCGTCTATTCGTTGTTGTTCTGCTGCCGCTTTAGCTGCAATAGCTGCGGATTTCGCATTATCAGCAGCATTTTTTGCATTATCAGCTGATGTTTTTGCATTATCAGCGTCATATTTTGTTGTAGCCGAATATGCAGCCGATTGCGCATTAATGGCATCATTTCTTGCTTGATTTGCAGAATTTTTTGCGTTTATTGCAGCTTGGCCTCCATTTGAAGCTACAGCATCGTTTGCAGTTCTTATTGCATCATCGGCGGCATTAATTGCCTCGTTTGCTGCTCTACTTGCATCTGATTTCGCATTTCGTAGTTGTCGAGCAGCTTCATCTCGGTCTCGCCGTGCTTGTTCCTCTCGCTCTCGCTTTTCTCGCCGTGCTTGTTCCTCTCGGTCTCGTTGTTCTTGTGCCTCTCGGTTTCGCCGTTCTTGTTCCTCTCGGTTTCGCCGTTCTTGTGCCTCTCTTGCCTCTCGTTCTCGCTGTTCTTTCCCTGGATCAAACAAATTTTCAATTGGCTTAGTTAACCAATCCCAAAAACCCATTTATTATATATATATTTTTATATGATATATAAATAGTATATATAATAATGTATAAAATATACTTAGTATAATATTTACAAAATATATATATAAAGTTCAAAATACAATAAATAACAGGATAAATATGTAAAAAAATCAATAATATATTACATATATTTTCCAGCCCATTTTCCTATTTTCTCACGAGTCTCTTACTTCTCATGCTTAATCAGAGTGAACAATCTTCATATTGTCATCATCCTGATTAGCGCTCGACTTGGCCATCTCGCTAAACCAATCTTGTTTTGTTTCGAAAACTTTGTCATTCCAAACAACTTTTTGTGTCTGGGTTCGGATTGATTGTCCTGTTTTCTTATCTAAAACAAAACAAATTGTCATTTGGACAGAATGATGAGCTTCAAATAGTTTGCCTGTGCGAGACCTGTAAATAATCTTACCAAGTTTGTGATTGATTTCCTTTTCCGTTGCTTTTTTCAGATCTTCTTCTTTTTGTCTTTCTTTTTCTTTTTCTGATTTTTCAATAATCTCACGCATCTGTTGCGTCTCACGCGCATTGCGGCGCATCTCAACCATAGCATTGATGCGAATGTTTGTTTCATTGATTGTGTCGATGTGTTTGTTAATAATACTTGAACCGCAGCTGTTGATATTGACTATGTCACCAGTATCATCGTTGATGAGCAACGGCTGTTTTTCCGATTGTTTCCGTGTCATATTTTCTCCCAACGAGAGTGCTGGTCGTTTATAAACAAACTGTTGTCTTCCGTTGCTGACGCTTCCTCCACAGCCATATCGATATTTGTATCGGTCGGTGGATGAAGCCGTAGGCGTATGAACAGACAACTCGGCAATAACTCTTACCATTTTTATAAAGATGCGTGGAGATGTTTCCTTTTTATGCCTCTACATAAGATGAATATTTTAACTTCAATTTTCTATTCATGAAATATAACCATATAACCATATAAGCATATAACCTACATAGAAAATTGAACTGTAAAATTCTTAAAAATATAAATGTAAACACCAAGAACCAAGAACCAAGAACCAAGAAACCCACCGAAAATGAATACTCAAAATAATGCAAAACATATTGAAGGATTTCCGATACTATATGGTATTGAAAAAAATGGAAAAATCAAGACGTGGGTGGCGAATATATATTTGAAGGGGGAAAATATGAAAAGCGGACATGCTTATGCTACAATAGAACACGGGCAACAGGAGGGTAAAAAACAGCTCACTGTGCGTGATTATACGGAAGGAAAAAATATCGGAAAGAGAAACGAGACTACACCGTTGCAGCAGTGTATCGCCGAAACGAGAAAAAAATGGCTTGACAAATTGTATCAAGAATCGTATCAAGAGACGATGCCGATGCCGATGCCGATGCCTCAAATAGAGCAAGAGCAAGACAAAGTCCAAGCTCAACAACAGACAAGCACCAAGAAATATTTCCCAATGCTTGCTCAGACGTTTGATCCTGAATCGAAAACAACAAAAAAGCACACAATCGTGTTCCCCTGTTTTGTTCAACCAAAGCTAGACGGGTTGCGCTGTGTGGTATACCTCGATTCAACCACAGGTGAAATACGTCGCCAGTCTCGCACAGGCACATATTTCGACACAATGACACATATCGCCACATCACTTGCGCCCCTATTTGCGAAGTATCCCGAGGTGGTCCTAGACGGGGAATTATATACTACCGAAATTCCCTTTGAAGAATTGGCAGGGCTAATCAAAACGAAGAAGTTGACCCCTGAAGACCATGAAAAACTTTGTGTAATTGAGTATCATATTTATGACATTATTAACGAAACCATGCCATATCATGAGCGACACGACAGCATCAAAAAGATGTTTGCGACTGTTGCTGCATCGACTTTATCATCGCCTCATGCGTTGCCTCCATATATTCGCCTTGTGAAGACGATCGAGGCGAAAACGAAGGCTGATTTTAAGGCGGAGTTTGGGAGGTTTATAGAGGAGGGTTATGAGGGAATTATGTTGCGAAACAAGGTGGGAATGTATAGGTGCAACTTTAGGAGTCATGATTTGCAGAAGTATAAAGAATTTATGGAAGATGAATTCAAGATTATTGGATTTATGCAGGGCGATGGACGGGACAAAGGAACCGTTATTTGGATATGCGAGACAAAAGAAGGGAAAGAGTTCAGGGTGCGTCCGCGCGGGACAATCGAGAACAGAAGCGAACTGTATAAGAATGGGAAAAAATATGTAGGCAAAAAGCTTACAGTTATATTCCAAGAACTTACAGAGGAAGGGAAGCCACGGTTTCCAGTTGGAAAGGATATTCGTGAGAATTATTAATATTTAGAAAAAATGCAAACAATACAACAATACAACAACAATACAACAACAATACAACAACAATACAAAAATAATATTAGTAAAGTATATAACTATTTTTATTTTTTTGAAACATGGCTAGACGGACGACACGGACACGGACACGGACAATGAAAAGAACTAAAACGCGTAAACACTATCGCAAGCATAGTAAAAATTGTAAATGTAAAAATTGCAATAAAACAGCATCGCGAACTCGTGCACGAAGAGGTGGAACACAAACATCTGTAGGTGGAGATATGACATATAAAGGTGGACAATGGTATTCATTAAATCCTGTCCAAGGGAGAAGTTGATGATCGATATCAATGAGATTAGTTATACTATTATATATGTATAAAACATGAGACGTAAGAGATGCGAGAGATTTGACTTAATTCATAATTAATAATTCATAAATCGAAACCTATCAACAAACAAATATTAACATATTTTACTACAAATAAATAAAATATGTTTAAATATAAAACAACATCAGTATAATAGTCAAAAATGGTTAGATTAGAAATATCAGAAATATTATCTAAAAACTGTGGTGGGTATGGTGCATGGATGAATAATGTGCTAAGCTCGCCAGCTCCAGGATCTGAAACATGGGCGGGGTTTCAGTTTGGGGGTGGACGCAAGGGGCGAAGGGTTCGCAAGTCTTGCAAACATCGTAAATATTGCAAAACTATTAAACGCCGCCGTGTTCGTCGCAGTCGTAGGAGTTAATGAAACCCCCGTTTATAGTCGCGATAATTTATATTAGACTGACCATGTTTGTATGTTTTATTGTGTTTTTTATTTTCTAAATTAGAAATAATTAGAGTAACTTTGTCGAAATGACTACTTTTGGTATTAAATGTAGTCTTTTCTCTACCGTCATGTTCTTCATCGTTGGTAATAGTTTTATGGTTGTTTAATGTGTGAGAACGATTATGCCTTTTTGTATTATGGTGTTTACGTTGAACAACACGTCTAGATTTATATTTTATAGTCATTGATATGTATTGGCTTATATATTATAACAATATTATTAAATATTATTATAAAATAATATCAAAATAACAGTTGATATATATAATAAATAAAGAGTGAAACGGGTTAAAACGAACAATGATTAATGAAATAATATTTTCAAAAAATACTATTAATTTAGGATTGTTTTTAGGATTAGGGATGGGAGTATTAAGTATATTATCAATTTCAATATTTAGAAAATTGAAGTATAAAAAGACATCATATAAGAATACAGAGAATAGGATATCCGTTATTCAAAGTCATCAAATCGAGAAAAAACAAACAATGGCGTCCTCATCAAGTGTAAAAGCGAATCCTTTTGTGCGTCTTATCATGGGTTTTACAGGTTCTGCTGGTGTTTTACATCGTGCTACGCGATACGAACTGTTATGCGAAACGGAGGAACAAGTCTGCGATGCGTCGCGAATGCCAGTGGCGAGATCAGTGATGACGGGCGTCGATGCAGGAAGTCAGGTATGTCAAGAAATAATCAGCAAACTGGAGAGGCGCGTTCGGAACCAAGAAGAGTCAAATGAAGGTGAGAAAACGCCGAGGGAGGGATTCATACAAGAGATTTTCGGTGTATCGAATACCAAAGATACATCGGTCGTGGCAGCCGACAAGGATGAGGAATCAAAACTGTCGATGCAATACACCTGTGCGATATGCCTTGACGTGTTGTGTCTTGGAAATACGAATATGACAACGACGGGTTGCGGGCATACATTTCATTTGAGCTGCTTGCTTAAAAACTTGCGTCTGAGGAATGTCTGCCCCATGTGTCGCTGGCCATTGGAAGACGCTCGTCCCAAACCCCAAACACCAAATGTGTTGACCCCTGTCAGTGCGGAACAAATCATTTCGGAAGAAATATCATATTTTCCGAATGCAGCGCATGCTCATAGCATAACACTTTCGCGCCATCCGAAGCGTCGTCTCAAGGAATTGTTGCGCGTGTTTAGTTTCACACTGTTGCGTTCTGTTGCCGAATATGTGCATGATGAAAATATGCCCGAGGGTTGGTATGATGATGGTGATAGTGACAGTGATGAAGAAACAGAGAGTGAGAACGAAGGCGAAGGCGAAGGCGAAGGAGGAGAAGCGACCGACAACGAAGAATCGACTGACAACGAAGATGAAAACGAAGAGAATGATGCGGATGCGGATGCGGATGCGGATGCGGATGCGGATGCGGATGAAGATGAATTCAACTATGCGGTTGAACACGATAGACAGTCAAGACAAAGACATGAGTCTCGACCGAATCGTCCTCCAAGTGGGCAGGATTTACGATCATCAATTGGAAACGGGCGCGGATGAAGAGTTTGTATGTGTGTGTCGAAAACGATACAGTCTATATATATGTGTGTGTGTGTGTATATGCGCCTGCTATTAACTAACACTTTTTTACACAAAATGCAGAATAATATATTATAAATTATTATAAAATATTATATATATAGAGTAAAATGGTATGTGCTGCTAGTTGTGCGATTTCTGCGGTGTTTATTGTAGCAATGATTTTCACGATGTATGGTTCAGACAAAATGGAAGCAACCCAACAATTCAAGCGTATATTAACATCACAACAGAATGAGATATATGAAAAAATAACAAATGAACGCCGAAAAATATATTTCGTAGGTTTTGGTTTAGGATTATTATTATCTTTTATATTTTTAGCATGGAACAATATGTCGCGAAATGGATCGCGTCGTCTTGGTAGGTGTTCTACTATATGCATTGTAGGTGCGATCACATTCACTACTAACTATTTTTACTATATGTTAGCCCCTAAAAGTGACTGGATGATTCTTCATATTGAGGGTGATACACAAAAGAAAGCATGGCTACATATATATAAAAAGATGCAATATAATTACCATATTGGTGCTTTGCTTGGTTTAGTCGGCGCACTCTTTATTGGTAATGTTTTCTGTAAATAAACAGTAAACTATTCTACTCCACTTTAAATTTTCAAAGTTTGAAATGTTTTGGTTGCTTCAACTAGTTTATTAATATTTTCATCATCATATTGCGAATGACCTGCTAACGTAGTATGTAATTGAGAATTTGGTAACATTTTGCGTAATATATGTGCTGATATAGGTGGACATACTAAGTCATATCTACCTTGAACTATAATGGTAGGTATATTTATATTTTCTATTTTAGAGAAGAAACCTGGCTCTAAAAAACAGTCATTCATCATATAATGGTTTTCGATTAAAGAAGCCTCAACAAAATTTGTTTTTTTTACAATATCAATCTCCTCTTTTAAATCTTTAAATTTTAACGTTGATGAACCTTTTTGATAGACGGTCCAACTTAGTAAACATTCATCTCTTTTTTTATCTCCAAACTTTCCATTAAAACAACTATTATAATCTACTATATAACTACCAGTTAAACTATTGGTTGGTAAAGTATTAACAAAATAGTCCCATGCTGTAGGATTAAATTGTGATATTACAGAGTCAGGCGCCCAAATCGATTCAATTAATTTATGAGTAGGTAAAAAAATACCTCTTAGTATCATTCCTGATATTATATCTGGATGTTTAATAGTATATGCTAATGATAATGTGGAACCCCACGAGCCACCAAATAGTATCCATTTATTTATGTTTAATTTTTCACGAACTGTCTCAAAGTCTTTAATTAAATTTTGCGTTGTATTTTCTCTTAACTCGCCTGATGGTTTACTTTTTCCGCATCCACGTTGGTCTACAATAACTATAAAATAATAATTTGGATCAAAAAAACGTGGCGCATCTTCGGATGGTGCTGATCCAGGACCACCGTGAACTACTAAAATCGGTTTCCCATATTTATTACCATATGTTGAAAAACTGACTGTATGTATATCAGAAACCTTAATATAATAAGTATCTAATGGTTTTATTTTTGGATATAATAATGTATGACTATATTTATCATTGTATGTATTTACTGTATAGTATATTTTCCATATAATCAATAGTGCTACAACAAATACTATAATTTTATAATATGTTTTTTTATAATATGATATTTTCATATATATAATTCATTTATATAATTAAATATAATTAATTATATAACTTAATAAATATAAAATTAGCGTCTGTTACGAGTAGTGCGGCGTCTTCTTCTAGTCCTTGAGCGCGCACCACCATCGCTAATTCCACCCTTCATTCTGCCACATGCGCCGCCATCAGATATTCCCCCCTTCATTTTGTGCTTCCTTCGACCACCACCATCAGATATTCCACCCTTCATTCTGCCACATGCGCCGCCATCAGATATTCCCCCCTTCATTTTGTGACTAGTTAGTCGTCGTGTTCTTCCTCCTTTATAAGCCATTATAAAATAGGTTGAGAAAAAATATTATAACTAATAGGAAGTAACTAATAATATTAGACTTATAAATATTGAAATACCTATTTTATGACTAATTGTTGTTAAATAATGTTATGTTTTATTACTAAACGATCTATTGCATTTATTTACTTAAACTTTTCAAGTTGATAATATATTTTCGCAAACTTCGTTTATATGTATAGTAGTCGGGGTCATCGGTGTGAGTAACACCAGCGAGGTATACAATATTCTCATAAAATTGTTCACAGTCTATTAATGATGGTGGCATAGAAGGTGTCAAAGACACGCTATCATATATGGAATGAATTGTTGCATAAGAGTCTTGATGATTTTTTGTAAATGCAGATTCATATAATGAAACAGATAAATAGTTAATAAAGTGGGCCATAGTTTGAACTATTTCGTGGACATCGCATAGATCAGATTGTATATGCAAAAGTTTTTCTGAATTTTCCAAATTTTCTGACATTTTATATATACTATATATAATTTTTAGTATATTACATCGCGCGGTTTAAGTAGTTTTATCGTTATAATATATATTCTGCAAAACTACTTAAAGACATACAACTATATGTATATGTGAATGAGTAGTTTGCGAAGGAAATACTCATCCACACTAATCCTTATACTACCGGTGTGGCGCAGAGGAAGCGCGCGGGGCTCATAACTCCGAGGACACCTGATCGAAACGGGTCACCGGTATTATCATCAAATCGCACCAGTGCATCAAGGCACTTAGAGCACCCAGTTCCAGAATCATTATACCGGTGTAGCTCAGCGGCAGAGCGTCTAAAAACACTGTCTGCTCCCTCCTTGACTTTATAGTCTGTTTTGCGGATGGTTATCGCCTTATAAGCGGAAGGTCACAGGATCGAAACCTGTCGCCGGTATTCTCCTCTTTGGTTGTTTTACAGAAACGACCCCTGCATCATAAATGCACCCATTAATAACCCCCTTAGCTCAGTGGCAGAGCGCCAGGCTCATAACTTGGAGGTCGTCGGATCAAAACCCTCAGGGGGTATTATACAATTTGGTCGTTTTAAAGAAGCGACCGCGCTATAAACACAGTAGCAGCATCATTTCATTCTAAGATAATTGGTTTTACCGGTGCGGAGTAGTGGCAGCTCGCGGTGAAAACCTCGCCGAGACATAGGATCAAAGCCTATCGCCGGTATTGTCAAGCTGGACGCTATAAACGCAGCAACACAACTTTAACCGGCATGGCGCAGAGGCAGCGCGCAGGGCTCATAACCCTGAGGTCACTCGATCGAAACGAGTTGCCGGTATTATTCACACATCGCATCGGTGCATCAAGGCACTAGAGCAAACAAGCATCAAACAATCCTACAGACAGTCAGGCTCAGAGACTATTAAACAGAGTGGGTATGGACTCATTGAAAATATGTGAAAAGTTCTGTGACAAGTAGTTTAAATCGTAACCATATTGTGTGTAGTATATGTAATTGTTTTCAAAAGAAGTTGAGGCACTCTCCTCAATGGATGAGGGTGATTATAGTTATCGTGGTTCTCTATTTCAATGCGTCATCTTTGTGGGTAAAATTAAGGAGTCTTTTCGGGCGCATTGGAACAAAATCACACACTTTTGGAATTACGATTTTAATGAAAAATAGAATAGTTTGCATATGGATGAGATAGCTATTTGCGAGCGTGGGGCAGGTAGCAAAACCTTCCCATAGATATATTTTGACCTGGTCTTCACTGATCCTGGTCCGCGATCTGTGGGTTATCTTTAAATTAAGAAACCTTATTTGAAACTTTTGAGTGGTGGGGTTTCGACGGGCGACACCACTCGCAATAACAAACAAACAACAAACCACTTCCTTGGCGGACGTAAACCCCGTTTGATGACTTTTTGACAGCAATGTCTGGCTAATTGGACGGTTATTCTTTATTCATTATTAAGACGGCGCTGGATCGAAACCAGCGGGTGGTATTTACTAACGCTTTTCTCTTTCTTTTTACAGGTTCCTTTTTCTCTCACTCTCTCATTACCAACATACAGCAAACCAAACAAAATCGAGCATTATTAGTTTGACAACAACTGTTGGTAGCAACGCGGCGCACAACATCACAAAGGCTGTGATGTTATTCACTCACACATTATCTCATGCACTTTAACCCTTAACTTTTAACCCTATAATAAAATCAAAATCAACTAAAAATCGAAAAACAAAATCAAATAAAAATGCCATGTATTGTGGTATGGTTCTGATGCTCTTTTAGTTCAGTGGTTAGAATTTGGGTCTTATGAGCCCACGGTCGCGGGTTCGAACCCCGCAAGGAGCAGTATATTTTTTTAAATGTTTTAGCGCGAATCGGTTAGTGGTCAATGCCGCGTCGCTTAAGCCGACGTCCTTCGGGTTCGCAGGTTCGAATCCTGCTTCGCGCATATCTTTATATTAATAATAACTTTCGGGTTATTATTAATTTTTATTCCAACATTAACCCCATTACGCACTCAATTAGTTAAGCATATTTCCATATAAATCCGCCACCTGTTTTGGTATTATCTTTTAAGTGAACCAATAATGATGATCTTGGAACAGATGTCTTCCTAGATGCGTCATTTACACTAATATATTCATTTAACAAATTATTATCCATATCGTATTGTCTAATCTTTGTTCCTAATTTATTATCTCTTTGAACATTTATATTCTCAAAAGTTTTTACATTATTTGCGTAATATTTTTTCAAACTTTCGCTAATTTTATTTTTAGATTCTTCAGTATGCTTAGAATTTTTATGATTACCGTTTCTCATATTTTCAACTACTTTTTTCCACTTTTCTGAATTTAAAATACCATTTTTTATCTTATCTCTTACATCGGGATTATTCATAACTATTTTATTTCTTTCTGATAACTGTTTCTTCAAATCAGGATTATCGATATATTTTTGTTTTAATTTATTTTTAATATCATTTTTTACTTCTTCGGTATGAGTTTTTCCTTGAAACCCTCCACCTTCGCCACCGTTTGTTATATTATAACCATTAGGAACAACACTATTATATTTTTTTATATACTCTATTTCATATTTAAATCTTTCATCATCAAAGCAAATAATCAATACACTAAATTCAAAGTTATCAATTCCATATTTTTTAACAGCATCTCGTAAAGCAGGACAACCTTTATTTATTTCTATTTTTTGTTTATGTTGATTCCATCTCCAAATAACATCTTTGCTTTTTGTTTCACCAATGTAACATTTTTTTGTAAGTTTATTGAGTATGCGATATATATACGCCATTGTAAAGATATAATGATATGTTATAAGTATTAAACAAAAATATTATATCAATTTTATTATTAATATAATATAAATACTCCGACACGAAAAATGTCCCTACGCACATTCCTACAAAAAATCCCCAAATATGGCGACTTTATTGCCTTTTTCTGTTTCTTAATTGTTATTTTTGTCCTATCATTTAGACCCAATAAAACATTATTCGATTATTTCCTGATCATTTTCAGCATCGGTGGTCTTACCGTTGACGGGCTTTCTATGTTTTTGACATTGACATCAAGCAGGAAATAAAACCTTTCTTTGGGCTGGTATACCCTTTGCAACCAAATCAGCAGGCATAGATCCTATCGATTTAAAATATTTCTTATAATTTTTTATAACATATTCTACCGATTTATCTCCCGCTTTTGGATACAAGTACACTTCATATGCATCCTGAGATAAAGGAGCAGATAATACCGCAACGATATTCGGATCATCATCAAACGTATTATACATTTTTCGGATAGTCATTTTTCCTGTAGGCATATCAAATATTTTATGCTTACCACCTTTCTCAATCAATACCACCTTTGTGCCGTCGGCTAAACTTTCCCAAAGTTCTTCCAATGGTTTATTTTTACCCCATACCGTATTGGGATCTGCTTCCATTTCTAATACTCGTTTTGATTTTTTTGTTTTATTTTTAATAGTTGCACCTTTCACCTTCTGCCATCGTTGAATACCACCCTTGTTTGTTACAATTATCCACTTATTACCATCATTTCCTTTCTTAATAGTTCCATTCTTAAATAGTGTTGCACTTTTAGATGGTGCTTTTCGTGTCGTAGACATTTGTAGCGTGTATATATATAGTTACATATATAATTAAATATTTTTATCGATATAATTTTTTACTACTAGTTATCACTAGTTAATAGATTAGTAAGTAATAATTTAAAATATGTATTTATCATATACAATGAAAATAATCGTTATGGATTCAGGGTTAGGAGGTAAAGACTTTATAAATAAACTAAAAAAAGTTATAAAAACAAAATATGAATTTGTAAAATTATTTGATAATATGGTATCATCATATAATAAAAATTATGTAAGAGAATATTTAATAAAACTACTGAATAATTATTCATCTAAAAATATTAAATCCATTATTATAGCATGTCATAGTGCTTCATCGTGTATTTTGGATATTCTTATTAAAAATAATTTCATTATAAATAATATCAATATTTATGAACCAATCATACCTATGTGTTTGTATATTAAAGAAAAAAAATATAAAAATATTCTAATTTTATCAACACCATTAACGGAGAAAATAAGATGGCACCATAGATTACTCGACTCAACTAATATAAAAATTAAATATATAACATTTCCGTTACTTGCAAAGCAACTTGAAAATAATAATAATTTTGACGAATCAATAGGTAGATTAAAAATACAACAAGATTTTATAAAAAAATGCGATTGTGTAGTATTAGGATGCACACATTATAATACAATAAAAGATGAAATATTAAATGAACTAAAAACCAAATATAATTTTAAAGGTGTTATTTTAGATTCAAATGATATTTTATTAGACTATTATAAAACCAATAGTAGAGAAATAATATGAATTATAATAAAAAACAAACTTAAAGCCATTCATATATAATATATCGGGGTGAGAGTCGGGATGCGTTTAAAATAGATAAAAATAGTATATAGGTATATTGGGTCCCACAACTATGTCGTATTTGCCCCTGTAGCGCAGTTGGATAGCGCATGGGACTTCTAATCCCAGGGTCGAGGGTTCAAGTCCCTCCAGGGGTGCAAAGGTTGTGGGATTCAAGATATTTGAAAAAATTAGCGTTTTGCTTCCCTAGCTCAGTAGGTAGAGCGTGTGGCTGTTAACCACAAGGTCATCGGTTCGAACCCGGTGGGGAGCGATGTTATTCATATTTTATTACAATTTAGTTTAATGACTGATTGTAATAAAATCATAAAAAAAGTGTTAGAACATATACATACAAATATTAACTTATCTTACCTTATCTTACCTTACCAGACCATACCGCATCATACCATTTAGGCAGGAACCAATGCTGCGGTCTGCTTCCTCTTCTTTGAACTCTCCGACGCGATGGCAGCAGCAGCTCCGCGATGGTTCGCTGTCTCGGCAACAGTATTCACCTTTTTGGGTGCACGGTTGCTTTGCTCGATGCGATCACACAGAGCATGAAGCTGGAAGCGCGTGTCGGTGAGTGGCGCGGCAGCTGAAGAGACGACAACAGCGGCGGGCTTTTGAGCAGCGGCAGCAGCGCGTTGAGCCCAAGACATCGGCTTGGCAGGCTCGACAGCAGGAGGGGGACCTGTCAAAATGTCGCGGGACTTGGGAACGGGTTTGGGAACACCTGCGGGCGTGTGACGGATCTCTTCTTCTTCGCGCTCAACATCAGATGCATCAGACGTGTCTTCGACTGCAAGAGCACTGAATGCGCCATAGCTTTTTGACACGGTGACGGCGACGGGCTTGGTAGCGGCAGGTTTCGTCGACTTTGACACCATGTCTTCGATGCGAGGCTTGGATTTCACGACAGCTCCCTTTTGTCCGACAGTTTCCCAGCCACCGCTTGCTTTCTTGGTCTGCTCGTATTCATCGCGAGAACGCACCGTGCGCTCCTTTTCGCGTTGAATTGTTTGAGTGCAGTAGCTCGACGTGTGTCCCGCGACACCACAATTCAAACATTTCTGGGCAAGAAGGGTAGGACACACGACTTTTCCGTCAGGACCAGGTTGGTTCTTCACGAAATGGTCGGTGTAGTCGGCGACAGGAAGACCAGCATCATAGCAGACCTTGCAGAATGGCATATCGGCGGGACCGATATAGCCGTCGGGAAATTTGCGCTGACCAGCGGGAACAGGAGCAGCAGGAACACTGGACGAAGTCTTGGAATTCGGACCACGCGACAGCACAAGAGAACGTTCCCCGCTCTTGCCGATATTGAGCGTAACTTGAGAACCTGGGACTCCAAAGGTGTAGGAAGCAGTAGATGCGGAACGACGAGTAGCAGACGAGGACGACATTTCGAATTGATGTTGTATTGATTCACTGCTTTCTATTTTATCGCTTAATTTCATTTCAATTTTCTGTTTCAGGAAAATGGAAATGAAAAATGGAAATGAAAAATTAATGATTTATCCAAGTAATAATTTACTTGCTACAATTCCTATAATTATACCAAGCGACAAGTTACCAGATAAAAATCCGGTAGAAATAGTTATAATTGTTACTAACCATCGTTTATCAAATGCTTTAGGTTTAAATAAACCATCCCAATCACCAGTTTTATATGCGATCAATATCATAATACCAACAATAGCAGCAATCGGTATTTCATTAATGGATCGACTTAAAAATAATGTCAAAATAATAAATAAAACACTGGTAATTATGGATGAGAATTGCGAAATTGAACCATTATCCAGATTTAATTTGCTTTGACCTACAAGAACACATCCTCCAAAACCGCCTGTAAATCCAGAAACAACATTTGCGATACCTTGTGTCAAAGACTCTTTAAAAGCATTACCCTTTATATGAAGGGTATCTTCGGTAGTTTTCAACATAATTAATGACTCCATTAATCCTGCAAATGCCATAGCAAATGAAAAGGGTATTATTTTAACTAGGTTGCCAATGGATAAATCAACCTTTGGAATATGTATAGATGGAAGAGTTGGTTTTACTTTGCCGATATCTTTTACCCTAACTAAATCATAATATTTTGAAAATAAGTATATAAAAGCTGTTATTATTAACATGGATATTAATGCACCAGGTATATGAATTATATTTTTATTACTACTTGAAATAAAAGAAATTTCATTTTTGATTGTTCCAAATATAGCTATGAAAAGTGAAATAATTGTAAATAAAATTGTATTTGCCATCTTTAAGCCTTTTAAAAAATGATCATGTTTATCTTTAAAGTTCTCAAGCTGATTCTTTGCAATAAGACCTGCCAATGCTACCAAAAATCCTGACATGATATATTTTGGTATTTGCGATACATATTTATATACACCTGTAAATGAAGCAATAATCTGAATAATACCCCCGATAATTACCGTAGGTAAAATATACTCGCTACCTAAAAGTGTTTTTACTCCTACAATAGATGTAGCTACTGCAGCAGTAGATCCAGAAATCATGGTGGGTATTCCACCAAAAATAGAAGTTATTAACGAAATCACCATAGTATTGTGAATACCAGTATCAGGAGAAAGACCTAAAATATTTGCAAAAGCAATCGACTCTGGAACTAGTAATAGAGCAATCGTCAATCCTGATAAAAATTCATTAATTAATTGGACTGTTTTTTTTTCAGATGATAATTTATCCATATATATTTAATGTAGATATAATAAAGTTATACTATTTGATGAGGAAAATATTTTATAACACAAATATATATAAATAGTTTTAATACATAATGGCAAATAGAACCCTAAAGAAAGGAAGAATGATTCGCGCATCTCTATCAAAATACACCGAAGCTGAAATCATCTTAAAATTTATCCAGATATTGAATATTATAAAAATATATCACTGGAAAACACTTAGTTATCCCGAACACAAAGCAACCGACGAATTATACGAAAGTTTTAATGGGCGTATAGACGAGTTTGTAGAAACCATGCTCGGCAAAACAGGAAAGCGCGTTAATCTTTCATCCGTAAAAAGTATTCCTTTTTATGATTATACAAATGTTACAAAATTCAAGCAATGTATAGAGATATTTAAAACATATTTAGTAAATATGTCAAATGCTGCATATTTTAAAAATCCTGCTAATTCTGATTTGCTGAATATCCGTGACGAAATATTGGGAGATATTAATAAATTCACATACCTACTTACGTTTCATTGATGATGCAAAAAGCACATTCATATCATATCATATCGTGCAATACATAATCATAATTATTATGTATTGTTATACTATAGTAATGGTTACAATCAATCGGAATAAAACACGCAAAAATACATTACGTAGAAATAAAACCAAAAAACAGTTTTTATATAATCCCGATGATCCCAAGAAATCATTTGATGTCTATATCGATAAGAATCCGAAAGATACGATTCATATTAAATACACGACAACAGAAGACGTAAAAAATACGATACTAAACCTGGAAAAACTATATAAACAGAAAAAATATTCACATAAGCGTATATGGCAAGTGGGCATGATAATGAAGGTGCGTTTGGAAGTATTGAAAAATAAAAAAAATCAACAATATAAATTATCCAAAAAGTATTTTGAATTTCTTGGAAAAAGGACACGACTAAATGATGACAAACGATATAAAATGGTATTTGTTTTTTGATTATTTCATATTTATTATTTATTGTTTATTATAAACAGGAAATTGAAATGGAAAAAATCGTATATATTGGATATAGAGATCCCGTTACAGTAATAGATTACAAACAAATTTACAATGACACGCGCCAAAGACATGAGAATCGATGTTTCCAAGATTGCGGAAGTTTTGCCTGAGTCATCGTCAACCGATGAAAGTATCGAAAAGGAAATAGGTGAGGCCACGGAACGTTTTCATGATTTTCTAACATTTGCAGGATTACAAAGAAAGGAATACCAAACCGAAGGGATCAAGTTTTGTCTCAAGAATGAACTTGCCTCATCCTCATCCTCATTTCCTAACCAAATACGAGGCGGGATTGTTGCCGATGAAATGGGGCTCGGAAAAACAATTATGATGATTGGGCTCATCTTGGCAAATTTTCAAAAGCGCACGCTAATTGTGTTGCCAGTGGCGCTCGTGAAGCAGTGGGAGCAACAAATCCTCAAAAATACTGGACATGAAGCTCTCGTTTTCTACGGTGCCGAGAAAAAAAGAATCACACAACAAATGCTCGAAAGTGCCCCCGTTGTCATTACCACATATGGTCACATGGTTCGTCGCTCATTCGCCGCAATATCGCACAAGGATGTATCGAAATCGACACACACGCGTTTCTCCACTCGCGAGAATCGGCTTTATGGAATTAAATGGGGGCGAGTTATTTTCGATGAAGCGCACCATGTGCGCGGGCGAAACACGCAGATTTTCAAGAGTGTTTCGACACTGAATGCCGATATTCGTTGGTTTGTTACGGGGACGCCAATCCAGAATTCGATACATGACCTTTATTCATTATGTGCTCTTCTTGGGCTTCCATCTGCATATTATGCGAACAAGGACAATATTCGTGCAATTGTTAAACACTTTGTCCTCAAACGCACAAAAAAAAGTGTCGGGCTTTCATTGCCGCCGCTGACTACTAAAAATATTGTAGTCCAGTGGTCTAATCCAGCGGAAATGATTTTGGCACGTAATTTGCATAGCGGAATCGGGTGCCTAAATATTCCAGGTGCACCTGTCGATGAGTCAGACCTCCCAGATGCTCCAGACATGTCATGGTTTCCCGAACCATCACCTGTAAAAATCGGGCGTATGATTCAGGCAAAACAATCGTGCATTTATCCGCGCCTAGCATGCCGAAAATCTGTGCCTCAAATGCCGCTATGCGAGGATGAAAACTATAGCAGCAAGATTACCAAAGTAGTTAGAACAATCCTCTCGCGCAAAGATAACGGGAAACGTAAAATCGTGTTTTGCCATTTTCGTGCCGAGATCGACTATATTCAGGCACGACTTGTGACGGCATTTCCGAGCTTGGTTGTGCGATACTTGGATGGACGCACAAAAGAAAGCGAACGCCGCGAAATCTTGGCACCCGATGCAGAAATAGATGTGCTTATTCTTCAAATTCAAACATGCTGCGAGGGTCTCAATCTTCAACAATTCTCAGAAGTCTACTTTGTTAGCCCAGATTGGAATCCATCAATCGAAGACCAAGCAATTGCACGATGCCACCGTTTCGGACAAACAGAACCCGTCGTTGTATTTCGTTTCGTTATGGCGCCGTTTAAAATCCCCGCAACACCCGAAACACAGCATCTCCTTGACGCACAAAGAGATCGCGAAAACCAACGTGCAGACCTTCTCGCACAACAAGACGCATATAGTGGAGCATATGCGGATATAGCATCACAAAATTCGCAGGCATCAACTGCCGATCCATATAGCAGCGAAGGAGAAGATGACAGTGAAGGCGACAGCGGTGCCGACAATGGGTGTATCGATTTCGACACAATCGAGACATATACAGCAAATGTTCAAAACAAGAAGAGAATATTTGCTGATGAGATTTTGCGGGTTTGAATCTCTTAAACAATTTTTTTATTCGTATCATCGCTTATTCGCCCCAATATTTGCATATTCATCCGCAAGTCGGTTACCATTCGCTTCAAATGTATCTAGATTCGTATGAGCATATACATGCTTCACAATTAGTTCCATACCATAAGCCGCAATCTTGTCACGAATCTCCATTATCTCCTCCACCATATCTGCATTTTTTACTTGTTCATCGCTCTTTTTTGATACTAGGTAACCAGCCTTCCTATATTTCACACCAGTATCTCCCAAGATTAGCTTTGAATAAGATGAATCCGTATAAAGCATTATTTGGGTATTCTTTAACTTCTCGTTCTCTTCTACCTGGGTAGGGTTCGCGTGTGTCGCCATCGATACACACACGTTCAGAGTCTCATCAATAAAGTCTAATATATAATTGAGTCCATCTATTATCGCTTTTAATTCACCACGGTTGTTTGTTTTATTATCGTGGATCGTGCCCGCATATCGTAACTCTTCCATTAAACCGTATGCGGGAATATATATTCCATATCCACATAATAACTTTTGATCTCCATTTTTACCTTTTTTTCTTATAAGAGAACCGTCTGTAAATATATGTATAGTATGCTTTGAGGTTTGTGAAATATTTTCTACATTTTGTGTTGTTTCTGAATTAATATTTTCATTCCCATCTATTTTCGAATTATCTCTCGCATCTGTAGCATCTCTAGTTTTAATGTTCTCACCACCATCACCACCGACTCCTAAAGTATCCATCATCGATTGGTTTACTTTTGTCCCAAATCCATGAATAAGAAAATGTTCTGCTTCTTCTTTTGTATTGAATTTCTTAAAAACAGGATGTCTTACACCAAATATGTTTTGTTTACATTCAGCCCAGTCAGTATATATACCGCGGCGTTTCCCTTTATGAACAGCATAAAATGGCATATGTTGTTGTATGTTTCTTTGTGTATAATATGTAATTGTTTTTTTAAACAGTTATATGTTATTATTTTATTATTTTGTAATCAGTTTTCACTACCATAAAATAGATCTCGATAACCGATTCGCCGAATATTTATTATTTTTCCAGTCACCTAGCATACCTTTTGTTCGCGTCAAGTAATTTTTGCGACGAGTTTTGTTGTGATGTTTAGTATAGTCCTCATAGCCAAGCTGCCCGAAGTTTACCCACTTGTTATTTTTCGGATCATAAATCATATACTTTTTTGCAGGATTACTTGCAGGATATAGTTTTGCCGTTTTACCTAAATATTTATACGCCATACGTTGTGCTATACGTGGCGAAGAATATAAATAAATACGTTTGGGGAATTTTCTACTTTTTATTTTTCGCATTTTCCGCGTCTGTGACATAGATAAACCTTTCATTCTAGTTTGTATACACTATATTATACAAACATAAAAATGATAGAAAAGTCATAAATATTTGCAAAATATTCATTTTTATTTAAGATATCGAATTTATCATTATCTCACGACTCTCTTACGTCTCATAGTTTTATTGTTCTTCTTATGTTTAATCTTTCGATGTATGATGCGCCTTGCTTTACGTTTATGTGTGGTGTTTTTTATAATTCTCCTACTTAATCCTCTTATAAATCTAACTTTTTTCTTTTTAGTATACCTTTTATTATGTCTTTTATTATACTTCATGTGTTTTTTTATTTTTCGAGTATATATTCGACGCAAACTTCCTCCGCCTCCCGATAATGATGTTCGCGTGCCTTCACTTTCACTAAGCTGAGATGATCCACTTGTCGGAGATGGAGGTTGAACATATTCATCATCATTGCTACTAGAATCATCTATATTAGGAGGAGGAGGAGGAGGAGGAGGAGGAGCAGCAGCAGATGCATCCGATGAACTAATGGATGTAGAAGAACCTCGATCTGAAGAACTATCGTCGTCGTCATCATCGCCAGCATCAGTAAACACTGCTTCTGTTTCTTGATCTTGTGCATGTTCTGCATCTTTGCGTCGTAAAATCTCTAATGTCGGGCCAACAAGTATAGCCGTTAGTGCCTCTAATCGACTAGTATTTTCTGCCAATACTAGTGGTATATTTACTCTTAATGCAGCGTAATTGGGATCGCCAATAAAATAATTAATCCAATAATTTTCAAAAAATGTTTTAATAGCTATATTACCGAATCCAGTATGGAAATATTGTAATACTTTATCAAATACCGAGTTGAATGAAGGGAAAGTTGTAAAATATGTATAACATTCAGAACCAAACCCAAAATATTTGTTAAGTAAATCATGATATTGAGGATGACCTGATGAATCGCTATATTCTGCCTTTTTAGCATCAAGAGAACAACCAGCTGATATATATCTTTCAAAAGTTCCTATAATACTAATTGATCTTCTCATGGCACCAGCAGGACTACCAGCAACAGGACTACCAGTAACAGGTCCGCTAAAAATGGGTGTTAAATTACCGTTGGCGGCGAAAAGAACTATTCCAGGACCATAAACAGTTATCGTCGAGGAACAAGCTACTACAAACTCAATACCTGTAGTTTTAGGAGAATTATCTAATAAATCACGAGCTTCTGGGTCAGGCATTAACGTATCTTTATTTACATAAAATAAAAGACGATATAAACATGTTGCAGTATATACTTTAACGGGAACACTATTATCTGGTCTGTTAATATCGACAGGAGAGTGTATTTTTGGATAAAAAAATCCAGGAATTAAATATTTTAAATATTTGGAGTCTCGGATTGATAAAAATACATATGGTTTGGTATCGGGACCTGTGTTAACAGCATTGGTGGGATCATAAAGTGGAAAGGATCGTGTGTTAGGGCCACCAATACTACCAATAGGAATATATGTTCCACTTTCACTTATATAACAAGCTTCCACAACACCCCTTTGTTGAGGTGCTAAGGCAGCGGTAATTGTCTTTACAAAAGTTTGTTTATTCATATATGTTTGAAAGATATCACACACTAATGCATCACGATATAAAGCTAACGCTGTTACTAACTGTATAATATGTTTTATACCTGTATGAAAATCTTGATTTACTAGAATTTCTTTAATTCGAGTGTGATCAACAGGATGGGGAATTTCTAAAAATGAACCACTAAAAGATGTTCTTAGTATATTAAATTCGGGTCTATTATAAACGGGGTTACCAGGATCAAATAACTCACATATTTTAAGTATTGTGACTTGAATGCAAACGGGTAATGATTTAAACTTTCGGTCGACAATATTTTCTCCTAACACCTTCTTAGAATTTAGTCTTTCTAATGATTTCATTATTTCCGTGGTTGACATGAACGACGAATCTAAATTGAAAAGGTCCCCTGAACGATTTACGCGTTCAAAAAATTCAAACTGAGCATCGGGGTTTGCTGTCATAACGGGTGCAACAATACGCGATGCTCTAATACTTCTGGTAATACAATCTGGAAATACTGTATATAAATAATCATTATATTTAAGGTCTTCTCCTTTAAGACTGCATCCCATTGTAGCAAATTCTACAGGAGAGTGTCCAAGAGAAGGTTCACATCTAGTGTAGTCTTTTCCGCCTTGAACCCAAAATGATTTTTCTCTCCAGTCTTTTAATAATACTTCAAACTCGTTCACTTTTAAAAAACCTACGGTAGTAAAACATGATAAAAGAGGAATTGTTTTATAGTCTTCTACGGTATCTGATCGTGATTGTAGAAATGACATACGTCTAAAAACTTCTCGTCTTCGTGCATCACTGCCTGCGAAGATACCATAATCATGATGATCCCTATCATAATTTCTATAAGAATAGCCAAGTGTCTGTTTAAATACTCCTTCTTTAATATACAGTCTTAACCTGCTAGTTGGTTCAAGTGTATGTGGAGGCGCGTTATAAAGAATATCCTCAGGTCTACGGACTGGGGGCTCAAGATGATTATAAATCGCATAACAGTGGCGATTAAAATAAGGAGGAGGTCGAGTTGGAGGTTGGGTTGCTGGATTTCTAAACGGGTCAGGAATACGACCTGGCATACTGATATCTTCACAATAATGGCCTATTAAAAAATCCCATACATATTTACTTTGAAGATACATCATGTTATTACAAAAAAAAAGTAATTCAAAAGCATTCATTATTCTATGGGGTAAGTATGTGTCATTTTTTTTCTTATCCAAGAAATGTTTTTTATAATATTTATTTATCCATACTTGTAAAAGTTCCTGTATATATGAAGCTTTCGTATAGTCGATTCCTTTTATTATTAAATCTACAGTGAATGCAAAATATGCGCGAGCCATACCCCCTTCACTAAATGATAAATATGACCAGAAATATATACCATTTGGAAAATTTATAGGATCATAGTTATGTATTCTTATATAAATTAATGGTCGTCCAAAAGTAGCTTCATCGTCGAAAATAGGTCCTATTGAAAATACAAGGCCACTTATAACTATGCTTGGAAATTCGTCATCATTGTCTATATAGCCTGGAGGCATAGGATCATCACCAGGTGGTGGTGGTGGTGGTGGTGGTGGTGGTGGATTCTTAGAGTGTATATTTGCTGAAACAAAAGCATGCTGCACACTAAGCAATCTTGTTAACTCGGGATCAATTGATGGACATCCGTTCAATCTTACACGCTGTTCTACTGCTACTGCTACTGCTGCTGATTCTTTATGTTTTCCTTTACTTTTTGGTGTTGAAGGATTTTCTTGAACAACTGATTCTGTAGATTGTATACAAACCTGTAATGGTTGGAGTGCAGCTTCGAGTATTGCTATATACCCCTTGTTCTGTTCTGTTGATTCAAAGTTTGTAAGAATAAGATTACATAGTTCCTGCCAATCTTTTTCTTTTAGATTGGGAGAATACAAAACATGTTCTGGGACACATGACTTTATTAAAAGTGTTAAATCTGCGTCAGTCTTAGGTTTAGGTTTAAAAATATCACTATCTTTTAGTAATCCTAATATACTACCAATATTTTTTTCATAATCACCTTTAACCCTTCTTACCTCGTGAAAAAATTTAAAAGCTATCGGTGCACTTAATTTTTTATCTTTTTTTAACAACCTCTTAGTTCTTCTTTTAGCAGAAGCAGCTCTTACAGCTTCAGGTCTAGATGCGTTATATGTTTTTAGTGTTTTACTAGCTGTTTTACTAGGCGGGTTACTAGGACGTCTAGCTATTAAAATTTTTTTAGGTTTCGGTAGTAGTATATCCTGTGCCATCTGTAGTGCTTCTCCTGCTTCTCCTGCTTCTTCTGCTACTACTCCTCGTGCTGGTGCTGGTGCTGCTTGTGCAAACGTCGATGCTTTTGCAGGTGCAAACATCGGTGCTGCTTGTGCAAACGTCGATACTTTTGCAGGTGCTGGCGCTGGTGCTGGTGCTGCTTGTGCTAAGGATGCAAATGTCGGTGCTGGTGCTGATCCCGACATACGAACAAACGGACTGGCAGCAGGTGTTAATGCCTGTCCAATTTTTTTTAGACCTGCAAACATATTTATATATAATTTATTAAATATACTATATATAAATATTATTAAACATCAAGTATAAGTTTATTACTAATTGAAAATATTTTATAAATAATAAAGAATAAACAATACACAATAAAAAATATGCGCTATATATATAAATGGTAACAAAAAAGCAGCTTCTTAGAACATTTAAAAGTTGGCACAATAATAAGCCGTCTACACACCAAAGAACTTTACAAATGAAACGTTGCGGTAAAAAATGTTTTCTTGGAAGCAAGAAATCGTTTCCCATTTGCAATAAAGGCACATGTAAGACGAGTAAAGGCGGTCTTGTTTCGGCATATATTCGTGCACGTGAGATGACGCGCAGAGCAAGAGACAGAACAATTGAGAAACATCGTGCACCATATTATTACCGTATAGCAAAGAAGGCTACTAAATTACTACATAAGTTATTTACATCATCTAAAAAAACAAGAAAAACAAGGAGGTAGATAAACAGTAAATCATTTAAAAAAGTATAATTTTAATAACTAAAATATATTATTTATATAATATATCTTAATTATGAATACCCAAAGTAATACCAAAGACAAAGATAAAGACAATGGCAAAGCTAATATTATCGTGGGGTATATTTTAGAGTTTTTTAAAGAAAATAAAATATGGATTATTGTCACTATATTAGTAATATTTATAACGAATCCTCTAGAGATGATCGTATTATCAAATTTATTTACTAACTTTACAACTTCAATAAACAAAATGGACTATGATGGTTCCATAAGTAATCTGTGGAAGATTGCAGGATTATATACTATTATCGACGCTATATACGGCATAAACAGTTATTTAGATAAAATATATTATCCAAAAATGGAGAAGTTTATGAGGTTCAAGTTAATTGATGTAATATTTAAAAATATAGAAGTAAACTATGACAGTGAAAATATATCAAATACTATTTTAAAGTTGTTACAGATTCCTAACACAGCCGTGGCTTGCACGCAAAGTTTCATTTACTGGATAGTTACTTTTTGTATAACAGTTTTTTCAATATTAGCTTATATAACATACATAAATGTAGAAATAGGAGGAATAATGCTATTATTATTTGCCGTATTTAGCATTATATACTATTATGTCCTAATAAAAATAAAAAATAAATCTAGAGATCGGGAAAAAGAGGAAAAGGTATTAATGACACACGTCGATGACGTTTTAAGCAACTCATTGAGTATATTGGCGTGTAAAAAAATAAAAGATGAAAAAGAATACCTAGAAAATAGACACACTGTATATGATGAAAAACATAAAGAACAGTTATGGTATTCATCAAAAGGGCTATACTTATTTTCTTTTATAGTCACTATTATACTAGTAGTATACGTATATACTATACTTCGGTTTTATAAATCTAAAAAAATATCAAGTGGAGATACTGTAAAGTTAGTTATTATCATATTATTTTTTATTCGTTATTTGAAGACAACTATAAACAGAACTGTTCAGATTGTGATATTGTATGGTAAATTAGAAGAAAGTGAAAAAAATATTAAAAACATATTGAATGAAACCTCTAGTGATGGAACTAAAAAAAATATTCCAATAACTGGTGATATAGAATTCCGAAATGTATCCTTTGAATATGATAACAAGGATAAGGACGCTATAAATGTAGAAGATAGTTCCAATAATAAAGAAAGAGTAAAGTCACTCGATAATATTTCGTTCAAAATAAAACCATTAGATCGTGTGGCTGTTATAGGAACTAATGGAAGCGGAAAATCGACAATTATCAAACTTATTATGGGATACTATAAAGTATCAAAGGGTCAAGTATTGCACAACGGGGTTAATGTTTTGGAAATAAATCGCGAATATCTGAGAAGTAAAATAACCATCATAAATCAAAAAGTAGTCCTTTTTAATCGCTCCATTATCGATAACATATGTTATGGAAATAATGTTACAAAAGAAAAAGCAAAACAAATTCTAAAAAAATTACACATAACTCGAGTATTTAAAAATCAACCCGAAGGATTAGAAACACTCGCAGGGTTACACGGATCTTCATTAAGCGGTGGGCAAAAACAAATTATATACTTGTTGCGCTGTTATTTAAGTAACAAACCTATTATTATTATGGACGAACCTACTGCCGCTGTTGATAGTATACATAAAAAATATATAATGAAAATGATTGATGAAATGTCTAAAAAATCTACTCTGATTGTAGTAACGCACGACTCTGATTATGCCGAATCATTCCCTACAAAAATTTATATCGATGAAGGCAAAGTAGTTAAAATTAAAGGCGCAAATGACAGCGGTATGCCATATGATAACTATAGGAATTTATTATTTTAGACCACACCTCTCTATACACCTGTAGAACCAAATCCACCACTACCTCGTTCCGTCAGACCAAGTTGATCTTCGCTGTCTACAATTCGCACCATGAATGGCTCTAATGTAGGTGAACAGATTTGAAACATCCGTGACATAGGTGGCATGTATCGATTAATACACACTTTTATATCATTACTTGCCGAGTCAATATTATCAACAACAGCCATGATTTCACCCCTATACCCCGCGTCAATAATACCTACCGAATTTGACAATCGAAAAGGCGTTTTTACAATACTGGAACGAGGATATAAATAGTATCCTGATCCAGATGATTTTTTGTATACAGGATTAAAATGTGTCATGCCGCATTTAATACCAAGAGGTGCGCGAAAGGTGATGGGCGATAAACGATTATCGGTGTAACCGTTATCATGTTCTGTATAATCATATGGAATAAATAAATCAAATCCCGAGTCGGGATATATTGAATCGAATATTTTTTTGTTATGAGATTCTACTTTTTCTTCATACACTTTTACAATATCTTCATATTTAGGGTTCGCACTTGTTGTATGCATTGACTGTTTCATAATAAATAAATTAAGAATATATGATGGAGGTTTTATGTATTGAGAAGATGAAGACGAATGACTCATTTTATATGCGAATTTGTATAATATTAATAAAACTATAACTTTATATTATTTATTTATAGTTTATTTTATAGTTTATTTTATAGTTTATTTTATAGTGTATAGTATAATAACCATAAAAAAATGAAGTATGTTCTTCGTGGTGCATTATACAACTTTTTATGTATTTTAGTCTTTGCTATAATTTATTATACTATAAGGAAAGAACTGGACATGAACGAAGATATGTCGAGGTATATAGAACCAAAATTTGCTGATACGCTATTTTTGGCTACAACAATTCAAGCAGGTGTTGGTTATACGCTTCTTACACCTAAAACAAGTTTTTCTAAGTATATTTTAATGAGTCAACAGTTTTTTATGATTTTTACCAACTTAATGTTGTTCTATTTCATCTCGCTTTAATCGTGTATCTTTTAAACATATATACCGCAATATACCGTTATATATGTTCTATACTCACCCTTCACCCTTCACCTTATACATTAAACACAAGTAACACAAGGAGGATTGGTCACAACACACGGCGGGCAGTTCATATAATCAGGAGGCATAATGCCAACAGCCTTCGCTTGCTGCCAGGTTACAACATTTGTGTCACAACCTGTATGCGACAACATTGGGGGATAGTGTTGCATACATGGAGGTGTGGGCAAATTATTCTTTTTGGAAACACCACCAGCAGTAATATACAAACCCTGCGACATCATTTCTCCATAAGGACTAAAATTATCAACATTTTTAGTTGTTGGACGATAAAACAGTTTCTTTTTAGTGCCGATGTATATATATTTTCCTTGAGCACATGTGCACTTATTCTCAATTTCACAACAAACGGGGTTCTCAAAATTACAAGAACCAACTTTCCGTGTTATATTATCAACATACTGTCCTTGTGTTTTTGTAATACGATAACTATTGTCGTCATCTTTGACCCACGTGTTGGGATAAGTTCCGAATAAAATACCCTTGTATCGCTCATCCAACATTCCCTGTGTATTTTTAGTAGACTTTTTAATAATACTTGCATCATTTGTGCTGCAGTCTCCTGAGTTAAATATGTATACTGGATATCTTCCACCGCTTCCTCCATATCCCATGGGTGTATTGCCGCGGTATCTAGTTCTGGTAACATTAGACACCATTCTAAATTGTCCTACGCCACCTATATTGCGAAGGGTGCCGTTTAATGCAAAACCTTTATTACCAATACCAGAAATAGGGTCAGCACGAGGATTTCCGCCTAAATTCGTTTTTCTTTTTAAAGTAGCTATAGACATTCTTATAAATTACACATACAAAAGAATTCTTTTATTTTCATCTTTATCTAAACATCGTTTAAGACACCAGTATAGTGAAGTATAAATAAATGGTCCTGATACTTTATCATAATCTTCATGATCTTTGATACGTTCTCTCATAAAAATATATACACATATCTGTGCTAGACTATAGTATATGGATGAGAAGTATACATCTAATGGTATTTTATCAGGTTCGTTATCTAAACCCATTGCAATATGTGGTGGGATAAAAGAATTGTTTTTATTATACATGATAGGAAAGTCGATTGTTATGTTTTTAGTTTCATCGTCTATTTTAAATAATTTTTCATCATTCATGAAAGAAAAAACAGAATCGTCAATAACAATAAAATCTTCTAAACTAAAAAAAGGAATTGAATATCCATGATTTCGTAAAAATGTTAACTGGTTACCTATATTACCTATAAAATGAAGAATTACATTATATTCGGTGCCGTGTTTATTGGTGTGTTTATTTAAAAATGTTGTCAATGGCACAACTGTTTCAGCATTAAACTCTATTTTTATTCTATCATATAACTCCTTTTTTGTTTTTGGTTTTGTTTTTACTTGTTTACCGTTCATACTAGACGTGGATATTGTTTTAACTCGTCTATTAACATGAGCGTGATTACTGCCGTGACCATATCCGTGACTGTGCATCAAGTTTTCATTTATAGAATCTAAAAGCAATCCTGTTGACTCTATTGTATAGTGATTCTCTTTTGAAAGGGAAATTTTTGTATTTCCGATTTTAAGTGATGACTCCGAATAGGGTAAAAAATTATTTGATTTTATTTCTATTCTTTGTTTTACTTCCATAATATTATAAACTACGATATAAAATTACGATATAAAAATAAAAAAGTGTTAGAACATAAAACATAATTTACGTTTGCTTAATCTTACCTATTACTTACCTGATGTCATTGTTGCTTTTGTCGTTGTGTATGATTTACTCCTCGTCATCCTCAGGATCCATGTTGCAAAGCTGCCCTTGGTTGTATTGTTCCTTCTCCTCCCTCGAATCGCCTTCTTCATTCCTTCCCTGTGTGTAGCGAGACACCGCCTTCGTTCCTTCACCCAAGTCGATGCGAGGCTTTGATGTAGCGCGCTGCGGTCCCTCTGAGTAGCGATTCTCGGGCTTTTCGATCGTGCTCATCGTGCACTTCCAGAACCACGGCTCATCGTAAACCACCTTCACGTCCTGACCATCCAGCAATTTCTGACGAGTGTCGCGCGCAAGTTGATTGTCCACGTTCCACTTCAGGTGGATGTAGACAGTGCAGAAGCGCTCACCATTTTTGTCGGTCTTGTGAACAGTGTCGATGCGCTCAATGTGTCCGATTCGCAAATCCTTGAACGTATTGAACACGGCGCGCTTTGTCTGTTCGCCGCGAATGGTGGGAAACGTGCGTGGGATACAGATGCTCGGGTTTGTAATAGGAGCTTTGGATTCGCCATACATCGCGCGGGCAACATCTCCACCATATACACCCTCATAGGCTTCGTAGTAGGCATCACGGGGTCTGCGGTCATCACGGCGACGGTCATCGGGGCGCTCATCATGCTCGCGGGGAATATACTTTTGATTACGATCAGAATTACGACCGTAGTTTCTGGAGTTGTTGTAGGAAGATGCTGACATTGTTGACTGTAACGACTTTTGAATTCTCTTGAACTTGAATACTACATACTAATTAAAGGTTTCAATTGACTTCAATTTTCTGTTTGCGGAAATTCAGCAAGAAAAATATAAAAATAGTATATCAGTATAGGATATAGTATACATAAAACAGGGTAAGATGGATCCGTATGAGAATCATTTCTTGTTGGCCAACATTAATCATGATAATGAGGACAATATATGTGAAGAAAATGCCAGTGAATGTTACAACTATGATAGTTCGCCAAGTTCCCCTAAGTTAATAAAAATAAACATAAACAAGCCATGGCTCGAAGAAATTAATGCATTTTTTAAACTAAACAACCTTTTTGATTGTATAAGAAACGACGAAAAAAAAGAACCAAAACGAGATATTTCTATTTCAAAAATAATTATGGATAATATTATTTATAAAAAATTAGGATCTGTCACTTACCATCATACAAATGGAAAATCATCGAAAGCTTACTACACAAATGATTACCCTGAAATATATTACAATAAAAAATTATATAACAATATTTCACACTGGCTTAGCGAAGAGTTCTCTAAAAAAATATAACATAGAATTCAATCATTTCTATGTTATACGCTACATAATACCCACATCCACGCCCACATCCATGCCCACACACACGCATACATTCACACACACTCACACATACACACATACACACATACACACAATGTTGCTGTCTCCTACAATATATATAGAATCCTTTGTTAAATTTTTTTTAAGCGGCGAATTAAATTGCTGTTAGGAGACAAATAATATAATTAAAATATCTTTATATTTGTTTTTTAAATATTATATAAACTACTATTTAAAAATAAATATAATAATAATAGTAGATATCATATATAGTTAACAGATACACTTTTATAAGTTTTTTACTATGAGTAATAAAAAAAAGATCCATGATTTAAACGATATAATTGACACTGCTTATACCGCAGCAGATTATAGTCATGGAAATGGTTATTATGATAAGGCTGGTGAGCATAACAATATTAAAGCAAATAGAAGTTTTACACAGTCTAATGCACAGTCAAGGTTTGGTTCAACCAACAATGATACATTTAGGAATGATAGTAGTAATATTTTTATGAAAAATTCACAAAGTAATGTAAATAATACAAGTAGTGATAAAAGCGAATCACAAAAAATAGAATTAAATTATGATAATTTTCCATCACTTGGAAGCAAAACTATACAACCTGTAAAAATATCTAACACTAATCCTAACACAAATACCAACATAACAAATAGTAAACTAGATTTTAAAAAAATCGTTGAAAAAAGACCAGAAGTTGTTAGTAAGCCTGAACCTAAAATAAATCATATGCAAAGTAATCGATTCAAGTATAACCAACATTCGTTATACAACGAAATAAAGGTAAATAGTGAAAAGATAGCACAATTAAAAATAATGAACGATGTATCATCTGATGATAATATGGACGATAATTACTATTAAAATATTAAACAAATCGTAAAATCTAAACTAACTATTATATAATTAGTTTAGGTTACTGTATAGATTATCTATATTACTATAATTACAAATAATAATGGAAGAACAATACTTTCAAAATATTTTTGAAGATAACCTAGATCACAATAACACAGATGAACAAGAACAAGAACAAGAACAAGAACAAGAACAAAAAAATGTCAGTGAACCTATTCAAATTCCAGAAATCGACTATTCAAAAATGTTTAAAGAAATCAAAATATTAAATAATATAAAAACATACATAACATATATAAATTCTGACAATGAAATTGAGACGATTCATCAGAAGAAACTTTTCCTAAATAATGAAGATAATATTGTATCAAGAAATCAATTAATTGAGGTAATAAAAAATAGTCAAAAAAAACATAATGTAAAATATAAGTTAATATCTATTATGGTTTATAATATTCATGTAACTCCAGAATCTTTACCAAATTACATTGAAAACCCAAATGAATTTATATCTCTATACACTCTTAATCGAATTGAGTCATTTGAATTAAAACCAACTCTCCGTCTATTAAAAAAATATAATGGTATTTACTTTTTCTTTTTCGAATGTCCTGTTGATGAATCTCAATCTCAGTCTCAGTCTCATCATCAACCATCAACACAAATACATAACCGATTTATTAAAAATAACAACACAAAAAGGATACATATACATAGTTTACATAAACATAAACAAAAACAACAGCATAAAAAGACAAAACGCTATGATAGATACGTAAATCTTTTGTAATATATAACTTTATGCAGCTATAATAACTATTTTTTAAACATACTTAAAAATACTAACCCATTATATATTAACATCTCATTCCTCCGTGTAATAAAAGCACAGCCTTTATAATGCAAACATCATTTTTGTCTTCTCCTATTAGTAGAGTTGTTGGTGCATTGGATAGTATTGCGTCTAAGGCGGCCGAAGTAACCTATCAGTATGGAAAAAACAATCATGTAGAGTATAAAAGTGTAGAAAAATCTTTGGCAAATCTACAAGAACAAATAATGCAGTTTAGTTTTCAACTAGTGAGAACAAAGAGTGATACAGGTCTTTCAAGTGTTGCACAAGAAACAAGAGAAATTTTGAATATTATAATGAGCGGAATTAAAACCAATACTAAAGGTAGCGATCAGTATAAACGGTGTGTTGATATGGGTGTAATAATGTTTAAAATATTGGCCCAAACTCGTGATATTATTAGTGGTAAGGGAGAGTATATGCTTTTTTATGTTATGCTTTTGGAATGGGCAAAAGTAGATTTTAGGTTTTTCGAGTATGTTATTGAAACGCTTGTATATGATACTCAGGATACAGGAGATGCAAAATCAAAACAGCATCCACTTGGTTCGTGGAAAGATATGAAATATTTTTTAACATATATGAAAGAACAGTCGTTGGATAATTCAAACTATAGTTTAAGCTATAATGTCGAGGGAAATAGTCAACTGTATCCAAGGCTTGTCAATAAAATTGTAAACCTTATTAATGAACAACTTCGCATTGATGCTTCAAGTCTAGAAAATGGTGGAACGAGTTTTTCTCTAGTAGCTCGATGGGTTCCACGTGAAAAGTCAAAAAAATTCGGATGGCTTTATTACTACCTTGCGACAAACTATTCGCAACACCAGATTCCATCAGATTACTCTCATCAATCTTATGAGCGAGCGGTAAATCGCGCTTTTATGATTTATCGTAAAGTAACTTCATCGATTAATAAGAAACTTGATACAACTCAAATCAAACAATGTGATGGTAAATGGTCTGAAATTAATTTCGACAACGTTACTAGTATTACGCTACATAAACAGACCAATTCTTTTTTGAATGTTAAGAAAAATGGCAAGACGACGCGTTGTGAAAATAATGAAGATCGCGATGGATGCAAATACAACTATGAAGAATATTTAAGAGATGTAGTTGAGGGTGATAAAAAAATAAAGGGAGGACGTGTTTCTATAGTCGACTTTGTAAAGGGCGCAATAGACTGTGGAACTAAAAATTTACCTGCCGACTCACCTATTGTTACGACACTAAATGAGCAGTGGAATAGTAATTCGAAGCAGAATGGTAGTTTGGCCGAATTTATTGCAATGTGCGATGTATCGGGATCGATGACGGACGATAACAGCAATCCTCTTTATTCGGCGATTGGATTGAGTATTCGTGTCGCAGAAAAATCCGCAATTGGCGCACGAGTCATGACATTTTCGGAGCGTCCAACATGGATTCAGCTAGGAACCGCAGACTCTGACACATTTGTGAAACAGGTTAGTAAAGTTCGCACTTCGTCTTGGGGGATGACAACAGATTTTTATTTGGCGATTGACTTGATTCGACAAGGGATTGAAGATAACAAACTACCGCGTGAAGTTGCCGAGAATTTGGCGTTGGTTGTTTTCTCGGATATGCAGATGAATAACGCGTCATCAAGTATGGGTGATTTGTCTAAACGGGCTACACTATTTGAAAATATTAAACAAATGTTTGCAAAGATGGGAGAGCGCCTATACGGAGAACCGTGCAAAGCTCCTCATATTATATTTTGGAATTTAAAGAAAACCACTGGATTCCCTTCGCTTTCAACAGATCAAAATGTATCAATGATGTCTGGATTTAGTCCTGCACTTTTGAATGTGTTTTGTGAAAAGGGTGTTGACGGTCTTCAACAATATACACCATGGAATACATTGTTGGATTCATTAAGCAACAAAAGATATAGTGGTTTCGAGAAGTCATTTAAGCATATTGTAGAATAAAAATATATTATGTTACACTTTACACTTTATGCGTTAAAATATATTTTATAGTAATTAAAAAAAATATTTAATTATTATATAATAATAGTAGATGCACATTCTTTCAAGAATTATAAATGTCGTTATTTTAGCGATTATTTTGACTTATATTGCTGCAATGAAAATAAAATGTGGATATTGCACTAATATTCCCGAGACAGAATATGTTACCATCTTAAGCACCATTATTTTAATTCAAGTATTTTTATTTGCTCTTTTTCCCAAACAGGCTACTTCTTTCATGATGTCCAATAAATGGTTCATTTTAGTTTTAATGGTAATTAATGTAGCCAATATGATATATCTTTATCGCTTTATCGGTAAAATGAATGATTCACAGTGCCGTCAGTGCTCTAGTGAATGGAGGAACACCTTTCTTTATTACTACTCTACATTTGTTCTTATTTTATATGCTATCAATATTGTTCTTTTGGTTGTTGCATTTCCTTTAATGACCATGGCTGTGAGACATAGAAACTAAAATTGGGATTTGAATTTGAATTTGGATTTGTATTGGGATTTGGATTTTAACTTATATTTCTACTTCTAGAAAATTGAAGTAGAAATATTATTATATTATGAATATAGAACAAAAAGTCAACAACATATACTTACCCAAATGTCTGGACAAGAGTCTAACCAACAGCCCGAGCAACAACCAGAAAATTTCGAAGACCTTATGATGATGGCTTCCGTTGTGATGCCTATTAGGGGTTCAAATATATTAGACTACTTATTTGCTGCAGGTCTTCCAGTGTTACCACTTTATCCAGGTGGAGATGATGATGCGGCTGCATCCATTTTGGCTCGATCTTTATACGACCGTTACCCTGTCAAAAAAGTCATTACCGAAGAAGCCGTTTGTGAAATCATGGACAAGAAATTTACTGCTGGTATGGTCGATGAGCTGAAAATAAACGGCGTGTGTGGTATCTGGCAGGAAGAATTCGAAGAAGGCGAAGATATCAAGGTTCTGCCGTGCAACCATGCATTCAAAGCAGTTGCAATCATGAGGTGGCTTAAAGAGGAAAAGGCAGAATGCCCCGTTTGCCGCTTCTCTCTTGAATCAAAGGAGGTCCTTGAAAATCAAGATCAAAATTTAGGCAGTGATGGAGATAGTGACAGCGAAGGCGAAGACGACGTTCATCCAGCTGATGCACCTGCGGAACCAGTGCAAGACAATCACGACATTCGTGTCAACAATATTGCTTCACGTTTGGTCCAGAGTGTTGCAGGTCGCGCAAGTCACTTACATCGCCAACTTCCAGAGTATTATGAACAATCGATATCTATGCCCATCAGTCGTCTTATCGAAAGCCGCCGAAATCTGATTTCCGCAGCACGCAACCTTGCAGTATCTCGGGCCGCTATGCCTTCAGCTGGTGGCGGTGCCGCCGCACCCCTTTCACGTGCGTCCTACGCAAATGCTGGTTATGAAGTTCGCGCGGAAGCGATACAGCGCAGCGCTATTAATGCAAACAACAACAACAACAACCCAAACCCCAACCCCAACCCCAACCCCAACCCAAACTACATCAATATCATCAACAACAACTACTACTATGATATGAACATGATACACGGCATCAACAACGACAACAACAACCACTATATCATTGATGAAGCTCACCATGATATCGTTTCAAACCAAGAGCAAGCCGACATCGAAGAAGCCATCCGCCGCAGCCTGGAATAAAACTGAAGATTGTGACATGTGACCAGTGACATGTGTTTTACTATTAGTAAACTCTCCATTAAATATCGTCTACATTAATATTCTTCTCTACTTCATATACTATTTTTTTACTTTGACTATAAACACTATTCGTGTTTGTGTTTGTGTTTGTGTTTGTTTGAACGCGTGACGTATCTTTTTTTATCTCTTTTCCATAATCCTCATCCTCATCATCCTCGTCACTAATCTCATATGATTGAACGACAACACCTTTACCAACATGTTTAACATTTGTTGTAATAACCTTGGCCTGTTCCTTTAGTTCCTCCTCCTCATCTTCTTCACCATCGCCACTCCCACTCCCACTCCCACTCCCACTCCCTTTAACAGCCTTTTTTACTTCCATCTTTTTAATCATACCTTGATACTTTAATGTGTTTTCATCTACAAACATTACATTCGTATCATGGTCGTCATACTTGTTTCCACTCTCATCTTTTAGTGACGCAAATATACCATGCGTCCTTCGCAATATATCCCGCTCCATTGAATTATATACCTCCAACAAGTCACAATATTTCACATTTTTATCCTCATTCGCTCTAGATCCACACCCAGAACCCTCGTCCACCCACTCTCTCATTCCAACTAATATATATGTCCCATTATCTAGCATATTATCCCTCTTATTTCTACCTGTAAATTTACCACGAATTATACATCGCCTATTTACTCCATCATCACAAATAACATCACAGGTATTCCCTAATAATTTTTTTACTATTGCATACTTCTCATCCGACGATTTAGATAATCGTAACTCGTTTTTACCTTTTGTTGTATGTTTTCTCGCTACCTTTTTACCATTGCATCCTCCTGCTGTGTTTTTTACCATCTTAGTAAATGTAAATAAAAAAACAACGCGTATTTATTAACTATGAACTTATAAAATATATCATTTACGTTTTATATCGTTTCATTTTATTATAATTCTTCATATGTCTCTTCAAATAAATAATTATCAAAACTACATAAATTAGTAAAAATAAATACTACAAAAACTATAAATATTATCATACCTTTAGAAATATTAACTGTTTGGTTATTATTTATAAGTATACATAATTATAAACACTTATAAATAATTTATAACTTTGGTAGTTTACTTAATCTTTACTTAATTTTTATTTAATCTTTATTATTTTCTCCATATAAAATATAAAATGGCTATTACTTGGAGACAGCATATTAAAAATACCATGGCTCTCATGGGTAAAAAAACTCACCTTAAGGATGTTTTAAAAGCAGCTTCTAAGACTTGGAAGAACGTTAAGAAAGATGTTTCTGGATCCGCCGCACCCGCAACCACTAAATCTAAACGCGGACGCAAAGGTTCCCGCAAAAATAAAAAAACCCGCCGTTCTACTAGACGCTCCCGCAGAGGTGGCGCCGTAGTTCCCTATAGCCCCGATCAATTACAGGGCGGCTTAAAGGGTGGAATGGTTACTGGAACCAATTAAAAACAAAATAAAATAAAACAATACACATTTTCCTTTATCTTTTTAATCATTTTTTATTCAATACATCAGGCGTTAGTATCTCTTGTTGCATTGACTCCTTTATTGCTTTATCGCTGAACATTTTTTTATCAAAATTATTTAATATACTATTATAACCAACAATCGAAATATCTAACGAAAATAATTTACTATACTTCTTTTTTGTTTCCTCAAAACTAAGCCTCTTTTTCGCATTCGGGTGAATATTTAAAAGCATTATCTCTGAAAAATCTTTTATTAATTTATTATCCGTAAAACCATCATACGATATGAAATTTATTAAACTTAAAAACATTATACTTAGCGAATAATTATCCCATGTATTATGATTTTCAATCAACTCATTCACAACATCTATAGAAGGCATGTTTATATATTTCTTATACACATTCATAGCTGTTTCTTTGAATCTTTTCACAAAATCATCCGAAAATATCTTTAATGCTGGATTTGTATCTACACTAGTATTCACTAACATATTTAAATCGTCATACGTTAATACCGAGTTAACGTTTATTATATAATTAATAATGTGCACATCCATTGGCCAAATATAATAACTGGCATTATACGTATAAAAATATTTACTATATGTTTTACTATTAAGACTGGCAACAGGTATTGATAAACCGAAGTCTATAATTAATGGGGTTTTTGTTTTTGACTCTATTAGTATATTCGGTATTTTAAAATCAAAATGCACTACTCCACTCATGTTTAATATCATTAAACTGTTTAGTAAAAATTTATATGAATCCAAAATATACGTAATTATTTCTTTTTTTTCAATATTAGGATTCGTAATATATTTTATTAAATTAATATTTTTTATATATGGCATTTTCATTATTACAAATTTTGAATCAGTATTCGACCTCGTTATAACACGACACATATCCCTTTCCTTTCTATCTATCTTCGCTATATCTATATTGCACATATTTACAACGGGGGCAAAATAATAATTGTATAATAAAATCTTTGTCACCATTTTCCCAACATTATATTCATTCACCACGTGGTAATTCTTTTTGTGCAGTTTTGAAATATACTTGGTATTTTTACTTACCCTTCCATCACACTCTATGCCTGGATAAAATACACACCCAAAACCTCCTTGGTCTATTAATTTACTCATCTTATTACTATTATATCTGTTTTTTATTATTTTTAGCCTTTAGCATATTAATATTTAATATTTGCGTAAAAATAAATATATACATATTTATATAAAACAATATTCATAAATGGCAAAAATGGCAAAAATGTCTAAATGTGGTATGGGTATGGGTATGGGCAAAGGCCTCGGCATGAATATTTTAATGTTGGTCGTATACCTTGTTGTCGCTTATGTTCTTTATCAGATTATTATGTATTTCGTCAACTATAGACCGTCCGCTATGCCCAACGTTCCCCCTCCTTCACAAAACAGGGCTAAAATGGGTGGCACTTGTGCAAGCGGAACTTGCGGTGCCATTAAAGAAGGTGCGCAGTTGCCAGCGGCACAACGGATGTAATAATAAACTTCCAATATATTTTTATTATATTATATTATATTTTCTATAATATAATACCTCTATCGTATATATACCCTCTACGCACTCCATGTATTCTTTAGTATCTGTTCCATATTACGACCATATTACCCAGTGTTATAAAAAGGTTATTAAAATAACCCCTAGTCCTCCCCAAGATTCCCCTCTTAATTCCATCATTAAACGTGTGGGTTCTATCCGTCTCTCTCCTTTTCAGGTAGATAGTGCATTTTCAGGATGCGGTGGTAGTAGTGGTGGAGGCTGCTGCACAAACCTCGCCCAATGCTGCAACCTCCTTATTACAAGTATTCACAATAAACACCATCTCATGTGTATCGATGAAATACCATCCCTTTTTGAATTTTTACTAACAAATGGATTTAAAATAGATACTTCGATCACCAAAATGATGCAAGCATCAAACGTCAAATTAAGCAACGACCTTATTTGTTTCTTTTCTTAAAAATTACTACAGGTGTTTACGATTGATAGTCAAGTTCTGATTCCTTCTCTGTATTCTTATTTTTTTTATTCTTATTATCATCGTCATCGTCGATAACTGTAGGTTTTACTGCTGGTTTGGTCAATAGTCTCAAGCCATCCATTAATGAACGCCCTTCAAATGTATTCTTCCATCGAATCGTCAAATATTTCATCATCTTATTCAAATTGGGCTGGTAATATAGCAACACAAATGTAAACGCCGTCGCTCCTCCCAACTCCTTTACCTTCTTGTGATGAAACCCAAAAAAATTATCAAATGGATAGGGTATCAGTTCAACCAAGTTTCGCGCAAAGTATATAAGCACACCATTTATCCAAATAAGTAATATAAGACTTAAACTACATTTCAATACTGTTCGTTTATCCTCTTCTTTGTTGTTAAATTCGGTCTGAAATTTTGTTATCAGGTTCGCAACTATTGCGCCTAAAATGAAATAAATCGTTGTTATATACCCAATATCTATCATCTTGTTTGTTCGTATTAGAAAATCTTGTAGTAAAGGCATTTTTTTAGCAGGAACAGGCGGTGGCGGCGGCGTCGTATCTATAAAACCTTTTGTTGTATCTTTATACCATGTAGAATCTTTGATCAATGACTGCATTTTATTGTTGATGGTCTATTATTTTATATATTGTTAATATTATTTATTTACATAAAATTGATATAATAATATGTTTTATATTATTATATAAAAGTCAGTCTTCCAACAGTTATCTTATCCAAAGTTTCTTAACCCTGTGTATGTCTGATGCCTCTTCTTCTGGCACTGTTTCTTCCACTCGTGGGTCTGTTTCCTCTTCTTCTACAGTTTCTTCCCTATCCAAGTTAATCCAAGAATATACTCAAACTTTAACCCCCTTCGAACAAAAAGGTCTCTCCATTGCAATGGATCACCTAGGTCCCTCTTTTGATATGAAACGAAGCCTGGGGTTTACTCGCTGGAAGGATTCTCGTGATGCTAAAGCATCTGTCAAGTAAATTAGTTTTGTATTTCGACGGGTTTTTTTCCCATTTCGCACACATGTTCATACAATCCCATTATCGCCTCTTTATACCCACCCATATGATGATACGGGATACCATGCTTCACACACAAACTCTTTACTATCGGCTGAATATCACGTAAGTGGCAATGGTTTACAGTTGGAAATAAATGATGCTCAATTTGATAATTCAGACCAATTGACATGTAGTAGTGTGGCCAGTGATTTCCAAAATTGTTTGCAGTGGTTACCTGATGAATATACCAATTTTTGTTCTGACCTTTTATGCTATCTTTACTAACATGATTTATAGTTGAATTTATAACAAATATACTTGATAAAATATAATAAGGAATTATAGCATGTTTGATCGCATAAAAAGGTGTCCATATTTGAAAGGGTAGTATAAAAAATACGTATCCATATAAAAAAATACCGAAAAAGTGTATTAAACTATATGTTACTTCAGTAGGTATTTTATATACACAGCCATTGTATTTATGTGTGGCGAGAAGCATTAATGAATTTTTTATGTTTAATCCATGTAGAAGAAAATTTGAAATAATTATAAATTTATTTTCTTGTCCTTCATGATTTTTTCGCCATGTTTCTTTTTCAGTCAACCTTATATCTCCATCAGAATGATTTAAGTCTGGATCTTTATTATATATATTCGTATATGGATGATGTCCTATAATATGTTCATGAAGCCAGTCATATGGGCTTGATACTACTCTATATAAATATTGCATTCCTAAATTTACGCGCCAGTCACGCGACACTGCAAAATGACTACCATCGTGAAACATTCCAGCCGACATCCAGTATAGTGCTGGACATAGAAGCATATTTAACCAACTCCAGAATATGCTTTGCGAATATAACATTGTATAAAAAGACCACATTGACGCACCCATAAAACATCCCCATTCGCACCAATGCTGTGGGGTTGCTTTGGTGGCTTCTCTCAAAGATAAACCGCGTTGTTCGGCTTTTTCAGCGAAATGTTTCTTTACTTTGTCGCGCAATTCTAACGTGAATTCACTTTTCTTTGTTTCTTCCCAGTCGAAAAGATCGCCATTTTCTTTTTCACCTGGAAGAAGGTAATTTTCGCATTTCTCTCGCTCCTCATGCATCTCATACTTTTTAAGCGTGTTCTCCATCATATCGCGGTCGCTAAATATATGGTGCGACTCATATAAAGCAGTGGCATCCCGACAACTAGCGGCCATCATTGCAATCGGTCCACCTGGATGATTGAAATTTGTTATATCATAATACTTGTTATGAATTTTTACGACTTTTCTTAACTGCTCTTTCATTTTTGTTATTAATGAGTATATGTGGTTTTATAATATTATGATATATACTATATAAATCAAACTATATTTAATATTTATTCATAAATATAGTTTATTTGGGATATGAGATATTATTAACTTCTTTTAATAACCTTTATAAATTTTTTCTGTATATTTTCACCACGATCATCGTGTCCATGCTTAAAATTACGAATACTATTTATAATCTCCATCTCTTTGTTAAATAACTGTCTGCGGTTTTCTTTAATCTCGTGAATATATTGTCTATTCTTTCTTGTGTTATTACCTCCACCGCCAGAACCAACAGCAGCAATAGGAGCAAAAGGAGCAAAAGAATTTCCGAAGGGGCGAGGTCTGAGCGGGGGTGGCGGCCCTTTTGTTGATAGTTGTGTTGGCTCTGCAGGTGGTGTTTGTGGTTCTGCGAGTTGTGTTGGTGGTGATGGTGCTGCTGGTTCTGCGAGTTGTGTTGGTGGTGATGGTGCTGCTTGTGCTGGTGGTGATGGTGCTGCTGGTTCTGCTTGTGGCGGTCTATTTGTTGGAACTGGTGGTGGCGGTCTACTTGGTGCTACTGCTTGAGGTGGTGGTGGTGGCGGTTCTGCTGGTTCTGCTTGTGGTGGTGCCGTTGCCGTTGCCGCGGCCGTTGCAGGTGGTGGTGCCGTTGCCGCGCCTGGTTGTGCTGCTTGTGCTGTTTGTTTTGGTTGCGCTGCTGGGGATTTGCGAGTGAAAGCTTGTCTTACTTTAGCTGCTGTTCCTGTTGCTAAACCTTTAATTTTTTGTCCTACATTTGCAATTCCTGCTCTTGCCGATGTTGCGGCATTTCCAAAAGCTGTTCGTGCTCTTTTTCCCGCGCTATCACTTCTATATACTTGAGGTTTATTATATGTGGTAAGCGGCGTTGCTTCTGCTGCTCCTGCTGCTGCTGCTGCTGCTGGTGCCACTGGTGCTGTCTTTGCCGCTCCTGCTGCTCCTGGTGCTGTATTTGCTCTTAGTGCTCCTGTTTGTGCTCTTGTTTGCCTTGCTTTCGCTTTTGCTGCTGCCGCTTTTCCTGGCCTAAGCGGTGATACACTTCTTGTATTAGATGCTTGTGTTACTGTGTTTACTTGTGGGGCTGGTCTGCTTATATGTGGTGGACCCATATTCATCATTGGATTTCCAGTAACAGCCATATATAATGCTTCCCTTGTATCTGATAAATTTTTAGTAATAAATTCATTATTATGGTCAAGTTGACGTTGGTATAGTTGTATACGATCCATATTCACATCTGGTATTAATTCACTGACATCAATATCATCATGTTCTTCTTGTTCCATTCTTTTTGAATTATTCTCGTTAATTATACCAATAGCTTTTTCTAATGCGGCATTATATATACGAATTTGTTCTATTTGTTTATCTCTATCTTTCATAATAGTAGGCAACACAGATAAAAAATGAGTTAAAATTTCTTCTTCACCTAATTTTACTTGTGAATCATGACCTATACCTGCTATTTTACCCAACACCAAATCAGGAAATGTATCGGCTAAAAGAGCAACTCTAGGATCAGGATGTTGTGCAAGTTCATTTCTCTTTCTAGCATTTTCTTTTGCTTCTGCGTCTCTTTCATCGTTACTTTTATATACTTCATTTGTTTCTGTTTCTGTTGTTGTTTGTGGTGGTTTTGGTGTTGGTTGTTGTGTTGATGTTTCAAACGGATCATATCCCTCCTTTTCAAACGGATTAAATCCCATATTTCCCATGTTTACAAGCTGTTGTTGTTGTCCAAAACCTTGTCCCATGATTCCAAGCTGTTGTTGTTGTCCAAAACCTTGTCCCATGATTCCAAGCTGTTGTTGTTGTCCAAAACCTTGTCCTATGGTTACAGGCTGTTGTATTGCTCGTGCTGCCGCTGCTTGTGATTCTGCAGCTCGTGCTGCCGATGTTTGTGCTGCTGGTGCTCCCGCTAGTGATCTTGCACCAACAGCAGTAGTTCCAAGAGGCTGTCCCCCCCTTTGTATCTTTCTTGTTTTATTTTTTTTATTTTCAACATGTTTACTATGTTTATTATGTCTGTTTTTTCTAAAATATTTATCTTTTTTTGTTTTATTCATTCTCTTTTATTACTGTTATTATTATTATTACTTATATTATAATAATAATAAAAATATCATAGTTTACTTTGCGCTACTCCATATTCATTTTTTTAAAACTGGCAAAGTCAATATCTTTCACCTTTTTATCCAAGCATGATTCCACCCCCACCTCGCTATATTCTTCTATTTTACCCCTATATGAATAACGATTCGCCTGTTCCTTAAGAATATATATCTTGTCTTTCTGTTTACTATGCACCTCCCCTTTACGATTATATGTCTTTAAATTCGCAAATATCTGTTTCTTCTTATTCTCATTCACCTCTTGCACTTTGCCGTCCTTCGCATCCTTCGCCGCTTTATCCTCTCTCTCTTTTATCTCCTTATACTTATTCACACCCTTCTCATATTCTTTCCTAATATCAATATACAACTTCTTACAATTATGTTCAATAACATATTTTCTCGCAACAGTCTCTAAATATTTATACGGAATTTCTTTCGTCCTTGAATGATACACAAATGACCCCAACTTTGAACTGTAATACATCAACACATCACCTCTCGGCGTAGTTTCTGTTATCGTATTCAAACTTAAACCATTCACAAACTCCTCCGTCAGTTCATTTTCTTCTTCACCCTCCTCTCCCTCCTCATCATCCTCTCCCTCTTCGCTATCATCAAACTCGTCAAACCATTTCATTTCATACGGAATCTCTTCTTCACTAGACGTAGCTTCACTATCTACTACAGTCTCGTTATGATGAAAATACCCATCTACAATATCGTTCATTTTTAATATAAAATATATAAAACATGTCGATACACTCACATATCCACACAAATAAAAATAATATGTAAATATGTCACCCCACACTAAATTTTCGTTTACGTTCATATGATAAAAGTTATCTTGTGAAGTATTCATTTTTATTTTATTAATGATCTCTGGAATAATTTGTGTCTACTTTATATAAAAAATATTCTCTATATTCTTTTTATAAAATATTTAGACTAAGAGTAGATTAAGATTAGATAAATATAACCAAGATTTATTATATACTATATATATAACACTATGTCGTCATCGGGTGAAAAATTACTACCAAAAAATGGTAAAAAGTCGTCGTCGTCATCGTCGTCCTCTAGTAAACATAAAAAACCACCATCCCCTAATCGTAGGAGGTCTCCTTCACCTAATCGTAAAAAATCGTCTTCATCTTCGTCTAGTCGCGATAAGTTATTACCAGGTCCTGCTCCCATGCCGCCTCCTCCACCACCTCCCCCACCGCCTCCACCTGTAGCCCCCGCAGTTCCGCGTATTTTTCCGCCTATCGCTCGTCTAATACGTCGCGCTGCCGCAGTTGTTGTTCCATTAATACCTCTACCTTTTGTTTTGGCCAATGGAACCGATTTGGGTGCACAACCTATTCAAGAAGAAGTCGTATCCAGTTTTCAATTTATGGGCGTTGCACCCGACTTTCTTGATGTAACAGGTGATATAGATAGGCTTGTATATGGTGATGATTTTATAAGGGTAATGGCGCCCATGACAGAAGCACAACGCTCTACATTTAGAGCAACATCTTGGGTATATTTTCAAAATATTCGTTTAGTTCCAGCTATCAATCGCATGGTTCATTCAACTGGCAAACAAATACCACTTCTTACAGGACCACAAATAACATACACAGCACAACACCAACTGCAAAATTTAACCCCCTTAGAAGTTTTTGCTACAAATTTATTTACAAAAGATACCCGAGGAACTTCCTTTTTTTCCGCCTTAAATCGCATTTTATTAGGCGTTGATCGTTCCAGAAGAGAAGTTTTTGTTAATGCGAAACCATATAATGACGACAAGAAAATTTTTAATGTATGGTTTTATTTATTTCTTTCTGGGTTAAATAAATTACTCGTGCCCGTCCCCGCGTCTTATCAAAATTATCCCGCCTCTAGACCCACCGTTCGTTTATTTCGAGGATTAGGTGTCGACGACTCATTAAGCAGATCCCTATGGAAACCCCCTCAGTTGCGCAGCAGTGGTGGACGTGACCCCGACTTGGTTAATGTTTACTCATTTTTGGGATTTTCAAGTTTCACTACAAGTTGTGATGTTGCTTGTAAATTCGCCGCTACTTTCGCATCTTCGCCTTCACCTTCTCCTACAAAAACAGCCAATGTTATGGTCTTTGAACCAAGTCGAGGTCGTATCTCATTACCTTCACTACGCAGTGTCTCAGATGTTGCAGTAGAGGACGAATTTTTAATGTTTCCCAACTTCGGTGTTACTGTTTATTCTAGAGAAACTGGTTCTCTTACTTCTCAAGTATTGGGTCAAACTTGTGACTGGGCTGTTGTTCTCGCAAATGATATCGCTTTAGCACAAGCACACGGCATCGATTATGCACCTATTCTCGCAGCCATGCCTCAAAATATCACGTGGATCGCCATGACTGATGTTACAGGCGCTACCTCTTTGCACGATGAGCTTGAGGGAGACTATGATGAAAGCGGTGGTAGTCTCATACATTATCTTAAAAAAAATATATATACACGCACGCACACCAGCAGTCCTCATCGCAATGTTTATAATAAAACTCGCAAGGGTCGCGGTCGCGGTCGCCGTCACGGTCGCCGATAGTATTACCCTCCATTAGTCTACCTTCTCTTTCAATTGTTTGCGTCTTTGCTCAAATAATTTTTGAATATCATCCTGCATTTCCATCACCTTAATCCTCTGATACGACTTATTTGCATTTTCGGGATGTAGGCATACCAAATACATGTCGCGAATCGTTACACCATATTTGCTCTCCAGTATTGCCTTATACGTATTCAGTTGTAGACAATAATGCCAGAAGTTTGTATCTGGAATATGTTCGATAACAGGATTCTTCGAACATTTTCTATCCGTTTTTTTGATTTCGCGGCATCTTTTCCAGTCATATATGCTCAATGTTCCGTCATCTTTGTTTCGAAATACCATATCAATTGATCCTGAAATTCGCAACTCTTCATGAAATATCGTCCATTCCGTTCTATACGGCTCCAAGTTCGGATAATCCTCCACAAATTGTTGAAAATATTTGTATTCGACGCTGTCATTTTTGCGAGGGCACTGGTTATAGTAGCACTCAATGTCGTAATGCATTGCCGTTCCCGCGGCGGCCGCTTCATCACGATTCTTGTCCCACCCCGCCTTAATTTGGTCAGGCGTTTGTCCATAATATTTGCTTTCAGCCCATTTTTTGGAGCGCGTCATTGACCGAATTATGGCGTCGGCGTCGAACTCCTCGAAGTGTCCATGATTCCATGTCGTGACTGAGGTGTATTTCACGGAAGTGTCGCCGTCTATTGTATATGTGTGCGGGATAGGATCGAATGTGATACGCTTGTCACGCGGATGCGCGTTTAGGTGCGCAAGATGGTCTGTGTCTTCCATTTTTATATTTTATGCTCTTGATATATACATATGAGTTGTATTTATATATCAATTTTGTGATAATATTTTTAATATTTATGATAAATCAGTATATACCCACCCCAATACTATATACTTGTTACTACTTTTTGGAGTAAGTCCAGCATGAGGATATGTCCAAGAAGCAGGAAAAATAATTAACTTGCCTTGTTCGGGTTTAATTTTAATTTTACCATTAAAAAATGATGTTTCCCCTCCTTCTTCTACATCATTTAAATACCACAAATAAGTAAGAATTCTGTAATTATTTTTATCAGTTTGCACGTGAAAATCATTGTGATATTTATAGAATCCTTCATTTTTTATATATTTTTTTAATAAAAAACCTGAATCTTTTACATTTATTAATCCAAATGTATTATATTCTTTTTTCTTAATTAAATTAAAATAATTTTGTAGTTCATTTTTTAATAATTCATATAATTCTATATCACATTTTTCATGTATTTTATTTTTATTTTTTACTATATTTAAATCTAATGACTGTTTAATTTTTGGTCGATAACCACCCATTATAACACCGTTATACCTATCAGTATCGGTTTCGAATAAATCTATTAGTGTTAAACATAAATCTTTTGGTAAATTATTTTTTTTTATATATATAAATTCGTCGACAATACCATCTGTAACTATATCATTAACGTTATTTGTATCATTAACATTATCTATAATTATATTTTTTTCAGTATCCATAATTTTATTATTTTATATATTTATGTTTTTATATATTTTTAATACTTATATAGTTAAGTAATTCTCATAATGAATGCTAATACATAATATGGCGGCATATATGGGTTACCTCCACCTGTGCTTCCCGCTGTAGATGTTATGCTAGCATAACCATTGTATAATGTAATACTTGTATAATTATATGAAATATCTATTCCCGTAAACGCAGAGTTAGTCTCTGTAATTCCCGTATATTGCGAATTTGTGTTTATCGAATCATTGTTACTCTCCAGTGGTTGAATATTACTACTTCCGTCATCGCCTTCCCCACCAATGTCATCTCCCCAGCCATAATCTAGACCACTCCAGTGAGCATGTCCAGGATCAGTTACAGAATGGTTATGCGATGGATCGTAAATACCGTGATTATGTCCAGGATCATATACACTATGACCATGTCCACTATCAGTACTAGTTATAGTATGTGTGTGAGAAGGCATCTGGTCAGTGGTAATCGTTGAACTACCCCCCGTTGAATTCACGGCATTTGTTCCAGAACTCAAAATAAATTGATCTGTTAAATTTGGTGTTCCATTTGTGCCATCACATAAATTCCAGTTTGGTGGTATGGTTGATCCGTTCCACATAATTATCCCCCCGATTGGAACAACCCCCGCATTTGATGGTCCCGTGGGACCCGTTACTCCTGTCAAACCTGTTGCTCCTGTGGCCCCAGTGGGTCCTTGTTGGCCAACCGCTCCGTCCAAGTTTACGAACCATGATGAATATGTTCCTGCCCCCGTATATGATGTAGGATATGCTGTAAGCGTTGTGCCTGTATTACTATAACTATCAACAGTTGCTGTAAAATAATCGAAAGCATCTGCATCTACGAGTATGCTTTGTCCTGGTGTATACGCTAAACCAGTGTTTACATTAAGTGTAACGGTTGGAGGAAGACTATTAAGGGTGTATGACACACTAGTTGCTGGTGTTGCGTAAAGATCTCCCGAAGCACCTGTAACTCCCGTCGCACCCGTCGCACCCGTCCAACCTGTCCATCCTGTTGCTCCTGTTACTCCTGTCCATCCTGTTGCTCCTGTTTTTCCCGTGGCCCCTGTTCTTCCAGTGTAGCCCGTATATCCCGTATATCCCGTATATCCCGTATATCCTGTAGCTCCTGTTCTTCCTGTGTAGCCTGTATATCCAGTATATCCTGTATATCCTGTATATCCTGTGGCTCCTGTTTTTCCTGTTCTTCCTGTGTATCCTGTATATCCTGTGTATCCTGTATATCCTGTGTATCCTGTATATCCCGTGTATCCCGTATATCCAGTATATCCTGTAGCTCCCGTTACTCCCGTGTATCCCGTATAACCTGTGGGTCCTTGTTGGCCAACCGCTCCGTCCAAGTTTACGAACCATGATGAATATGTTCCTGCCCCCGTATATGATGTAGGATATGCTGTAAGCGTTGTGCCTGTATTACTATAACTATCAACAGTTGCTGTAAAATAATCGAAAGCATCTGCATCTACGAGTATGCTTTGTCCTGGTGTATACGCTAAACCAGTGTTTACATTAAGTGTAACGGTTGGAGGAAGACTATTAAGGGTGTATGACACACTAGTTGCTGGTGTTGCGTAAAGATCTCCCGAAATACCTGTAGGTCCCGTTGCACCCGTTGCTCCCGTCCAACCTGTCCATCCTGTGTATCCTGTATATCCCGTATATCCCGTATATCCCGTGGCTCCTGTATATCCAGTATATCCTGTATATCCTGTATAGCCTGTATAACCTGTATATCCTGTATATCCTGTATATCCCGTATATCCCGTATATCCTGTATATCCTGTGTATCCCGTGTAGCCCGTGGCTCCTGTTCTTCCTGTGTATCCCGTGTAGCCCGTATAACCCGTGTATCCCGTATATCCTGTATAACCTGTTGGTCCTTGTTTGCCAACCGCTCCATCCAAATTTACCTCCCATGATGAATATGTCCCCGATCCTGTATATGATGTTGGTTCAGCTGTAAGCGCTGTGCCTAAAGGATTATAACCACTAACCTCTGCTATAAAATAATTACCTACATTTGCATCTACAAGTATACTTTGCCCAGTTGTATATGCTAAACCCGTGCTTACATAAAGTGTAACAGTTGGAGGAAGACTATTAATAGTATAAGTTCCTGTTGCTGGTGTTGCATAAAGATCTCCAGGAGCACCTGTTGGACCCGTATTTCCTGTATAGCCCGTATAGCCTGTATATCCTGTATATCCTGTATATCCTGTATAGCCCGTATAGCCCGTATATCCCGTGTATCCTGTGTATCCTGTATAGCCCGTTCTTCCCGTATATCCTGTGTAGCCTGTATATCCCGTGTATCCCGTGTATCCCGTGTATCCTGTATACCCTGTTAACTGAATACCAATTGCTGTATCTCCCACTAAAAATGGAAACCTTGCATAATTTCCTATTAGTGTTTTCTCGTAACCTCCAGTATTTTTCCACGAAGGACCTAAATATGATGACATTATTTTGTATATATTATATAGTATTATAATCAATATAATATAACTAATTTATTACTTTTTCTTAATATTTTACAACTTACTATTATTATTTACGATTTTGTTTTTTTGACTTATCCTTACCCTTTGTTTTTCCCTTCATAGCTTTATGTTTTCGTAATACACTACGTCTATTTGTGTGTAAATGCATAGGATTCAGATGTATTACTTCCCCATCCATTTCAGGTATTATTTTCGCCTCATGTAACGGTGATAATTTATTAAGCATTATGGGTTTATTAGAGCACCCTCTTTTATAAATATATTCTATTTTAGGTTCTTCTAGGGGTCCATACATTCTTATAATGGGAGTGCCGAAATTCGGTGCTATTCTTATGGGTTCGGGTTCACGTTGAGGTTGAGCAGATATATTATGAAGTTCTTCTAAAAGTTGTGTTTTTAAGTCTTGTTTTGCTGCTGGATATGCTAATATACCCATAATCTGTGAGTTAGTAAGATTAGCATGTTTTTTTTCACCATTTACGTCTGTATCGACATGCCAGTGTTCTCCATCGCGTGATACAGCTTTCATTAAAGCAGAGGAGGATGATATAGAGCTATTTATTTGACCAAAGGGAGAAACGGGGGAAACGGGAGAAAATGGATATGGGGTTGGGGTTCTGTAAAAGACTTTGCGGTTATTTTTAGTTTTAGGTTTAGGTTTAGGTTTATGTTTTGGGGATGATTTGCGTGTTTTTTTTTGAGGCATTTCTTGAGATATATTTCGTAATTCTTGTATTATATAATATATTATAGAAATATATTATAGAATATGCAAAAAAATAATATTACGCGCCCTCGTTTGCAATTAAATATACCTAAAACACCCGAGCATTTGTTTTTTAAACATGCTCAAGGTGAATATGCGAATATAAAGGATAACCAACAACTTGAACAACCGCCTGTTAAAACGGTAAAATATATGGATGAGTTATATACAAAAAAACAATTAGATGATTATTTTAATTAATTTATGTTAAAATCGTTCTCTAGTTTGCATAGGTTTACGTTGTCTATCTACCATCGATTTTAGTTCAGCATCTGACTCGACTGCTTTATAACCTGGGTCTTTATCGGTTATATGTTTCGTTGATGAAAAATCTCTACTTGTATCTCTCACTGTTTGTTTTGAGACGGCATATTCTTGATTAAAAGCGTATAAAGCATCAACGAATTTTGTTGCCTGTTCTTTAGTTTTAATTGCATCAGGAAATGCCCTCATAACATCTCTGAGTTTTTTTAATCCCGTATCATCTTCTATATCGTCATCTAAATATAATGGGAATAAAACATTATTATATTTTGTTCCAAAAAGAACCATTCTAATATTGGCTCTTTCTTTTTCTAGTTCTACAATTAAACTCTCTTCTTTACTAAAGTCCTTACCGCAAATACTCTTTTTAACAGATTTTGATAAATTTTTACTTGAATTACATATCTTAAAAAGATTATATATTTGTAATGACCGATATATAAGAGAACTTACAAGTAATTTATTAAATTCTTCACTGTCTTTAACTTTATTATTATTATCTGCTATAGTTTGCAGTTCTTGGTTGCCGATTATTCTCATTTCACATACATTTAATGTTATATTAAATTCGCCTAGTAATATTGAAAAATATAACCCTACTCTTGCAACTTCTTCATTTAATTCAGTTGACCATTTTTCTGATTTAAATGTTACTGTTCTCCAACCCTGTATAAAACTTTCCCACCTTGAAGGGGATTTTTTTTTATCGGGTTCTTCTGTATCCCCTCGCACTATTAACTTAATAGTTTCAGGGTCTTCTCGTTCGATATCGTCATCACTACGATTTTGTTCACTATTTTTTTTTGCGGTAGCTACAGCAGTTTCAAGTAGCTTACTTGTGGATTCTCTAGTAGCACCTTTTACTTTTATATCTTCTTTGATCTCTTTTATTTGATCAACGCTTAGCAGTTTATCGAATTTAATAAAAATGCGTTCTAAAGCTTTATTTACATCTTTTGTGTCGATAACAAAATTATACTGTTGACTTATTTTAATAGCTAATCTAACTAAATTATCTATTTTTTGCAGTAGTAAAATATAGTCATCCATAACATAAAGCATTGTATGATAGTTACTATATGCTTCTCTTATTTTAGCATTGGCATATACCATTACAGCAATAATTACTACCGTGGCGCCGCCTGAAACAATTCCTGTAAATGCGGCTGACCCTATACCTAACCCCACTATTGCTCCAACTACTACAGGATTAGATGCTAAACTATATGCAATTTCTCCTAATGTAGCCGCAGCAGTTAAAGCAACAGCAGTTCTAGTTGAGACAAACTGGTGACTTTCCACTAAGTCTAAAGCAGACTTATCATCGGTTTTATCATCACCAACTTGACCTCCATGTTTTATTGAATAATCATTTTTGGATGATCTTTTTAACCATTTTAAAAATAATTTTTTATTTTTTACTTTTCTTGTTTTTTTCATTTTATAATTACAGTATAAAAATAATTGGTTTATTTTTTAAATAATATTTAATATGTTTCACTACATTTTATTTATATTATTACAAAGCTTTTGTATATATGTGTATGTGATCATAATATATAACAGAAATGTTCTAATATAAAATATAAAATGTCTAGGTATAAAAAAGGGGTTAGAAGTGATGATGTATAAAAATTTCAACTCTTGGGGCCGTTTTTGAAAAATGGACATTTATTTTTGTCCATTTTTGAAAATCGGGGTTAGAATTTGAAAAAAACCATTGATATCGTCACTCAGAGCATAATGCTCTAAATTCGTTTTTTAAGTTGAAAATTTTGTTACGATATTTTTTTGTAAATATATTTTATGTAAAGGACTTAAGAAAAATATGTGTCTTATACATTAAGGACAATACAACAAAACTCCCCAAAAAATCCCATCTATCAATGAGTAGTTTTGTATGCAAAGAATGTGACTATAATACGTCTAACAAAAAAGACTTTAGTAAACATATTGAGACCAAAAAACACAAATACAACAAATACAACAAAGATACAACAAAACAATCCCCAGAGCATAATATGGTCTGTGTATGCGGGAAGACATATGGACATCGTGCGTCCCTATATAATCATAAAAAGAATTGTAAGGTGGTGGAACAAGGTAATGTGGGAGAGCATGCGATAGATGGAGACAAGATGCATATAACGGTGGATATGTTTATGAAGTTAATGAATGATAATCAGGAGATGATAAAGATAATAAAGGAACAGCAGGTTCAGATTAATACCATAATACCGAAGATTGGTAATATAACGACGAATAATAACATGACGACAAATATGACGAATAATAATTTTAACTTGAATTTCTTTTTGAATGAGAAGTGTAAGGATGCGTTAAATATATCGGAGTTTATAGAGTCGCTTAAAATAACTTTAGAGGATTTGCAGTATTCTCGTTCGAATGGTTTAGTTCAAGGAATAAGCAATGTTATGATACGAGGGTTAAAGGAGTTGGATATATACAAGAGGCCGATTCATTGCACGGATGTGAAACGTGATACAATGTATATAAAAGATAAAGAGAAGTGGGAGAAGGATGAGAGCCATGAGAAAATGAGAAATACAATAATAAAAATAGCGAATAAAGAAAGGAATGCTATTAGTTCGTGGGTTGAGCAAAATCCGAATTGGTTTGACACTGAGGAGACTCAGTTTGAGTATTTAATGCTTATTAATAAAATATGTGAACCGATTGAAAACGACATAAAAAATGAGAAAAAGATTATAAAAATAATTGGAAAGGAGATTATTTTGAATAAAGATACCGAGAAATTATTGAAAAATTAACAAACTAAAAATAAAAAATCTTGTGTTATTATATATATATATGTCAGTAGCAGATCTAAAAAAAAACAAACCTAAGTATCCCGAGAATATAGAAGGGATGCATTGCATGGGAAACCATTGGACTGTCTGTTGTCCGAATAGGCATTTACAGTATGATAGGTATCAACCGACAAAAGAGGTTATACAGGTATACTATAAAGGTGGTATATATCGTATATTTGTTTGCACCAAGAAGTGTTCAAGTGATTTAAGAAACCTAGCTAAAAATTCTCCTGACCAGTTTAAAAAACTCTTCATAAAGAGTATAAAAGCCAATGGCGATTTAATTTTAAAACACCGCGATACAGGTATTGTCGCTCAGATAGCTCAAAAAGTAGATACATTTGAAGAAAAAAGTAAAACAGGCAAAACGAAGAAACAAAAAGGTGGATATTATAAATTGTTTACTCGTAGTCGTGGTCGTAGCCGTAAGCATAAACGTGGGTGCGGTCATACTATGAAGCATAAAAAAAACTATAAATAATACCATTCCGAATTATATGTTTAAATTTTTTAGTTGTTTTAGTTAATAATATGTGTAAAAATAGTAACATATTATGAACGGCGTATGTGGGCGTATGCGGATTGTTACAATATTTCACCGACTCTTGCGCGTTTAATATCTTTTAGTGCGTCTATGATGTTTACTGCGATGATTAGAGCGCTTTGTGTATGCGGAACCTCCATAACTTAAAGGTATTATTATTGGCGCTACTGCTCGAGGGGATGATGCACGTTGTGGTGGCGGAGGAACAATGGGTTGATACGGATGAGCGCTACTTACTTTTGATCTAAGTTTTCTTAAGGCATTAGCTGTTTTCATTTTTACTGAATCTTTTAGGTTAATGGTGCCGTCATATACACTAGATGCTGCCCTGGACACTAGAGATGAGCCAGGTATATAACTTAAAGCGGTGCCGAATGCTCTAGAACATGTTGCAATTCCGCTTGCTGCTGCGATAGAACACCTGTATATTCCTCCAGCGAGGTGTCTTAATTTTAACCATGATTGTTGTGCGCGGGTGCGGTGTATTTCTTTGAATCTTTCATAGTTTCGTATACTGGGGAAGTTATTTTCTCCGCTATATTTGTAAATAATATCATAAATGCGCTGATATGTTTTTTTGAGTTTAGTAGCTTTATCATTTCTAATAACGTTATACTCATCTAAATCTATTGTTATGGGGTAGTTCAAAATATTCAAGGGATTTAAAACAGAAATATTTAATATTAAGTTATAAATGTGAGATATTTGCCCTTGATTTATTGGATACTTAGCACAGTTATAGAAAGAGTCGATTAATGCCGATATAAGTATAATACGGTGTATCATTTTAATATTCATTCGCCGTTCATCGACGCCCATACTGATATATGGTTTTGAGAAGTATTCATTAGTTCTAAAAAGCTGTATAAGTGCATTTATTTCTGCTTCGAATAGAGATTGAAGGCGAGTAATTTTAGTTTTTACATTTTGTTCGGATGAATATTGAACAAGTTGTGCATCTTTTATTCCGAGAACGATATAAAAACGGTTAATAAAATCTTTTTTTGCTTCTTCGTTAACAGTAAAAGTATCTGTAATATATGTTTCTATGTTTTGTTTTGTGTCTTCTATGAGATATCGAAGATTTGTGGTATTGTTTATGCGATATACTCTACCGAAGTCTATTTCTTTAATTTGACGAATCATGGATGCTTTTGGATCGCATAACCAGTTACCTGGATGAGCGTCAAGGTGAAAAATCATACCTCGATATATTGTGAGAATATTTATAGCAGCAATTCCTTCGCATAGATTTTTGTATGTTTCGGCCTTGTAGTGTGGTTCAGATGTTAAAGAGTAATGATGAATTGTTCTATAATTTGCTGGTATAGATTCCATTAAAATGACCCCAATGCGGAAACCTATACTAGCATAACCATTCAAGTAACTATTAACTAGGTTTAAATCGGCATCGCTTTGTAACATGGATTGTATATTTGGAACTGTTCTAAAAATATTAATAGGTGTTGGTGGGTTGGTAGCAACAGGGGGATCAAACATAATTAAACCGAAGGCATCAGGGCAAAATGGGTTTCCGCTTATTGACATCATGGAGCTATATAAATATCTTTGTGTATTGTATTCATTTGCGAATTCATTTATGGAGAGCGAACACTTGTCTCTTCCTTTAAATTTGTCGAGAATTAACTCTCTACCGATAATACATATTTTCATAATAATTTCGTGAACAGGTAAACCATCAGTTTCATTTTCTACCTGTATAGAACTTAATGATTTTGGTTGTCGAGACAATAATGATTTTTTTGTGTCAAGGGTGTCACTTCTGAATAGAATGTTGGAGGGATCTAAATGTAACCGAACGACGAATGAATTTAGAGAGCCTGTAGAAACAATTTCTATGTTTGTGGTATTTGATAATATAGTTTGTAGTCCTTGTATATTTTTTATTTCTCTTTCCATAACGGGGTTGTGAAAATTTGGAAGTAAAACTTTTATACCACCATGTTGTGAACGAGTATGTAGTCTATTTTTGTTGGTGCGAGTTTTACCCATTATATATATTAATGTTTATATTTTATAAATGTGTATATGAAATAATTATGGTTGATTGTAATATTTTAATATTGTAATATTTTAATAGAAAAAATAAATGTCATTCCCTTCTTATCCTGATTCTGTGTGTGCAAGTTGTTGGTATCCATATGTTACGTTTCCTAATCCTGTAATAGGGTGTAGGGCATGTGGTAGATTTCCGAGTGGAACGGATGCTCCTACATATGATAATACTCAAACGGCGATTCCTTATGTAGGAGATATACCTACGCAGAAGAGAATACAAAATACTGTTCGTGTAGACGGTTCTGAGTATATAATGAATAAAGGTGCTTTAAGTGTTTATACGAGGCCAGTGGCGGCTTATCAGTATGTGAATTGGAACCAAATGAGTGACCGTGCAGTGCCAGGGGTTGTTCACCGTAATGTGCCGTCGCATGGTTCATCTACGCGTAGTTCGATTACACGAATGAGACCAGGTTCGATGTCGGCTGCATCTACTGCAACGCAGGGTAGTAAGGGTGTGGATATGAAACATGGTTCATATGACAGATATTTAGCGAAACTGAAGGGGCAGAAACCATTAAGGACACAGTCGCATTTGTCTACGGCGAATGTTGTTCCCGTGCATGGAAATAAGACGAGGATGTTTGGTATAGCATATTCCGAGTCGTGCCAGTATCCGTCAGCGCAATGCTAAAATGATTTGAATGAAGTTGTGAATGAAGTTGTGAGTGAGTGAATATAAAATAATATATTTTATTACTTTATATATAAATAGTATAGTAGAATAATGTCGTCAAAAATGTCAATGATGTTTAGTCAAAATGGTGGCAAGGCGGGTAAAGTTATGAGGAGGGTTGTAAGTGCGCAGGCGCCTGCTCCTGTTCCTGTTCCTGTATCTGCTCCAACGCAGGTAAGAGCGCGGCCTATAATGGGTGTAACAAGCGCGCGTTCTGCTCCTAGAGGAATAAAGCAGTTATTTAATTTAGGTCATATAATGGCGAATCCTGGAACACCTTGCAAGGCATGTGGATCGTGATAAAAATGAATCATGGGTGTATATAATTACGGATGTATAAAATTAGGTATATGTATATGTATAATTAATATAGGTATACTATTATATAAAAAAATAACATATAATTTTATATAATGGACAACTTTGATTTAAATATTAATAATTATAGTGTAAGCGAGTTAGAAGAGTTATTAACATTGGGAAAACAATATAATCCTGATGACATAAGGTATAAGAAGGATAGTATATGTATGAAAATAGTGAATGATGACACAATATCATTTGATATGAAAACGAAGTTAGAGAGTTTTTTTGATAAGGCGTCAGTATTATTGAAGAATGTTAAGGGTAATAATAAGAAGGATAGTGGTGGTGGTGGTGGTGGAGATAAGCCTACAGATGATATTGGGTTTGATAGTGGTAATATAAAGGTGGATAATTTTTTTGATTTGAAAATGGAGATGATGAAAAACACAAATAATTTAATAATAGATGATCCTGGTTCTGCGCATAATATTAAAATAAATAGGACTTTAACACCTGGTGGAAATGTGGATAGTTATGGAACAGCTAGAGGAGTGATTAACCCATTATTGACAAATACAATTTTAAAGGCTGTAAATATAGATACACGTTTTAGAGAAAATTATTATTCAACAAAGAGCACAAATATTAATATAACTTTACCGTTTCGTTTAGAAAAGGTTATATCTTATCGTATTGTAGGAATTACTTTACCCTTGACGTATTATAATATATCACAGTCTTATGGTAATAATGTGATACATATTAATATACACGCATCAAATGCTGGGGTAATAGATGCATCGTATAACTTGATATTACCAGATGGGTGTTATAATACGAGCCAAGGTATTTCGGTATATTCGTCGTGTTTAGAACAGGTAATTAATAATATACTGACGAATGATCCGAATAGTCCTAATAATAATGGTTTATGTCCTAATTTAAATCTTAGGTATACGATAGATAGAACGAGTGGGCGAAGTATATTTGCACAGGATGCGACGATTGCATCAACAATAGCATATAATTTTGATATTACTAACAATGTTGGTTATAATCTACAAAACAGTGAGGTAGAGGCTGACTATTATAGGATATTAATGTTAAGGTTGGGGTGGATTTTAGGGTTTAGGTTTGCACAATATTCTAGTTCTAATTCTAAAATACCGACTTCAAATACTGATTTTGGGTCGATAGTATCGGAGGGTATATGTTTTACGAAGTTTCCTTTGTATGGATTTTTGGCGATAGATGATTTCAATAAGAATTCGAATGATTATTATATGTCGGTATTTTCGAACTCTGTTTCGGTTCCGAATATTATAGCAAAGGTAAATTTTACGCAATTTACGGAAGCTGCGGGAGATTTTCAGGCGGCGCAGGGCGAGTCGACATCGAATGCTATAAATAGAGAGAAGAGATTTTTCGGACCAGTTAACATTCAGAAGCTTAAAATAACATTGTATGATGATTTGGGGCGTATATTGGATTTAAATAATATGGATTGGAGTTTAGAGTTAGCATTTGAGTGTGTATACAATATGTAAGGCGTATATGTAAGGTGTATATGTATTGTATAGAAATATTTAACTGAGATTATAAATAAGTTATTTATTATTGTAAAAGTATAAGTAATAAATAATAAATATATACATATATTATTAAAATATGGATAGAAGAAGAACATTTAATACACCTACAAAAGATAGTTTTGCGAGTGATTATATAAATAATAAAAAGGCAAAGGTTAAATATGCGGGGACTTCAAATTTAGCGAGCACGGTTGCCGAACAGGGAGGTATGTTTCCTCTTAGAACTCCTTCGGGGCACTTAAAACCGTATCAAGGAACATATAGTTTTTCGTCTGCTACGTCTGTTCAAGGTGCACCTCCATCTACATATTGTTTAAATCAGTGCCGTAGTTATAGTGACTATATAGATATAACGAGGGGTAAATATTTATTAACTCCACCGAATCCAACTACTACATGTGTTAAAGCAAGTCAATTGGCATTTATTTCTGAAATATTTTCAGGATCATTTTTAGAGTCACGAGGTTATACTGGTGTAGCTGAGAGCATGGTGTTTAACAAATCAATAATTGCGGGTCCTTCAGGTCCTACAGGTCCTACAGGAACAATAAATAGAATAGTATACGATCCATTAACTTCGGCGAATCAGTATATACGTGTAGACCCGAGTTATAATTTATTTTACGATAAGTCAGGGTGTTTGATATCAAGTAATACACTATTTATAGACAAAACTAATATACTACAAAAAGCTTCCGCTCAGAGAGAAGTAGATAGGTTTCTTAACTTGGACTTATCGAATGGTTTTAATTATCCTTCGAAGTTTGCACTTAACTATAATCCGAAAGATTGTATAAATGTGAATAATGATTTGCAACCAGGACCCTACCCCAACTGCCCACCATAGTGACAAATATATTTTATATTAAACTGATATAGATGTATCTTTATAATATAAAGATAGGTATATGTATCATATTTATATGCCCGTAGATATGGTATTGGCGATTTCGCACAGTCGGATGACGCGGGAGCGAGAACGGAATAGACTGGAGCGTTTAAAAAAGAGTGAGTGTGTTTTAGATAATGTAGTATATAGTAAACATACCGATACTGGTAATGATATAAATATTGAAAAAGTTAAATATCAATCTTGTTTAGAAATGTTTAGACTATGGTAGGGTGATTTTGTTTTATTTGTTGATTATGATATATTATATAATTAAAAAATAGTTATATAATATATAAATATTGTGATGGTTGGTTCTGGTGTAATTTTGGTAGCATTATATAACAAAGAGGTATATTATTTATTTGGCAAGGAGGGTTCAATGGAGCGAGATAAGAAGTGTCATTGGGGTGATTTTGGCGGAGGTTCAAAACCAGGGGAGGATTTATTGGACACGACTACGCGTGAAGGTGCGGAGGAGTTGAATGGTTTTTTTGGTTCGAAGGCTGATTTTGAGAAATATATATTAAAGAATAAGATAGATGAGGTGGCGTATGATAAGCGTTATACGTATTTAGTGAAGACGGAATATGATGAAAAGTTGCCATATTATTTTAACAATAATTATAAATTTATATGTGAATATTTGAAGGGTCATGTGGAGCATCCGACGAATGGATTATTTGAGAAGAGCGAGATAAGGTGGTTTACTGTAGATGATTTAAAACGTGAGAAGCATATATTTCGAGACTATTTTCAAAACATAATAAATATTGTTATATATAATCATCCGAAGACGCTTTCAAAGCTTAAAAAGTCGTCGAGAAAAATGCGTGCAACAAGGGTAAAATTTTCAACATCAGATTTGATGAAGTGTGAGAGAATTAGAAAGCATAAAAAACATCACAAGACGCATAAGAGGGAAAAGAAGGGTTATAGAAGTAATTTTTAATATTTTAATATTTTAATATAATGAATAATATAGAATAGTCAACAATAATATTGCTATATTGTATATAACAATATTGTCTATTGAATGGTTTGTCCAAACGATGATCCCTATTTCACGCGAACAATGTATAGGATGGGGTTGTTACAAAAAGGTATGTCTGCACGTGAAATAGTAGAAAGACGGCGGCTTGTTTACTATTGTATATGTATAGTTGTTCGTGCGGTATTGATTGTTACAGTTTATCACTGGCGGAACTCAGTATTTGTGCAGGCGGTAGTATTGGTGGCTGCGATAATGAGTATAGTGAATTTATGGAATAGAAATAGAGGAACACAGTGGTGGTCGAAGAAGTTTCAACTGATGATGTCAGTTATTATAGTATTACTAGTAATTTTGGTATATTTAGGTAAGGTAAAATCATGTTTTATTCCTGCGGCGATGTTGGTGAGTTTATTGGGAGGTATATTGCAGTCATTAGTGGTGGGGTTTTGTTGAGATTGTTATGAGCATATAGGGTGTATTAACATATGAGATGCAAGAGATTCGAGAGATTTGATAAAATTGAAGAAATAAAATTGATAATATATGAAATATAAAAAACGGATAATTTTTAAGTAAAAGACGCCAACAACAAGGGCAAGATGATTTTAACGAGAGAAGCGAAACGTTATGTGGCGGGTGTGGAAATAGTGACAACAAGATTTTCTGATTATGGTTTTAGGGAGAATAGTGATTGGAGGGAGGATAGAGGGATGAAGGGTTGTATATATGGGACACCAAAGATGGTATCATCAAAAATACAGGAAGGTGTGCCGATGTTTGTGATAGAGATGAATAATGATCGTAATAGGATAGAGGGTATTGGGTTTGTAATAAATCGTCCATGTGAGGATAATTATAGGAGGAGGATACATAGCAATCAGAATCTGAACCGTTATGCATATGAAGGTAAGTATAGGTTAGATAAAAGTCAAGTGGTGGAAGAGTATCATAAACAGGTGATATGGGTATTAGAGATGTTGTTATTTAAAGGTGCGAAACATTCAAAGAGGAGTATAGGTGTGACGAGGTTACCGACGTGGTTGAAGTATAATAAGTTTGATTATAATTTTGGGGAGGTGTTATGGGAGATGTTTGAGAAGTATGTAGGGGTAGAGATACATGAGAAGCGAGAGATTCGAGAGAATTACTAAAAATAGAGATAAACAAAATAAGTATATAGAAATAAAAAATATATTGTAAATAATAATATATTTTTCTTATAAATATAACTATAAGTATAATCTAAAAATGTCGAATGATAAGGATATAAAAAAGAAATTAAAGGATGTAAATACGTATACGATAGATGAGTTGAAAGAGTTATTGGGGTTATCAACGGATAAGGATGCATATACGGTGAGTAATATACGAACCCATTTTGGATTATTGAGTAACAGGTATCCGAGATTAGCGAAGGATGGTTTTTTGAGTGAGGCGAAGGAGCGAATATTAAAGGATCTGGATATGAATCCTGATGCTGATCCTAAAATAAATGCGGAGCCGAAGGATACTAAGGAGTGGTGGAGTAATCAGTATTTACCTAGTGAAAATCCTTTAGAAAGATTGAAAGTTACAGATAGGAAGAACAAGGTTAAAACGTTTGATGATGAGAATGGTTCACATGAGACGATGAAGAGGGAGCAGTTGAGTATATTAAATTCGCATCCATTATTGATAGCACAGGATTCATTAAACCCGACACTAAAGAATATTAACCAGAGGTTGGTGGTGATAGATAGTCAGTATAGGCAGAATATTGCGCCATTTAGTGATAATACAGATGCGCCATCCTCGTCGACGGATTTCACGCTGGATTTGTCTGATCCGTTGACAGATACGTTATCACTGAAGTTGTATTCGTATGAGATACCATATTCGTGGTATGTGATAGATAAAACAATGGGGACATCATATTTTTGGGTAAGAGATCTTGCCACAGAGGAAGTATATTCAATATCAATAGATGATGGTAACTATAGTAAAGTTGAATTGATAAATGCAATACAGTATAAGTTGGATGTTACATTAAATAATGCAACATTACCATTTAGTGCAAATAATTTAGATATATCATATAACCCGTATAATGGTAAGGCAAGTTTTTTTTTCGAATTAGAAACACCTCCAGCTAGTGATAAAAATGTGGAGATAATTTTTTATAATACCGAAAATTATAATTGTTACTATGATACCGTTACACTAATAAATCCGACAGGTATTCCTACGAGTCTTGGTGCGACGGCGATGAAGATAAATAATAATTTGGGGTGGATACTAGGTTATAGACCAGAGGATGATAAAACGATACCGATAGTATTTTCAAGGTTTGTGAAGTCGACAGTGAATTATGCGGTAACAGCGGTGCCGCCTATACAGTATCCGTATAATATAGTGAATGGTGTATTTTCGGAAGGACCGATAGACACATATGGGACGAGGTATTTGATAGTGGTATTGGATGACTATAATCAGAATCATTTGAATAACGGGTTGGTAAACATAGTGGATACGGATACCACGTTAAGTGTGCCAGATTATTTTTCAGCTGATTTGCCGAATGTGTGTGGACCCGACAGAGCATTAAATGGAGAGAGGGTGCCTTTTTATGTGCAGTCTACGCCGAGGAAGTTGACGCAGGCTCAATTATATTCTATTAATCAGATATTGGATAATAGGAAGACGACATATAAGTATAGAACATCGGGGCCGACGACGACGGATGTGTTTGCGATAATACCGTTAAAGAAGCAGGGTTTATCGACTGGAGATACAGTTATAGATCTTGGTAGTGGTTTAATGTATAATACTAGATCATATTTTGGTCCTGTAAATATATCAAGGATGAGGGTATCTTTGCAGGATGATAAAGGGAATACATTGAATTTAAATGGTGGTGATTGGTCGATAACATTAATGGCGGAGACATTGTATCAGTATTAAAAAAAAGTTGTAAAAAGATGTTAAGAAACTTTATAGAGTCAGTTTTGAATTAAAATATGAATTTCGATTAATCTCACGCATCTGTATCATCTCATGTGTTTAATAGTCTTATAAAGGTAGTGGTCAAGTGGATTGGGAGAGATAGAAATAGGATATAAGTGTGTGTGTTAAATATTATTTTATAAATATATAGTAAATGACTATTACAAAAATTCCAGTAAGGTATTTACCTAGAAAGTTAACAAAAAAGGATAAAAGTAGACAAATAAAAATGTTAATGAAGTCGAAGAGTCTATATAAGAAACATAAATATTATACAAGAAAAGAGGTGGCATCATATAAAAGTAAAACTTCTAATCATATATTAAATGCTTGTAGGATATATAATATTGAAAATATAGAACCAAACAAGGAGTTGGCATTAAAAACGGGATGTAAGTTGTCTGCATTAAATAAAATTGTAAGAAAAGGAGAAGGTGCGTATTATTCATCGGGATCGAGACCGAATCAGACACCTCAGTCGTGGGGATTGGCGAGACTAGCGAGTTCATTAACGGCTGGCAAGGCGGCTGCTATTGACTATGAAATAATAAAAGAAGGATGTAATCATAAAAAGGTTGCATTTATTATGGCAAATAAGGCCAGAAAGAGATATAAGTATGGTCATTCAAGGACTAAAAAGATAGTAGTATAAAATTAATAATTATATTGTGTGTAAATATTAATTTTGAGTTATTGATTTATGAATTTGAATAAACGCAAATCTCACGCATCTCTAGCGTCTCATGTGTTTAATAGTCTTATAAAGATGTAGTTATGGAGGATTGAGAGAGGTTGAAGTGATTGATTGTAGGAAGTTTTGAACATTTTGTGAGTAAAGATTTTTTGGTTGATTATTTTCGACATGGTTGTGATGCAAGTGAACAGAATCTAAAAGATTTTTATCTCTAAAAATGTTTGTATCATCGGTGGGTATATTAATTTTTCTTTTAGTAAATGATTCTTTAGATTGGACGGAGTAGTGTGCGATATAAGCGGGTGATTTATAGAATGGTATAGGGAAGTGATTAAATGGAGTAATAGTGTTCATTTTTTTAGTGTAGCAGTAGAAGTTGGAGGGGTTACGTATAGTGTAAGAGTGTGGTGTATCGGCGAATAGTGCTTCATTTGGGCGAACGAATGATTTAATGTGTTTATCTAGTAGTAAGTCGGATTTTGTATAATGTGAGAGTATATTTGGGGGTTCATTTTCTAGGAAGTTGGATCCAAACATGAGCCAATTAATGCCGACCATATCTGCGTTGTTAAAGAAGTGTAGGAATTCTTTAATATTTTTAATTTGTGGGTTATTGATGATGATAAATTCGTCAGCGTCTAGATAAATGAACCAGTCTACGTTATATTTTTTAGCGACTTGTATAGCGTTATTCATGAGAGGTATTTTAATGGAAGTGTTAATTGTGCAGGTGGATATGTTAACACGTGTATCAAAGTTAGAGAAAACGGAATCAAGGGGTGTAATAGACTTGTGGTCGGTAATAAAAATGTAGTCGAAACCGAGTAGAAGGTGATGAGCGGCCCATTCTTTTATATGTATTTCGTCTCTAGCGTTTGTAAAAAGAGCAATAGTGTTTGATTTTTTAGTATAAGAGACATGTTTATTATTTTTAATAAATAATTTATAGTTACTAAACTTTTTGCTGTGTGTTTTAAAAAAGATAGGCATGATATATTGTGATATATTTACATTATTTTATATTTTGAATTAAAACACGAATTTCGATTAATCTCACGCATCTGTATCATCTCATGTGTTTATTATAGTTGGTTAGTAAATATTGAAAGTAGATGGACAATTTTCTGGATGTATAAATGATTATATTGGTTCATAATTTATATTAAAAATGTTGATGTTGATGTTATTCCAAATGTGTGTTAGAAAAAGAGGAAGTGTCTTCGTCGAGGAGCATAATAGCCATAGCTGCGTAGTTATGTAAGTCGATGAGGGTGTCTCTAATTTTTTCATCATCAACGAGAGAAATACCATTTTTAGAAATAGACAAGGAGCGTTGTATTTTATCTTCGATACGCATGAGAACTCCGATGACACCAAACTTGGCGAAAGCATCACCGTAATCTGTATTCTTTTTTTTAAAAAGCTCAAGAGCTGATTGTTGAACTTGTATCATTTGAGATACACGGTGATTATTGGTTTGATCCATTATTGAGTGAATATATTAGTATATATATGTATATTTAAGTAATAAAGTGTATAAAATAAAAATGTGGAAATATAAAGGAGTATGAATAGTGGTATAGTAAAGGAGTTAGTGTGTGTGTTGATAAAGAATATAGAGTCGTGTAGTATAAAGGAGAAGGAGATAGATTTGATAATAAGTGGTGGTGCATTTAATGTGAGTTATCTGGTGGGATGTTTATATTTTATACGTGAGATGAGAGAGAAAGGGTTAATTAGGATAAATAGAATATCAACATGTAGTGCTAGTTCAATAATAGGGTTATTATTTTTAGTAGATAAGGTGGATATATTTGTAGACAAGTTGTATGAGTTATTGGTGAGTAGTTTTAAGAAGAATAAGAGTGTAATATTTGACGATGAATCGTTGGCGAGTATAGTAAAGATAATAGAGGAAGAGTTGCCCGAAGATGTATTGAGTCGTGTAAATAATAAGTTATATATAACATATTATGATGTGATGGAGTGTAAGCAAGTAATAAAAAGTAAGTATGAGAGTGTGAGTGATATATTTAATATTATAAAGAGATCATGTTTTATTCCGTATATAACGATGAATAAGTTTATGGAAGACAATAAGTATATAGATGGAGGGACTCCGTATATATTTAATAAGGAGTATGGAAAGAACCGTATATATATAAATTTATGTGGTGTGGATAAGATAATAGATTCAATTGTAATAAAGAAGGATAAGATAGTGATGCATCGTATATTAGGTGGTGTATTAGATATTCATAATTTTTTCTTCAAGTGTAAAAAAACGTCAATGTGTAGTTATGTGGAAGATTGGAGTATTATAAGGTTAGTAGAGTTTAAAATGTTTGAGTTAAGGTTATATACAATATGTGTATGTATGTATATAACAGTAAGAGTGAAGGATAGTATACTGGACAAATATTATAAGGATAATAAGTTAATAAATATGGTATATAATAAGTTTAGATTATGTTTGAGTAAAGTAGTAGAGCAGAATTGTGTATAAATAAAATATAATATAATTGTATAACTGCATAGCTCTGTAATATTATAATGAATCCAATATTAAAAATAGTGATATCATTACTTATAGGAATATTTAGCGCAGCACTTACAGTATATACAGGTGTTGGGTCTTCTATTATGATACCTTTAGTAATGTTTTTTGGGTTAATAAAAGATTATAGGACGGCTGTTGGGACGATACTTTTAGCGGTTTTTACACCAGCATTTATATTTCCAGTATATAGTTATTATCAGTCAGATAGGATAGATTTAACGGTAGGAATACCAGTAGCTATTGGGTATATTATAGGTAACTACATAACATCAATGTATTTTATGGATAGTATAAAAAATGAAATAGTATATTTATTATTTGGAATATATTCATTGGTAGTAGGGTATGTATTTATAAAAAAGTCAAAATACATATTTTAAATAATAAAAAATATATAATAAAAAATGATATTATTATATATTATATAGCAAAATGATGAATTTTTCAATGAATGGTAGAAAACGAATACCTATAGGACCGCAAACTCGTATTCAAATATCACAACAACCGTATAGACAAGTAGTGGCAAGATCTATTGCGATACCTATTGAGATACCAGAAGTAGCATCTGTAGTTACACTAGAGGTGGTATATGTTTCAACAAATGATGAGAATGTTATAACTTATAATATAGGATGTGAAGAGGAAAATAATATACTGCCTTTACCAGTTTTAGAGGAACCAGTGATAGAAACGTTATCAAAACCTGTAGAAACACCTGTAGAAACACCTGTAGAAACACCTGTAGAAACACCTGTAGTGGAGGAAGCACCTGTGGAGGAGGCACCTGTGGAAACACCTGTGGAGGAGGCACCTGTGGAAACACCTGTGGAGGAGGCACCTGTAGTGGAGGAAGCACCTGTGGAGGAGGCACCTGTGGAAACACCTGTGGAGGAGGCACCTGTGGAAACACCTGTGGAGGAGGCACCTGTAGAGGAGGCAGCTGTGGAGGAGGAAACTATTGAAGAGGAAACCATTGAAGAGGAAACCGTTGAAGAGGAAACTGTAGATACACCAGTGGAAGATAACAAGAAGAAAAAGAAAAATACTAAGAACGTTAGAAAATAATAAGTTAGTAGTAAAAATTATATATTGTAATGATCACAATATATAATTCATTATAATAAAATATTGTAAATTACTTATTTGAAGGAGGTGTCATAATTGTTTTTGTAAATGTTTTAACTAGTTTTTGTTGAACTGGTTGTTGCAGAGGTTGTTGCACAGGTTGTTGAACGGGTTGTTGCAGAGGTTGTTGAACAGGTTGTTGAATGGATGGTTGAAGTTGTATACTAATGGGAGAAATAGTTTCTACTTGTTTCCCACAAGAGCCTCTTTTATGACATGATAGTGCGTGTTGGTTTTTAGCGACATATCCACATTTTTCACAAAAACACTTAGATGATAGAAATCCATATTTAGAAGACAATAGTTTATCAAGTATTGGGAGTTGAAGGTCTTCAATACTTTTTGTTATTTTTTGAGAAAATTCTTTAATCATTTTTAATTGAATTAATTTTTGCTCTACAAACATTTGATATTCATTATTAATATCATCTAGTGTATCTTTACTAATAGAATAATCATCGGTTGTTGTAATTTCATCTAATTTAGATTTAAAAGAATCAATAATATCAATAGCAATTTTAATAATTTCTTGGTCATAATTTACATTATGGATATATAGTAACACGTTTCTGTTATGTATATTTATTTCAAAATTGTTTTTATTAACAATACCTCCCTCTTGAGAAAGAAATAGTCCTGAACAATTTTGTGTATCTACATCATGAATAAATTTTTTCACTTGATCCGAACCTACTGTCTTAGATTCATAACACTTATTCTCAACTAGAATCCTCTGTCTATCTTTTCGATGAATCATAATATCTCCTGATTCTTTTTGAGAACCTACGTATTCAACCTCTGCAGATGGAAATAACCCCCTTAAAATGTTCAAAACAATATTCTCAGATATTTTCCCTTTTGAACTAGAATTTTCCATCCGTTTGAGAACATCTTTTACTTCAGATTGAAGCGAAATTTGCGATGAAGATATAGAGGAAAATTGTGACAATGTAGCGTCTTTGTTTGAATCAACCATTTTTCTAGTTGAATCAATAACATTAGAAAATTTTGCATCAATCGTTTTAATAAAACCATCCAGTGATGATTGCGACAATGGTTCACCATCTGTTTTTGAAGTTTTACTAATCTCTTCCGTTATAGAAGAACAAAAAGACTTTATGTTTTCATTAATCTGTCTAGCAAGGTTTTCATTATTTTTTGGAACAATTTCTGTCAACAATAATTGCGTCTTATCTAATATGCTACCATTTGATTCTTTAATTAGAGGAGCAATCTTATCAGCAATATTTGAAGACAAAATCATCTTCAAATCATCAATATATTCTTTCTTAAACTCTGTAAGCTTTAAAAATAGTAGCTTACCATATTCACTCTGTTGATTTGTAAGTTGTGATTGAATATTTGCAAGTCCATTCAAAATTTGCGAAGTAATATTACTATTATTTACAGGATTAGTTGACTGCATAATAGAGGCAATAATATCCGTAAACATAATGTTCATATTTTCAAAATCTATTTCAGGATGATCATGATAAAATGCCCAAACCTTCGCACTGTTACACGTAAGCGTTGTATTGACGGATGTAGCCATCTGTGTTATGTATTTATTTATTAAAATCTCTTTAAGTTGTTTTGTTTGACTTAAACATTTGACAAACTTTGGTTTCAAACTTTTAAAATAAGATAGTTTGTTTCAAACTTCTGACAAACTCTGGTGACAAACATGTAAAATACGATAGTTTGTTTCAAACTTCTGGCAAACTTTAACGTCAAACTCTAAAAATCTAAGAAAATTACAAAATTATTTCCTAAATATATAAAAAAAGATAAAAAAAATCACGAAAATCCGACGTTGCGTAGCAATTAACCAT